ATTTGTAAATACTCTTCTGCGTGAAAAATTCAATATTATTGGATCTCAAGAAGGTAAAATTTTACACGCAGAAGAGTATTTACAAATTGGTGAAAGGATTATTAATGAAATCCCAGGATCAGTAGTCATTATCGACTCCTACTCTGCCCTATGCACAGAAGCTGAAATTACTAGCGATATGGATAAGATGCAAAGAGCAGACGGAGCCAAGCTATTGGCTAAGTTTTGCAGAAAAGTGTCTAACGTTATTCCTGTTAATAGGAATGTGGTTATAGGTATTACTCATCAAATGGGTAATCCAGGAATGGGCCATAGTGAGTGGAAAGAAAAGAGTGGTCAGGCTATTGCTTATCAAACAGATATTAAAATCAAAGCTAACTATTTTAGTCCTTGGAATTTAAGTACAGACAGTCCACAGATTGGACAAGAAGTACACTGGCAAGTAATGTGTTCTGCTCTAGGTGCTCCTGGTGGTAAAATTACAAGCTATATTAGATATGGACAAGGTATTGATAAACAGATGGAACTATTGACACTGGCTGTAGATTTGGGTCTTGTATCTAAGGGGGGTGCATGGTATACTATGTCATCTGTGGAGGACAAGCCAAAATTCCAGGGTCTTGAGAAAACAAGACAGTATTTAGTTGATCATCCAGAAGTTTATGACGATTTATGGACAAAAGTTAAGGATATTATGGGTATCAAATGCAAGTAAAAGATCTGGATGGTAATTCTTATAATTGGCAATTAATTGGTAATATATCACATGGGTCTATTCAAAATAAATCTAGCTTACATTTACAGGCCAGAGATTTAATCCATGTTTGTTTTCCTACATTACAAGTATTGGAAGAAGTTCCCGTCAATATAAGAAGATCAGAAACTCTTTATTTAGACTTTTATTTACCGCTTATTAAAAAATGCATAGAGGTTCATGGGGAGCAACATTATAAATTCAGTAGATTTTTTCATAATACTCCACTCGGTTTTATAAAACACAAAAAAAGAGATCAAGAAAAAAAAGAATGGTGCGAAATAAATGGTATCGAGTATATAGAATTACCCTTTGATAAATTAAGCCAATGGGAAATAAGTATTAAAAATGAACACTAAAGAACAAGTAAATGAGTGGGATCGTGTTCTTGATGAGTACGAACAAGGACTCGGATTGGGAGCATACAAATCCGATATTTTCTCTGAAACAGAATTAAATGGGTATTTTCAAATGAGTCGAGATGAACTAGAGAAAACAACACCAGAAGTATGTGGAGAAATAGCTTATAGATTGGGTCAGTTTGCTTTTCATATGCAAAGATCTCTTAATAGAGAGCTATCAAGAGTTAATTGGGCAGAGGAAACGATCAAAGAAACTATTGCCGAAGAAATTAATAACTATAAAGGATATGGTTATATTGAAAAATCTTTACAAGCTATAAAAAATAATGAAAAAGCCACAGCATTAAATAAAATTAAAAAATATGCTAAACAAAGAAGCGATAGACTTCAATATTTGGCTAATAGTATAAAACATTTATCGGATATTATGTTATCTATTCAGAAAACAAAGGTGAAACATGGATCTCAATGAGCTATCAAATAATCCAGAACAGATCAAACAATTAATAAGCTTGCTACAAACACTTTTACCAAAAAATAATTCTGAAGAAACAGAAGAACCTGAAGAATTTGTAAGTCCCATAAGAACAAAAAGCTCCAGACAATTTCATAAGCAAAATTCAGAAAAAAATAAGTTTTTAAACATGCCAGAAAAAGATATGTTTAAAGAAGATTCTAGAATAGATAAAATGCTTAATAAGCATCCTCCTGTTAGTAGAACCCGTCAGTTCTCTACTATTGAGGTTGTTTGTCGTGTGTGTGGAAGAAAAGAGACTATAAGTCCCGGCCTTGCGGGAGAGTCCCCAAAAAGATATAAGTGTAATAACTGTTCTACATCCCCAGGGTGAAAAATGATTTTATGTGATCCTTCGGCAGAAAGAGCCGTTCTTAGTGGTATTATACAATACGGGGACCAAGCTTTTCTGGATATTAGTGATCTTATCCAAGACTCTGTTTTTACTATAGACAGTAATCAAATCATATATAAGTGTTTAAAACATATATGTGAAAAGAATCAACCCAAAAATGCTATAGATATAGCCTCAATATATTCTGCTGCACAGGAACTTAGTTTGGATCAAGTTCTAAACAAAAAGGAAGAGGCACAACATCTAAAGGCGGTAAAAGATTTTCCTGTAAATATTGAAAATATAAGAAAATTTGCAGTTAAAATCAAAAAACTAGAAATAGCAAGATCCTTATACAAAGAACTAGAAAAAACTCAGGAAAAACTGTTAGATGTTAATGGATCAGAATCTATATCTTCTATTCTGGGAGTTGCAGAAGATGCCGTATTCGGTTTTGCATCATCATTAAACAACGATAATGATAATGCTCCATCTGCTATAGGAAATAATATAGAAGAATATGTAGATTTTTTATCCAAAAATAAAATTGATCAGGTTGGGATATCTACGGGTTTTCCTGTATATGATCAAGCAATCGGAGGAGGTCTGAGAAAAGGAACAGTTAATGTAATAGGAGCAAGACCCAAAGTAGGTAAAACATTATTATCGGATAATATGGGTTTTTATATAGCGAATAAACTAAAAATTCCAGTATTGAATATGGATACCGAAATGACAAAAGAAGATCATATTCATAGACTTTTAGCTATGAGCACAGAAATAGAACTATCGTCTATAGAAACTGGCAAATTTACAGAGTCTCCTATACATACAAAAAAAATAGAAGAAATGGCTCAAGAACTAAAAAACACTCCTCTATACCATAAAGTAATAGCTGGCAAACCATTTGATGAACAGTTATCCATTATGCGTAGATGGCTTGTAAAAGAAGTAGGACTAAACGATGATGGGACAGCAAAAGACTGTGTTATATTTTATGACTATTTAAAGCTAATGGATTCCGCAGGTATGTCTCAGGACATGAAAGAATATCAAGTATTAGGCTTTATGATGACAGCCTTGCATAATTTTGCTGTTAAGTATAAAGTTCCTATTATGGCGTTTATTCAGCTCAATAGAGACGGCATAACAAAAGAAAGCACAGATTCAGCTAGTGGTTCAGATAGAATCATATGGCTATGTAGTAATTTTTCTATATTCAAAAGAAAATCTGATGAAGAAATAGCTGAGGATGGAGGAAAATCTGGCAATAGAAAACTTATTCCTCTGATTAGTAGACACGGAGGAGGATTAGACGATAATGATTATATTAACTGTTCTATGAAAGGTTGGTGTGCAAAAATTACTGAGGGTAGAACAAAGTTGGAAACCATGAATAATTTTGATAATAATAAGAATGGATTTATAATAAATGAAAACAGCTCTACAGATGAAAAAGAAATCCCCTTCGTATGATCAGCTACAGCTTAAGATCATATCAGATAAGCTGTGTGATAATATACAAGAAGTATTAGAGACTTTGGGTATCTCTGAATATAGAAATTTTGATAAAATGGTAACTATGAGCTGTCCTATACACGGAGGAGACAATGAATCCGCACTCAACCTATATCATCAAGGAGATTCGTATAGAGGTAACTGGAAATGCAGAACACATCAGTGCGAAGAAACTTTTAAGTCTTCTATTATAGGTTTTATAAGAGGCTGCTTATCACATAATCAACATAATTGGTCTAAAGCAGGAGATCCTACTTGCTCATTTTCTCAAGCCTTAGAATTTATTAAAGAATTTCTAAATCAAGAACCATCTAGTATAAAAATATCTCAAAAAACTAGAGAAAAAATATCTTTTGTTAATACTGTTAAATATATTAACACAAACAACCAAGACAATATAGCTATAATTGATAAGAATATTATTAAAAACAATCTTAATATACCATCTAAATATTTTTTAGATAGAGGTTATAGTAAAGAGATTTTATTAAAATATGATGTTGGAGAATGTAGTAAGTCTGGTAAAGAAATGAGCGACAGGGCGGTGGTGCCTGTTTATGATAACGAGTATAAATACATGGTAGGATGTACCGGTCGTAGCATATATGAAAAGTGTAATCAGTGTGGATACTATCATGATGACCAAGCCGGTTGTCCAGACAAAGATAAGGCTTGGTTATTTTCTAAATGGAGACACAGCACAGGATTTAAAACCCAAGAATATTTATACAATTTTTGGTATGCTAAAAAACATATAGAAAAAACCAAAACCGTTGTTCTAGTAGAAAGTCCGGGTAATGTATGGAGACTAGAAGAAGCCGGAATACATAATTCATTAGCTATGTTTGGGTCTTCATTGGGAGATAGACAAAAAATGCTGTTAGACATATCAGGAGCTATGACTATAATTACAATTATGGATAATGACGACGCTGGCCGCAAAGCTTCCAAACAGATTATAAAAAAATGTGAAAAAACCTACAACATCAAAGAAATTCAAATAGAATATCCGGATATAGGTTCTATGACAGTAGACCAAATTCAACAAGATATTGTGAAACTTATAGAAAAGGCCCACAAATGATTATAGGTATCTCGGGGAAAAAACAATCAGGTAAAACCACATCTGGTAATTTTATTTTATCTCTTGTTATGGCTAATACAGATATATCGCAATCTATTGATATAGATGATCAAGGAAGAATAGTAGTATCTGATCTTTTGGGGGATAAAAATTATGAAGGTATCTTTGACACCCAAAGCCTGCATAAGAATGATTATATCATACAGAAAGTACTAGATAAACTGAATCCTTTAATTAAACTATATAGTTTTGCAGATATTCTAAAGAAAGAGATTTGTATAAAATTACTAGGTTTAACTTATGAGCAATGTTATGGTTCTGATGAAGACAAAAATACTATGACAGATGTTTTGGATCCGTTTGTATTAAAACCAATGAATGCTCGTGATGTAATGCAATATGTAGGTACGGATCTTTTTAGAAAAATGAAACCCAATGTTTGGGTAGATGCTACTCTAAATCAGATTCAAGAAGATAAACCCAAAATAGCTATCATCACAGACTGTAGATTTCCTAATGAAGTAGACTCTATAAAAAACAAAGGGGGTAAAATTATTAGACTTACAAGAGATCTATATAATTCTAACCATATAAGTGAAAAAATATTAGACCAAGATAATTATGATTGGTCAAATTTTGATTATATAATACATAATGAAGAAATGAGTATATATGATCAGTGCATAGATATACAAAATATTTTAAAAGAGGTGATCATATTATAATTACATATTTTAGAAGTTCTAGCTATAATACCCATAGCATGTGTGAGCAACAATTTTTTGCAGAATATGTTCTTGGATGGCGAGGTCCAAGCGGACAAAAAGCTGACAAAGGAACTATTTGCCATAAAGTTTTAGAAATTTTAGCAGTACTGAAACAAGGCTTACAGGATAATCAACAATTTATAGAAGACGATATCTTAGGAAAATTAAATACTCATACATATAGTCTAGATAGTATTATTGAAAAAGTATATAAGCACTATTCAACAGCCAATAGTCATCATAAATGGTCTACTAAAGACTACAAAGATTGTCATACCTGGGTTTATAAAGCATTAACATTCAATAATGGTATGTTTGATCCCAGAAATTGTGAGATATTGCAACCAGAGCAACATTTTGATATTACTATAAAAAAACCTTGGGCAGCATATTCTTATGATATGGAAGATAACACTAAGCTAGAGGGTTATTTAGCCATCAAAGGAACTATAGACCTAATTACTAAAATAGACGATAATACATTAGAGATAGTAGATTATAAAACAGGAAAGCGTTTAGACTGGGCGACTGGAGAAGAAAAGACCCAAGAAAAACTTGAAAAAGATCCCCAACTTCGTATTTATCATTATGCTGTAAGTAATCTATACCCAGAAATAGATCATGTTATTTTTACTATATATTTTATTAATGACGGTGGACCTTTTAGTATTTGTTTTGATAAGTCTGATCTTCCCAAAACAGAAGATATGTTAAGACAAAAATTTGAAATAGTGAAAAATACCAGAAAACCAAGATTGACAAAAAGCTGGATGTGTAGTAAACTATGTCACTTCGGCAAAACAACGTTCGACAATACTAGTATACAACCTAAAATTGAATATCGTGAAAATCAAAACTGTTCTTTGGGATCCACAATGACAAAATGTGAACAAATAAAACACGACATTGAACTTAATGGTATAGATGAAGTAACAAGAACATACAAACATCATTCCCATGTTATTGGTAAATATAAGGCCCCAGGAAGCGTAGAATGAAGAATTATTCTGTATTACATTGTCATTCTCATTTCTCTCTATTGGATGGGTTGTCTAAGCCTTCTCAAATAGCTGCTAGGTGTCAAGAGATAGGCGTAAGAAGCTGCGCTATTACTGACCACGGAACCATATCGGGATCTGTTCAATTTTATCAGGAAATGGTCAAGAATAATATTAAACCGATAATAGGTTGTGAGCTATATATATGCAATCAGGATAGTCATATCAAAACAAAAGAAAATAGCAACCTTAGTCATTTTATAGTATTAGCCAAAAATCTTGATGGTTGGAAAAATCTAATCAATATAGTTTCAGAATCTAATAATTCAGAAAATTTTTACCATAAGCCAAGACTAGACTTTAAGAAATTAAAAAATCTGATAAGCAATAATAAAAACATAATTGGTTTTTGTGGACACTTAGGGTCTTGTTTATCTGATCTTATAGAAGAGAATCCAAATGACTATTTAAATAAGTCTATAGACTTTATCGCAGAAATGAAAGAAATTTTTGGCGATGACAATTTTTTCTTAGAAGCACAACTTATGGATATGGAATATAATCATAAGCAAATTGAAATAACAGACATCATAAGAAATCTTGGTAAAAAAACAAATACCAAAATTATATGCACCCCAGACGCCCATTATGCAAAACAGGAGGATGCTGTTGATCAAAGAATCTTATTGTGTAACAACCTTAAAACTACACTCGTAAATATCAACAAAAAAATACTTAATAATGAAAGTATTGCTATGGAGTGTTTTTTTAAATCAGACAATTACTATATAATTAGCCCGGATAGAATGGCCGAATTACATACTCAAGAGGAAATAGAAAATACTCTACTTATAGATAGTATGTGTGAGGAATATAGTATTCTTAATAAACCAACACTACCAGTATTCGATTGTCCAAATAATCTGTCTCCTGATGAGTATCTTAGAGAACTATGTCGCGTAGGATGGAAACAAAAAATTATAAACAATATAAGTATTGAAGATCAGCCAGTATATGTAGATAGGGTAAAATACGAACTAGAGGTTCTACAAGGAGCTGGATTATCCAGTTATTTTCTAATTGTACAAGATATTGTCAACAAAGTCAGGGAGGAGGGTTGGCTACCCGGTCCAGGCAGAGGCTCTGCTGCTGGTTCTCTGGTCTCTTTTTTAATTGGTATAACATCCATAGACCCTATCAAGTACAATTTAATTTTCGAAAGATTCTACAATTCTGGTAGAAATACAAAAGACCGAATTTCCATGCCAGATATTGATGTGGACGTACCTATTAATAAAAGAGAACAAATTATAGAGTATATAAAAAATAAATACGGCTTAAATAATGTTTCTCAAATGATAACATATAATACTATGAAGGGTAGGGGAGCTTTAAAAGAAGTTTTAAGGGTATATGATAATATAAGTTTTGAAGAAATGAATAGAATTACCAAAAATATTCCTGATGAAGCTAAAATAGCCGATGAACTACAGGAAATGAAAGAAGATACCGGAGAAGCCAGTATTATACGATGGGCGTTAGAAAATAGTGTTGACAAACTCAAAGAGTGGTGCTATCTTAATGAAGATGGCTCTTTGTCTGGGCCTCTCGCTAAAAGATTCGAGCAGGCTATACGTTTAGAAGGAACCAAATCTAATCAGTCTAAACATGCTGCTGGTGTGGTTATAAGCTTAGAAGACTTATCAAAAGTTTGTCCTATGGTATATGATGCTAGAAATCACCAAAAAATAGCAGGACTCGAAATGCAAGACTTAGAAGCTTTAGGGGTAATTAAATTTGATATCCTAGGAGTAGCAATGCTCGACAAGGTAATGAGTATATCAGAAACATTAAGAACGGAGAATTACAATGAATAAAAACTTTAGTGAGGTTGCAGTAGGTGCTAATTTTTTTGCAGATGGTATAGAGTATACTAAGACAGACACAGTTAGAATTAGTTGCTGTCAGTCTATCAATGCTCATATAAAGGGAGATCCTAATAATAGAAAATTTTTCCAAGACTCAACAACGGTGACAGTTAATGCCTAATTTCCAAAAAATTTGTGTGTTCGATCTAGAAACTGATGGTGCTAATCCAGATATTTGTAGTCCTGTTCAGATAGCCTCTTTGATTGTAGATCCTATTAAATTAGAAATTATCAAAGATTCCGAATTCAATATTAATCTTAAACCAGAAGCCCTTGAGAAAGACGAGAATTATGACTATCACGATAGTGATGTGCTAGATTTTCATGCAAAAGTTAGAAATTGTTCTAAGGCTTCTATATTGGATTCTTGGAAAAAATATCAAAAACAAGAACAGGGATGGAATATGTTCGTTAAATATTTGGAAATGTATCATACCAGAACATCTAAAAAGTCGTGTTTTTCTGCTCCTATTGCTGCTGGCTATAATATTAACAGATTTGATTTACCTATTGTTCAGAAATTGAGCACCAGATATAATCACACGAATAAAGAAGGAAAGTCTAGTCTCTTTTATCCAAGAGATGTTCTAGATGTGATGAATATGGTATTTTGTTGGTTTGAATCTAATAATGATATTAAAAACTATCAATTAGATCATATAAGGGAATATTTAGGTCTGAGCAAAGAAGGTTCTCATGATGCTCTTAAAGATGTTAAAGATACAGCAGAAATTCTAATAAGATTCCTGAAACTACATCGCAATGTATCTAAGAAAGTTAAATTTAAAGGGTCTTTTTTAAATGCCTGATTACTTGACATTTAACTGTGGTTGTAAATTTCCTGTCTTGAAAGAAAATAATAGTACTAGAATAAATTTTTCTCCTAAAATAGAAGAGATTAACCTATTCTGTTCTAAGACCTGGGATCTTATTTCCTCTGGCAATACTAAGGGCTGTTTCCAACTAGAATCTAGACTTGGACAGACTATGGCCAAAAAACTGAAACCAGAAAATATTGAGCAATTATCGGCTCTGATTAGTATTATGAGACCAGGATCTTTAGAGGCTATTAGAGAAGGAAAATCTGTATCCAATCATTTTATAGACAAAAAGAATGGATTAGAGAGCGTAGATTATTTTCATCCTATTTTGGAGGAATCTTTAAAATCTACATATGGAGAAATGATATATCAGGAACAATCTATGCAAATTGCTCAAACAGTTGCTGGCTTCAATCTACAAGAAGCAGATATGTTGAGAAAGGCAATAGGTAAGAAAAAGCCAGAAGAAATGGCCAAAGTTAAAAAAAGATTTTTGGAAGGAACCAAAGAAAAACAAATAGTAACACTAGAACAAGCAGAAGAGATTTTCAGCTGGATAGAAAAAAGTCAAAGATATAGTTTTAATAAATCCCATGCTGTAAGTTATGCTATCAATGCATATCTATCGGCTTATGCCAAATCTCATTTCCCCAGAGTGTTTTTTGCATCATATCTTAAATTTGCAAAAGATAAGATAGACCCACAGCAAGAAATAAAAGAACTAGTTAGAAATGCAAATGAAATGAATATCTTGGTTAAGAATCCAGATTTCAGAAATCTAAATCAATTTTTTATATTGAAAAACAAAGACATTTATTTTGGTTTGACAGATATTAAAGGGGTGGGTCAATCTGTATACCAGAAAATATTAAATCTATCAGCAGATAAAAAAATCGAAGAACTATCCTGGTATGAGATTGTATATAATATACTATTAAATATTAATTCTGTGGCGGCTAAAGCCATGATATCTACTGGTTGTTTTGATTATTTCAAGAAGAATAGAATAGAATTATTATTTGAATATGAGATATGTGCTATCTTAACAAAAAAAGAGCTAGAGTATTTTATTAGCTCACTATCCCTTAATAAGGACTCTAAGTCTTTAATACTTATATTAGAATATATGTTGAGTAATTTTAAAATCTTAAAAAAAAGACAAGAAGTCATTCAAAATAGTATTAATGCTCTTAAAAATCCTCCATTTTCTTTAACAGATAAAATAGAATGGCTATCTGATAGTGAAAGTAGTCTTCTGGGAGTTTCTATTTCTTGTTCTAAACTTGATTCATACGATATTAGTATGTCGAACACAGACTGTAAAACATTTAAAACATCCTCAATATCTTCCAAAATTATAATTGCCGGAGAAATAACTGGTATTAATATTATTAAAACCAAGACCGGTAAAAATCCTGGTCAAGAAATGGCTTTTGTTAGTATAGAAGATCAAACAGGCATACTAGATTCAGTAATATTTTTCCCAGAGCAATGGACTAAATATAAAACCCATATATTTGAAGGAAATATTCTCATTTTTACAGGAAATAGAGCGAAGAGTAAAGACGGATTGATTGTTGATAAATGCTTTGAGCCCATATCCTAAAAATAAAAAGGGCCTCCGTCTTGACATTACTGCTCGTTTAAATATCATAGAGTGTTGCGTTGGATTTGTTTATTTTAACTAAGGAGAATTGATATGAATATTGCTATTTTAAGAGGTAATTTGGCCAGAGATGCAGAACTAAGAGTTGTTAATACAGGAGGTAAGCAGACTTCTGTGGTTAATTTTACTATTGCTGTTTCTCGTGAGTATACCAAGTCTAATGGAGAGAAGGATAAGATTACCTCTTTCATTAATTGCGAAGCTTGGGACAGTGGTGCTGAAATTATTGGTTCTTCTTTCAAGAAGGGCGATTTGGTTCTAGTAGAGGGATCTCTCAGAAATGATACCTGGGAAAAGGATGGCGTTAAGCATAGTAGCTTAAAAGTTCGAGTTAATAATTTCTCGAAAATCACCAAGCTTTCTAGGAATAAGCAAACAAATGAAGAAGCAGAGAGCGTGGCTTTCTAATAATTTTGTTCTCAAATAAATTTATCAAAATAAAGACGGGGGCGAAAGCCCCCTCTTTTATATCTTATGCAAAAAGAAAAATTAAAAGTATTGATGTGTTCTGAGGCCAGCTTTATAAAATCTGGATTCGGAGTATATGCAAAAGAGATACTTTCTAGGCTACATAAGACAGGTAAATATACTATTGCTGAATTTGCTTCATATGGTTTTGTTAATGATCCAAGAGATAAAGAAATAGATTGGATTTATTATGCTAATGCTGTAAAAACAGAGGATCCTAGATATGCTGAGTATATGTCTAGAGGAGATAATCAGTTCGGTCGCTGGAGATTCGAAAAAGTTGTTCTAGATTTCAAACCAGATGTTGTGATAGATGTTAGAGACTACTGGATGACAGCTTATCAAAAAATATCTCCTGTTAGGAAGTATTTTCATTGGGTTTTAATGCCAACGGTAGATTCTAAACCACAACAAGAGGAATGGATAGAAACATTCTTGGATGCTGATGCAATATTCACTTATTCTGATTGGGGTGCGGAAGTACTGAAATATCAAACCTCAAGCAGAATCAATTATATAGATACGGCCTCTCCCGGCGTTGATCTCGATACGTTTAATATACAAGACAAGAATCAGATTAGACAAAAATTTAATCTCCCAACAGATGCTTTTGTGATAGGTTCTGTTATGAGAAATCAAAAAAGAAAACTAATTCCAGAACTATTTAGTAGTTTCAGAAAACTGCTGGATATTTTAGAAACTAAAGACTATGCTTCTGGAGCACGAACATTTTTATACCTACACACAAGCTATCCAGATGCTGGCTGGGATATACCAGAGCTGCTTAAAGAATATAGACTATCGAATAAAGTTTTATTCTCTTATATTTGTCGTAATTGTCAAAATTTGGAATGCAGCGTATTCCAGTCTCCTAATAAAATTTGTAAACAATGTTTTCAGAAAACAAGCTTTCTGCCCTCTGTTACCCACGGAGTAAGCACTGTACAACTATCTCAGATTTATAATAATTTTGATTTATATGTTCAATATGCTATTTGTGAAGGGTTTGGTATGCCACAAGTTGAGGCAGGAGCCTGTGGGATACCCGTAATCACTATCGATTATAGCGCCATGTGCGATATTATAGATAAGTTAGGGGCTATGAAAGTAAGAACTCAAACACTATTCACAGAGTTAGAGACTAAAGCCTTAAGAGCATATCCTAATAATGATGATATGATCAAGCACGTTTTAGATTTTATGAACTTGCCTATTTCTATACAGAATAAAAAGAAAATAGAAACAAGAATTGCTACCGAAAAAAATTATAATTGGGATATAATAGCTCAAAAATGGGAAAAATATTTAGATAATTTAGATCTATCACAACAAAAATATAAGTGGAATAGTAGAAGCGAAATATTAGAATCTATTATAGATAAAAAGCCAATAGATCAGTCTAATTATTTTAATAGTTTATTTGAGATAGTGAGTAATAAACTTCACGATTCTGATAATATTGGGTCTTTAAAATATCTAGAATTACTCAAAAATGCAGACTACGGATTTGTTCAGAATGTTACTAGTATACAACCATATAAATTTACAGATATATATGAACATATTAATATATTGATAGACAATAATAATAGGGCAACATCTGTTAGAGAAGAAAATATTTCTTTTGATACAGAAGACTTTATACGGTATGCAAAAATTAAACAATTACAATGAATACATTATTTATAGGACCAACCACTCAACCAGATAATATTGGTCTAACATCTAGATCATATCTAGAATATATAGAGTTGTCAGAAAAATTTAAAAATCAAATAGTTTCTAGGCCCATTATATTAGAGAGGGGACTCGTGGACCCTCTGTTACCTCCGTCTAAATCTCACAACAGAAACTTAGATCAAACAGAGATTTTTATACAAAATTTACCACTTAATATGCTGGTATATAACCCTAAATTTTCTAAAAATATAATAATACCAATTTTAGATCATAAAAAAAATATTAATTCAATACATAAGAGTATTTTACAAAAAGCCGATAAGATACTATGTAATAATCCTATTGATTCTGATAAGATATTATCCTGCGGCGTAGATCCCAAAAAAGTATCACTATTTCGAATTCCTTTTTCTGTAAATCCAGATACAAAAAATAAAAAACTAAATATTGGCATATATAACAATATGTATAAGTTTTATTTTATCGGAGAATATAAAAAAAATATTGATATAGTACATAAAATTATTATTTCTTTTTTAAGTACATTTAGAACGAATAATAATATATGTTTGATTCTATGGGTTGCTTTGACAGAACCAGAAAAAAATCGTCTGTTTGAGTATTATGAAAATACTAAGAAAAAAATGAAAATTAATAGTGGTATAGACCAGATATTATTTATTCAGAGACCTATAGATTATACGGAGATCGAGATTCTACACAATACAGGTAACACATATTTGGCTCTAAATGATGATTTTTATCCATTTATAGATGAGCAGTATGCTAGCATATATGAATCTAATATAATTAGTCGGTCGCAACTTAATAGTACAACAACCCCATATTACGGGGATTCAGATTACTATCCGTCCGATACTTATGAAGATATCTGTGTGGACAGCTTGTCTAGAAAAATGGTGGATAGGGTTAGTAATCAAAATATGATATATAATAAACAAAAAACTAGAGTGGACTTGCTTTCTATATTATGAGTATTCATTTTCCAATTTATAATTTAATTAAAAATAGTCAACACTTATCTGATACTAAAAGTATAGACATTCTATATTCAAAGCATAATAGTATTTTTGATATGTGTTTAGAAGATATTTCTAGACTTAGTATTAAAAATATAGATACTGACCAGGATATTAATTATTTTTTAGATTATCATATATACGCTACTAACACACTATTAGAACATATCGACAAAATAAAAACTATTAAAGAATACCATTTAATAGATTGTATCTTTGCCCACGAGCCTCTATCATTATCTATAAAAAAAGAAGATAAATATCTTATATTAGAACAACTAAAGAGAACGCCTATTGTATCAACTAACAATAGAACAAAAAGTTATTTTGAGAATAGTTCTCATTCAATACTATATAACATCCCGTATGGTATTCCTGAACACGAATTAAATCTAGGAGATAGGAAACCTATAGTATTTGTTAATCTTAATAATGACGACCAAACAAACAGGCTTTTTTCATATATAAAAACACATATTCCAGAAGCAGAAATTATTTCATCTATAAATCAATACTCTACTATAAGTAGTATACTAAGCAAATTAAATGAATATAAAGTTATAATAGATACTAAATTAGATATTAATATTTTGTGTGGACTTCTAAGTGGTTGCATAGCTATTACCGCTAATGGAATATCTTACGGAGATAGTATAGAGATCAATAAGCCGGAAGAAATTATATCTATAGCAAAGACATCTATTCAGGATTATAATATCAATAATAGATTAGCTATTATAGAAACACTTAAAAAAGAACATAATTATAGATTATTTACTAATAATTTAATAGAATTAATAGAACAGAAAATATGGAGACCTTACATATGAGTAGAATTATTAATATTTATATAGATATAGAACCAGATCAAAATCAAGAATTGAATAATATACATATTGATAATATTTCAGTAGTACCTAACTATTCTATAAATAAAATTTTGCTTCAAGACGCACAAAAGATAGAAGAGAATAAAGTTAATAAGCTTTTGACAGAAATAATGACAAAGCTTACCATGGGTGGGGAAATAATTATATCATTTATAGATTTCAACAGCCTCTGCTATGACTATCTCAATAAGATATTAACAGACAAAGAAACAATGAAATATATTCATACTATAAAAAATATTTTATCTTTTAAAACAATAGAAAGTATACTAGACAATAGACTATTTAGAATTGCAAAAATAGATAAAAACAAATATAATTCTATCATAACCATAGAAAGAATACAGCTATGAGTATCAGTACAAACTGTCAAGACTGCATTTTTGCTCAACCAGTAGAGAGCGGCAATAAGCCCTGCTCGCTAGGTATTCCGGATCTTGTACAAGACTCTAAGCCGATATCTATTAGAAATCATTATTATTATATAGACGATTATGTTTGTAGATTCGCTTTTAGTAAAAAAATATACGAGGAACATAAAGAAGAATTAAATACTGTAGATATGGTACAACTGCTTAGTGATAGAAGTGGGATAAAATACTATTTGATTCTAAAAATAAAGAATGAAGATAATATAGAAGAACTTTGCGACACTATTAATAAATTAACTGTAAAACCAGTATATATATCTTTTGCTTTATGCGAGTACAGCCACACAAAAGCTCTTATAAAAACACTAGAAAATAAACTAGACAAAAATATCAAGTGGAAAATTCATAATTTCATCGAAGTAAACCATGAAAGCTTATTAATATCTAATATACTAGACACCAACAAAAAAGCTAATAATAGTCATTATTTTATTTTTTTTAATAGTGAAGAAGCTGATAATTTAGAGCAATATATAATGAGAATAAATACTATAGTCAATATAGAACAAAAATCTTTTAGTATATTAGCCAAAAAACAAGGCGAGATAAATGGAGTTTTTGTGCCATTTGAAAATTATGTATTCCTAAGACCGTATTTGGAATCTGAATATTTTTCAGAAATATTTAACAACACAAACTGTAAAGTAGAATATTATGTTTGATGCTTTTATTTTGGTTCCAGAAATCACTAGAGGAATGAAATCCATAGGATCTAAAGCCTTACTAAAAATTAAACAGTCTTCAGCCGTTTTAGATTATCAGATAATGCAACTTAATACTATCAAAGGGCTTGACACTATTCATATCGGCACAGGATTTGAATCAGAAAAAATTAAAAAAAACACAAACAAGTATAGTAATATTAATATTATATTCAACGAAGAATACAAAACTACCAACCAGACAGCCTCCCTGCTCCTATATCTGCAACAAAACAAACCTAAAAATATACTGATTATAAGTAGTGGTGTTTTATTTAAGAATCTCTTTCATCGTTGCGAACAAAACAATCATTCTAAAATATATATGATTGACAAGCCTAAAAATAATTTCAACATAGGTTGTCATGATACTGAAAGCATACAATATTTATTTTATGATTTTCCTATAGTCTGGAGCGAGTGTGTTTATTTCAATGAAGAAACAATGAGTAGATTACAGCATCTGTCCGATAAAAAAAATCTAAATCAAAATTATCTTTTTGAAACAATAAATATTTTATTGAATGAGAATTTAAGTTTTGATAAAGTTTTTGTAGATAAAAAAAATATACTAAAAATATCTAGTTTAAAAGATATACCAAAAGCAAAATTATTCGTATGAAACTTTTTATTCAATACTACAGGTCTAAATTTATAGATAATTTGATCTCTTTACGAGACCTAAATAATATAGATATAGTATCACAATCTGTAAATAAAGATATTTACAAAATACACACACAAAATAACTGTACGCACTATCTATTTGATGATATCTTAATAGATAATGAAATTCTAGATTTTATAACAAATTATCATGGAACTAATAAAATTAGTATCTATCATACCAATAAATTTAATATAGATCTTTATAAAAGAATAGAAAACTTACAAATAACTCATCTGTGTCATGATAAAGATATTAATTATCCTAGTATATATATACCTACTTTATATAACCCTGGTTTATGTAACAATACCGGAGACCCTGGTAAAAAATATCATATCATAAGCTTTCTAGAGAATATACCAGAGATACCATTAGAGCTAAAACAACATTTATACCCTAATAAGAAAATAGATATTAAATTATTTAATCATGTTTTATTCAAACATCCTCAAAATATGGGAACTATTACAGAACTTAATAAAATTGAACTATTGAATAATACTAAATATTATTTGGTAATTAATGATAAAGACTATGCGCTAGAAGCCAAACTATGCGGCGCTATTCCTATAAGCTTAGACGAGATTGAATCTTTATCGGGTGAATCGATGCAGAATATCTCGGAACTTAATACATCAACATATCTCAATTTTTTATATGATAATATACTATGAAATCTAAAAATTTAGGCTTGATACTAATTAAGTTACAGAATGCAGATATATATAATTCTATTGTAGACACCACACAAAAATTAATTGATAATAATCCATATAGTAATATATGCATATTCAATAGTTTCTGTGATAAAATAGACATTAAAAATATACCTATTTTACATTTGAGTCATGCGAGATTTTTCCAAGGAGATCTTATAATATTTGATATAGCGTCTTTGTTATTAACTAAAAATTTTACCAATATTAAAAATAGATATTTTTATGCCTACAATGTTCCATGGATAGATGATCCTGCTGTTTTATTTCATCAGTGGAAATCTTTATTTGATCATAATAATATTAGTATTATCACTAAAAACCAAGAATTATTTGATATATATGAACTATGCTGGAAAAAACCTATAGGAATTACGGAGACATTTAATTATGAAGAACTTGAACAAATCATATAGTAAGCTATCTAGTCAAGAAAAAAGTAAACTGATTAATGATTTATATACTACTAAAAATCATAGCTTTGCTGACATTGCTTCTTTATATGATACTTATGCTAATCGTATAAGAAGAGATGCTATAAAATTTAATATACCCATACGGAATAAATCAGAAGCACAAAAAAATGCTTTGGGCTCAGGCAAACATAAACATCCAACAAAAGGTAAAAAAAGAGATCAACAGACCAAAGACAAAATAGGAATGGGCGTACTAAAAGCTTGGGACAAACTAGATAATGTAGAACTACAAAAACGAAAAGAAAAGATTAGAGATAATTGGGAACAAATGAGCGAAGATAAAAAAGCTTCTATAATAAAATTAGCAAACAACAGCGTTAGACATACTAGTAAAGTAGGGTCAAAATTAGAAAAATTCCTATTATCAGAATTGCTTGCTCATGGCTTTGATGTAGAATTTCACAAAGAACAAAGTCTTATAAATACCAAGTTGCAGATAGACCTGTTTCTGCCTAAGATTAATACAGCAATAGAAGTAGATGGTCCGTCTCACTTTCTTCCCATCTGGGGAGAGGACGCTCTTAAAAAAACACAAACTTATGACTCCAAGAAACAAGGACTGATTTTGGGAAAAGGTTTGGTTCTTATAAGAATAAAACAAACCAAAGACTTTTCTAAGAGTAGGTCTAGATTAATATTCGATAATTTAATGAAACATATTAATATTATATCATTAAAATTTCCTCCTGTAGATCAAAGAAATTTAGAAATTAAGGACTAATTATGACACCAAAGAAAAAAGATATGGTTGAGCCTGTGAACACAATAATTAACGAAGTTCCTCCTGTTGTATCTCCCAATGATCCGGAATGGACTGAGCATGTGCTAGGTATGCTTAATGAGGACGAGAAAATTGCAGGGAATCCTACTACAGATGGATTACGCAGAATTTTTGAAAAATGTTTAAATTGCGATCTTATAGAATCAACTACCGAAGTAGTCCAGTCTCCTTCCCCGGAAAACGAAAAAAGGGCCACGGTAGTCCACAGGCTGGCCTTTTATTTAAAAGATGGCTCTGTTCCCGAAGAATCTAAATACAGGTCTGTAAGTGGTGCTGCTGACGTTTACTGGGGAAATTGTGATAAGATCTATCGTAATCATCCAGTTGCCGTGGCCGAAACCAGAGCAGAGGGCAGAGCTTTGCGTAGAGGTCTAAAACTAAGAAAAGTAGTAGCGGCAGAAGAGGTTGCCAAAGATATTGAGGACCATCCAGATGAAAGTACAGTCTCTAAGATTACAAATAATCAAATTAATTTTATTGACGTAATGGCAAAAAGACTTAATATAAATGTTAGCAAGTTATTAGAAACTAACAACTTGGAACATAAAAATATATATTTGCTGGGACATGAGGATGCTGTTTCTATCGTGAGACTACTATCCAAATTCCAACAAAATATTAGTGATATACCACCAGAAACCCTAGGCTATAATACTGAATGGAAGTGATACAATGAAAGTAAATTATAAGGCAAATGATAAGCTAGAATTTGAGCTAGAAGGATCAGGACAAAAAGAAATTTTTAAAGAACTAGCTCTGATACAAGAAATATTTAGTGAAACTAAGTGTGGATTGTGTGGTAGTACTAATATACGTTTTATAGTAAGAAACGTAGATGGTAACGACTACTACGAACTTAAGTGCAACGATTGCGGTGCTGTTCTGGCATTTGGTCAACACAAAAAGGGTGGAACCTTATTCCCAAAAAGAAAAGATGATGACGGTAATTATTTGCCAAATAAAGGATGGTATAAATATCAGTCAAATAAAAAAGACTAATTACCATTTTTCTATCGGACAAGTACTATCTTTTTGAGTTAATTTGCCAGCAAACATTGCAGTGTTCATAAGTACGCATCCACATTTTGAACAGGTATTGTTACTGTAAAAATCACAACTTTTACAGATACTCAATCTGCGAGATACTTCTGTATCTTCGCATAAAACAACATTATCAACTGTGGATGATGCTAGGTCTTTTATCTCTTCAATTTTTTGTTCTGTGAACAGAGACGAGCACGGGAATATAGGAGGTTCCGTATTCTGATCACTAATAGTTATTTTTGTTTTACATTTAGAGCATATATAATTATTATTTCCTATATATATATAATCACAAAAAATATTATTTGTCTTGGTCATATTCGTACGGTATCCATTCAAAGGGTTCTAGATTATTAAACTGATTACTATTCTTATTCTCTATGCCATCTACACTACCAAAAAATGATCGAAAGATCATCTCATTTTGTAATTTATAATAATCCGGTATCTCTATAGAAGAACCTGTTTCTGAATCGATAGAATGCCACGCAACAAAATAGTTATTAACTTCGGCACCCGAATTAACTCCAGATCTATAGTAGCTACCGTCAGTACCAGGAATCATATTACTATTATGCTGATCTATATTTCTTAATTTTCTTGGTATGTTTCTAAATTGAACATAAAGCTTTTCTGTATCATCTAAGTTAAAAATATCTTGAACCTTATTTTTAACATCTCCATCTGGTTCTAAATTACTCTGATTAATTAGTTCACTTGATGGCATCCAATATTTTTCATATGCTAATACCATTACGTCTCTGTTCGTTGAGGTACCGTCTGTTCTATCTGCATGTAAAGCAAAAGTTCTTGTTGGACCCCCTGCTTTGGGGCCGGGCATGGTAATTTCTTCCCAAGAAGTTATCGAAGGATATTGTTGTTTTTGTGTATCTATAATATCTTTTGGTACAGTATATGTGAAGCTGGTTGTTTTATTAGTAAACTGCATATCTTTGCCTAAACCAGGAGGAAAAGATGATATTTTGTTTGGACAAACGTGCTGAAAATTTGATGGCTGAATAGGATTTGTGCCTCCACCGGCGACCGCAGTTCTCAGGGTAGACACACACTCATATTCTATTTTGCTTAAAATTTTTATCGTAGCATCTCTTGCTAAAGAACATCCCTGATGAGGATCTATATTAATCCAGTAATTATCATCATTTGTTTTATTTTTTATTATAACCGCTCCATATTCATCCAGAGTTATCTCTATAGTTTCATATGGCAATACTCCGTTTAGTGGCAAAGGTTCATATGAAACAAGGTTAACTGATGCTGTTGGAGTTGGTGTTGGGGTTGATCCTGTGGTGGTTGGTGTCGGGGTCTTTGTATCATTTGTATTTTTTTTAGCATAAGTGTTTAGTGTTTGGATTATCTTATTTTTTTCATTATATAAAGTATTTAATTTATTTTTAATTATTTTTTGTGGACATTCAGTTCCACTAGAATTGGTATAGCACTCGGCAGGATCGGGGTCAAGTTTTTTAGATAAAGATATAAGATCAGGAATACTCAAAGTATTAATTTTATCTATAGTAATATTTTCTTCATTAGATGATACTAAATTTAAAGCCGACAGCCTATTTGTTAAAATGTCTATGTCTAATTTTGTTATTGCATTTATAGGAGTTTCAACTATATAGTCATTTTCAATTTCTATATCTCCATAATCTATAGTTGTAATAGAAGTATTGCCTTCTGCATCTGGTTCAGAAGTTTTTTCAAAAAAAGATTGTGTAAATTGATCGCTTTTTAAGTCAATAAAAATAAAATTTTGTTGATTTTTAAAGGTGGTTTTATTTAGAATAATTTTATTAATTTCTTTAATAAGTAATTGTTTAGCAGTATCATTCGTGTCGTTGGATACTAATTTAAAATTATTATGTATAAAATATGATAAATCTTCCATAGAATATGGTTTACCAGAAATTTTAGCTCCAGTTAGAATCTTTTTTTTATCTCCAAGAGTAAAAGTTATTTTATTATATTTATATTTATCGTTTTGATGATTATTAAAAATATCATAAATATTATCTAGACGATTATGTTTTTCTACGCTGCTAAGAATATTTGGTCTTAGAAAACTAGAGCCAGTACCATATGATCCTTCTCCTAATAGTGAAAAAAACTGGTCCGGTACTATTCTTGTCTGATTATTAGCTACAGATTTTTCTAAACCCCATCTATTAAATGGTAAATTTTCTGCAGAAATAGTTGTTTCTGGTTTATATACTAATAATACATCCGACTGGAAAGTGTTAAAAGCTATGACCCCAGAGGACGGAACGACTACGCTATTTGTTGATGAAAGTGTTAATATTGTATATAATAAATTATTTTTTATAATAGTTCCTGTATTTTTTATGGTATATGTTTTTTCGTTTATTGAAACTGTATTGTTTTTATTGAAAAAATGATAGGCTCTTGATCCTTGTATTAGTACAGAAAAAACTTTTGATTTAGATGTTCCTAAATCCGAAGTAGTAAGAGTATTTAAATCTAGATCTATAATATTAGGATCTATTAAATTTTTTATTAATAATGCTTTAGTAATTTTTTCCCAACTATTTTTAGATATAAAATAAAAACCATTATTAGCAGTATTAGACAAACCTCCAACAGGGGCATTGATCTCAACTATATCTCCTGCTTTAAGCTCATCAGTTTCTCCAGACATTTTTTCATCGGTACTTAGAGTTGTTTTTATATCCAAAATATCTCTCAGAGAAGATATTGTTGTAAAATCAAAAGTAGACAAACCTTCGCATATGTCTTTGTGTAGTCGAATAAATTTATATTTATTATTATTTAATATAGGGGCATTTGTATATTTAAAGATACTAGCTTCTAATTTATACCATATTAGTTTGTCTTTGCTAATATTTAGTAAAACCTTTTCTGGATTACCAAAACCCCAAGTATCATAATTTCCCTTATTAACAAGATATGCTAAACTATTTAATAGCTCCGTTTCTCTTATACTACTAAGATAAGAAAAGATCTCACTATATCCTGCTGACATATCTGTACCCATAGATCCTAACAATCCTATTAAACCACCACCAGCGCCTCCTATCAGTAATCCAGGTCCCGCTAATATTTGTAGTATAGCAAAACTAGGGAATTCCGGTGGTTTTAGAAAACTAGTTCTAATTATTGTTGGATCGTCATATACACACAAATTAATATTATTAAAATAGTTGTTTGGAGCATTGAGATTTACTGGAGGAATCAGATGCTTCTTATCTTGAAAATTTGCAATAAAATTATAACCAGGTATTTTAGGAGGATTATCATAGTCTATTAACCCTAAAGCATCTTTATCTATAAATTTAGGAGAGCTACTGGTGTGTAATATCAATTCCCAGCTACACAAAGAATTGTTTAATTGTGAAGACTGGCGAATTTCTTCTGTATTTTTATAATGACTTAAGATATCATTATTAGACAAGTTATCATACAGTCTCATCTCGTCTGTATCTTCGATAACTGCTACTTTAAGTGTGAATTTTGTAGCTCCATATGGTAGACCATCTGTGTCTTGAAACAATGGTAATTCTTTAAATTGAGAAAATTTATTGTAATATAAGTTAATATGATTATTTAATAAAATTTGTTTATGTTTAAAACTGTCTATGTCATTAAATCCAGGAGCTGTTATAGTTGGTTGGATATGTAATTCATTAATTGCAATATTTTGTGTTTTATTAATATTTTGAACTAAATTATAATTTGCTAATACGTTTATATACGGAGCCCCATCAGAAAATTTTAGAGAAACATTATATTGATTATGAGATATATGGTCTTGATTTAATAAATATAGTTTTATTTTAGCGCTTGCTTGTACCTCGTCATCTTCTACTTCTTTTGGCGTCGGACATACAGTTTCTGGTTTGTTCATATTGTATATAGCTTCTAAATATCTAAAAGTATCTTCTGGTAAGCTATTTTTTAAAGAATCCAAATCTAAATTATTATTATATAAATAGTCATCTGCATTTATTTTATTTCTCCTACCAGCACAAAATATTTTAGCTGCTTCTGGAGCAAGATCTGCTTCTAACCAAACTATTAAATTTTTAGTATTGACATAATTTAAAAAATTTAGTTTAACTTCTATATCTTCAATTTTTAAATTATTTATTTCACTAGATTGTAATACTCTAGGATAGTCTCTGGGAATTTTTTTAGGAAGTCTTGAGCCTCTCACAGTAAAAAAATAATCTACTGAAACTTCACTACCTATATTGGTAGGGATACTACTATTGTTAATAATAGGACAAGCAGGATCGACTAAGCTTTTATTTTCATCGTATATAAATTCATCAAAAAAAACATTTTGACTATTGCCATTATTTAAATTTCTGATGCCTAGATGGGTATTAAGATCTTTTATTTCTTTCTGTTCATCTTTGTCTTGTTTTGCTTTCATTTGTTCAGCATCAGGTTCTCCAACAGTTTTTTCTGGTAATATTTCTGTAGCAACTCCTAAATTAATAGAACTAGAATAAATATTAGGAACATTAATTCCATCTATATAAAGAGATTCTAAATTAGTAAATCCAGAGCCTTTAAAAGTAAAAGTTTTTCTATGTGCTGTATTAAATTTCAATGAACTAGTTTTATTCTTAATAGTATCATACTCTTTTTGATCTATACCAGAATACTTTTGCAAAATGCTATTGGTGGTGGCGGGATCAATAATCCATCCAGAATTAGGATGAAAAACACCCTTATGAAACTCTGATATATATTCAGAATCAGCTGAATAATTTATAGGTTTAAGATAGCATAAATGTTTTGTTTTTCCGTTTCTTTCAGGAGCTGTCATAGGATTACCAATCACCGGTGGTAAAGCAGCCCCTGGTGCTGGATGATTAGGCAAACTTATACCCAATTTATCTATAACTTCATTAGGATATCCCCCGTATGATAGAATATCAGGAGCATACTTATTAGATACTTTTGGATAAGTAAAACCCTCTTTACCGATAACTTGTCCTTGATTATTATATGTATTTAAAATAAAAGTATCAGGATAAAAAAGTTCTCTATGATAGTCAGCGGAATCTTTATCTTTAGCAAAAATATTTTCATAAAAACTTTTACACTGAGCACAATCTGGACAATCTTTATTGTCTCTCATATTCTCTAATATAATCTGTCTAATTTGTATTTTAGTATTATTTGGAGTATATCCTAATACCAGATCGGCATCCTTTTGTTGTACTGACTGTACGTCAAAAGCAAAACGAAACTTGCCTTCTAATCTTAATGGAGATTTGGTATTATTAACTTCATATATATATGAGTTACTTTTAAGAGGCCAAAATAATCCATATTTACTAATAGCTATTTGAGATAATGATGGACATATTATATTCAAATTATCAGACGATAATCTAATAGGCTCCCTAGGAAAAATAACAGGCTGATTAATAATAGATTGTTGATTTTGAATAGTAGTAGGAGTATCAACAACATTAATTGTTACAAAATCTTGCACAGATCCATTTTCTGTAGTAACCAAACAACTAATAACATATTTACCAATACCATAGATATAAACTGTAGGTTCAGAGAATGTTGAGTTTTTTATTCTATATACTCTGTTTTTATCTTTATTATAGTCACTAAATCTCAAACATTTTCCAGATACTTGTTTCCATAAAAAAGAAGAATTGGGTATATCTATTGTCACTCTATCTAGATTTATCTGTATTTCTTTACCTTCTTTGTATGTTTTTTTATCTACTTGATAAAGGATATCTGGCCCTGCTGTAAAAATACTATTATTGGTATTTTCTTTTTTGGCTATATCATATAGAGGTAATGTTTTATTCTTATTTAGTATAATTTTACTATCTTGACTATTAATAATAGTAGCAATAGATATATTTCCTACCGTAAAAGATTGATTGTTAAAAACGTCTATATTTTCTAAGGTTTTATCACACACGTTTTGTAGATTTTGATTAATAAAAATATGCGGGCCATTTTTAAGCTTATTCTTATAAGTTAGATTAGTATCAGCCTCAATAGAGAGATAACCACTATATTTATTTGTGATTTTTCTGAATAAAGCTTCACTAGATGTTATATAATTATCTGATAAATTACTTTCCGCAAGTCCTAAAGATAGGTCTTTTATAGTAGTAAAAATAATCTTACAAACATCTTTTAATGCAGATATCTCGTTGTCTGTGTTAGATAGAGAAGTATCCAAAAAAGTAGATACCGCCGATTGAATCTCTTCTTTTAATAAATAGCTATGTGTGGTCCTATCCATCATAGGAGAGGTTGACAATATCTGACATAATTTTTTAAGAAGCCTTGCTTTTCTTAGATTTAAACCAGATCCCATACCTTTAATATTTTTGATAGATAATAAATTATATATTTCCCTATAGTTATTATATAAACATGGCGACAGATAAGAATTAGAAGCACTCGGGCTTTGTATAGAATATGCAGTATTTTTATCTTTAACGTTATTAAAATAAGAAAACTGCTCTCCATTACTTATCCAAAGCTCAGTATACTTACTATTATTATTTAAATTATATTTATCTAAATATTTACTAAAAACTGTGGATTTTAGATTTTTAATCAAAATTGCAGTATTAGAACTATTCTTGGGATGAAAGTAATATGTACTACGCTCCTGTGTAGATGATAATTCGCTATAGTCTACTCGACTTCTATTAGTAGAGATAAGAGTGTCTTGATTATATTTTATTACTATAGAGTTTGTTTCAAGCTCATCGGAACTAACAACCCTTAATACTGTACCATTTGGCACTTTAGATAAATCTTCTATAGAAATATCATCTTTTCTATCGCTATTCCTATACCAACATAATAACCCATATGCTACATCAAAAGGTACTATATATGAGTTTATGATCCAATCATATTTTATTAATGTGTCAGGATTAGATACTTTCCAGGTATTAAAAGAAGGAACAAATGATAGAAAATTTTCAATACCATATCTTTTATGTCTGAAAGAGGAATTTCTACCTAAAACTTTATTACTAACATGAGCATCATCCTTGATAAATACAGGAAGCCAAATATCTAAATCTGTAGTATTATCTAGCAAAGTATTTAAAATATCATATTTAAGAAAAATTTCATTTTCAGTACCATTCTCTTCATATTTAATTTTTATAGAGCTAGACGTTTCTATTAAACTATAAGGAGATAAATCATTTGCTAGAACACTATTATTTATAGTGCATTTTTTAAGATTATCTTTTAGGTACATAATATATTATTGCTCAACAGCGGTTATAGTCCAGTTACCATCCATAAAAGTAAACATTCCTTTTTTATCCTTTACTACTGTGTAATTAAAAGGATTACTAAAAGAAACCAACATTGTTGGTATTTCACCTGCTTTTTTACCAGCAGCATAAGCCATTTGTATTACTGCTTTATTACCATTATCAATAATTCCTTTACAAATAAAAGAGGGCTTAGTAATCGGCTCATAGAAACCAGTGTCTGTATCATATCGACAGAGAAGTTTACACCCTCTAGGAGCTGTATATCCCGCTCTATCTTTAACATATACTAATCTTCTTTGTCCATTAGGTAAAGGTTCTGATGAATATTCTAAATCATCTAGAAACCCTCTTGCTACATAGGTTTCATCATAGTTATATTCTTTAACTAAATCCTCTTCCAAAACCACATAAACCATTTTATAAATACTAGCTTGATCACTAGTAGTAGACCATACTCTTTTTTCTTCATCCCATCTTAAGTCTATTGGTCCTACTGGCCATAAATCTGGCCTTTCCGCCCAGTTTAAATAAAACTGCTTTAGTTTTTTCTTTGATGTCCATTTACCCTCCTTAAATTCTTGTGTTTTACCAATAATATCTCCTAATATTGAGTTTTGACCTTGTAAAAAACCACCTGTCTCATCTGATAAATCATTAGTATATTCAACTTTAAGAACATCTCTATCATCAGCTATACTAGTGAAATCATCTAATAATAAAGATGGAGATTTAATAAGATCAATAGTATCTGTCTTATTTAATACAAATAGATCTCCGTTTTTTAGTTTTGAATATTTTGTGGAACTGGTAGATACTGATCTAGTTAATTTAAATCTTTTAGGATTACCAAATTCATCAACCTCTTTCGGTTCATCAGCAGCATTGGGAATAGGATATCCCTCCTTATCATAACCCCATCCGTGGAGCATTATGGGTCCTCTAAGACCCAAAAATCTTTGATTATTTAAAAACTGGGGATTATCCTTATTCAAAATATCTTTTTGATAGTAATCGGCATTAAATCCTAAGCCACGTTCTGTTTGTTCTTTATTTGTTGCCGGATCTATATATTTTAATAAGTTTTGAGATATGTCTAAAGACTGATTTTTTTTAGGAGCCACAGTTCCTTTAGCAACAACTCGTATGCTGTGCCGACATCTGTCTACATATGTTCCATTGTTTTGTACATTAGGATTTCTAAACTCACCATAAGGAACAACGATTGGTTGTAAACTATATAAATTAACCGGTATTTCCTCCGAAGACGAAGAAGAGTCTGAACTACTAGCAGCTGAAGTTGATGAGGAGCTACTAATAGCTGTATTAAAATTAATTAAAGTATCAATATCATTAGTATCAGTAATAATATAAGGAGGTAATGTTTCTATGCTAGATGATGTTTTGGTTGTTTTAGAAGAATACGATATAGTTTTTCTTTTATTGGCGCAATAAGAACAATAGAATGTTCCAGTAGCGTTTTGTCCTTGCTTATTAACATATGTGTCAGATATTGATTTTGTACCCTTACAATATGGACATGATGATGATGTATACGGAACTAAAGGATATGTGGTATTAAAAAGTGTCGGATAAAAAGATACGGGGGAAAATAAACCATCTAAACTCATTAATGATTTATTAGCGTACTCAGCATTCATCTCTACCGCGATTTCTTTTGTTGGATATATACCAACAAAGGTATTATACCTTAAGTTTTTTTTATTCTGATTGATACCATTAGAATCACCGGTTATACTGCCGTTTTTCGAAGAGTCATCCCCCAAGTCTCTGCCATAAGGCAAACTCATTATATTATTGATTTCCTCCTCAAGTTGTTTTATTTTTTCTTGTATTTGTTTTTTTAGTTGATCATTATTCGTATTTTCTTCGGTGTTTTCAAGATTTTCTAAATTCTGCCGTAAATAACTTAATCTTTTTACATTAAATAATTTATCATTAGGCAGAAAAGGTCTTGCCAAACCACACATTACTTCTACGGGACTAGTAGCATAAAATTTAGAAGTTACTTCCCTAGCGCCTAATTTTCTATTATCGCCAATATCATTTAATCTTCTTTGTTTTTCATTATTAACTCTACTAATAATACTACCAGACATTGATGCAAATTGTTTATTTCTTTTGATTCCCATCAAAGCATTTTGTTTCAATCTATCGCCGGTTTCTTTATTAAAAAATCCTAATTTTCTAATATATGTTCTAAAACCATAAGTTGTTGTGATAGATCCTCCTACACTTACCTGAATACTACTAATCAAAGGAGCAATAGGATTAGGATTTATTGATGATAGCTTTATAGTCTCATATGTAATAGGTGAACTTGTAGTAGAACTATTACTATAGTCAAAACCCACAAGAACTTGTCCCGCTAACGGAGCATTAGGAACAGGATTTGAATTTGAAGTATTATATTTCACATCTGTATAGTTTAAAGTATCAATTTCTACATCATATAATTGATTATTAAATTTGATTTGATTATTTCCTTGAACAGATGGGGTAAAATAGGTAAATCTAGAACCCAAACCAAAAATAGGCAAGCCAGGCATATCTATCTGTGCTGTTTCAAGAACTTGTTGGTAATTAACATTATTTTGTATTTCTGAAATCACTCTTTGATCTAAGAAACTCATTCCTCCATAATTCCACGGAGCAAAATCTTGGTTTTGATCTATTTTTACTCCTCCTATAAGATTCTCTATAGCTTCATTAGGATTACTAGCATCTGGAAATATATCTGATGCTATAAGATTAGGATAATTAGTCCATGGACCATAGCAAAACTGATTACTCTTAATGGGTATTCCAGCAAAAAAAGGATGCGCCATTTTTGGAGCTATTGTCATATATTTAGGACTATTATTTCCCATATTATTTCCTAACAATAAAGCATTATTTCCAATCATAGGAGAAATAAAACTCATCATATATCCTACAAAATTAGGATCTTCAGAGCCTACTGGTATTTTTTTCAAATAAATTAATAAGTCTTCTAAGGCAACATTAGCTATTATCGTAATATTAGGATCTGTTTCGTATGAATAGCTTGTAGTCGTTAAAGGAATACCGGGAGAATCTATAATAATACGGGGTTCTTGTAATGTTTTTGGAGAGAGAAAAATAATTTTATCTTCTACATTTGTTTTACAATATAGTTTTTTTGATGCGGATAAAGGGATGTTATTTCTATTGAATGCACTTTTTACAGGATTTGCACAAGGGGTTACAACATAACTACCCTCAGATAAAGCTGTTACATCCAAAGATGGAAAAATAAATTTTGAATCATCACAAGCTCCTGATAGATTAGCTTGGAATAAATAATCATAGTTGGTTTTTATATAATCTTTTTTCCATTGATATCCCGCTTTTTGTTCCTCCGAAAGAGAATTATAATAATTGGTAGCGGCCGGGTCTACATAGATAGCTTTGTTTAAAATATCCAGTCCACACATGGCCCTACTAACATAATCAAAAGAATCTGACGCATTATATCCTAATAGGGGAGGAATTTTACCATTATCATCAGCTAATACATAGTAATACGGACTACCAACAAAAATACTATCGTCTATAATATTTCCATATTCTTCCCATGCCCCATCATCAGCTGGCTCATAATTATAGTATATTTTACCACTACCCTGAAATACCGATATAGTATCTGATCCTGCTGGTATTTGTATATCAGAATATTGGGTGTCTCTATAGCTTACCAATTCTGGAACTTTTACCATGTATTTTCTGCCATAATATTTATTAGCTATTTTTTGAATATATGAATGAATTATCTCTAAGTCTTTTAGAAAATTAGGATTAATAAAAAAATCGCCGTTAATATTGGTAGATGTATTTTGAGCCACAAAACCAGAAGGATGACCAGTAGTAGAACGAGCAGCAATATTAGCGGGTGAATTATCCCAACAACTATCGAAATTAGAAATACCAAGAGATATACCAAGATTAGAATATGCTTCTACAAGCATTAGAAAAATACCCGGTTTAAAAATCTTACCCAAACAATATAATAAGAAATTATCAAATCCTGCTATAGCCGCTCTCATCTCTGTTTCAAAGAGTAAAAAATATTTATCCTGATTAAAAGGATTCAAAGATACGCTAATTTTTGGTAAATCTGCTATATTTATACTTACTACTAATTGGCCAGTCCATGTGTCTAGAAATACTGGACGAACTAATCTATAAGTGTTGTTGTCAGGATTTGTATCAACGGTCAAAGTCTCTTCCATCTGAAATCCAAAAAATGGACAAATAACATCTTTATATAAAGGAAAAAATCTAGCTGTGGTGTCTCTGCTATTTGTAACAGCTTTTGCTGGGCCATAATTTCCAGATAAAACATTATTATTAGTTTTATTATCTGTAATTTCTTTATCGTTCCATATATCATCTATGTCCTCAAACCTATTTAATTCTAGAGTATTCTTTATATCTTCGTCATTATTAAATAAAGCAGTAATATCCTCTCCATTAATTTTTGTTGACAAAGCTGGATTTCTTGTGGATAAACTAGTAGGAAGTCTCATTTTACCCAGATTTGCTTGTCCCTCATGCTGGAAAAAATTAACAAAAGTTTGCAAAACAGGGTGATAGACATATGATGTTTGATTGTATGCTAGTCTATAATTTTTTGCTTGATATAATCTTTGTTGCTGTGGTCCAAAATACATTGCTCGTGGCGCAGTTTCATTTTTTTCTTTACCTATATTACTAGCAGATATAGGCATATTATTCTTTTTAAATTCTTCTATAGTATTTACAACTTGATTAGGGATTGGTTGTTTAGCTCTAGAAACTGTTCTAACTTTTAAAATAGTATAAGGTTGAGATAAATATGTTGCAGGAATCATATCGAAATAGAAGTCATATCCCGTATCATCTGTTATTCTTCTGATCAGATTCATTATGCTCATAACAGTCTCAGATATTCTATAGTCCATTGGAGGTCTAGGTAATTCAGACAGATCCAAAGCTATGTGACATCTTTCAATACCATTTATATCTAGTGATGGAGGTATAACGCCAAAACTATAAGAGCCAAACGCTGGTTTAATTCTAGTATAGGTTGTATTTTCTTGTACAGTTTTTAATAAGATTCTACCAAATGGAGAAAAGGCTCTTTTTTGAGAAGTATTTAGTGGTGCGGCAGGGTCGTTGGGGGAGTCTGATCTTGCTGATGTAAGCACAGACAGTGCATCTATGATAGATACAGCACTTATACCCTCATCATTATACTTAGAACCACCGAAATAATTCAAACCCATAGACTCTAAAAAACCATAAACATTAAATACATTAGGAAGATTTCCTTGTTTTAGAGTTCCATAATTTAAAACGGCGTCATTGTCTCCAAGATAGTTGCTACCAGAACCATAAGTAGATGATGATAGTTTACTAAAAATAGAACCACCATATTGACCCAGAATAATATGACACTGATCCAAAAAAGAATCGGCACTTTCTATAGAAACCCTATAATTTCTACCCCCACTACCATAATCTCTACTCCAGTCTCTAACAATACCAGCAAACGAGAAATCTCCCATTTTGAAACAAACAGGGGTATTTATTATATCAAAGCCCTTGGACTCGTCGATTGTTTTCTGGTCATTGGAATAGGTTCCATCAACCGAAATTGCTGTTTTGTCTCCGAAAAAACCAGGGTCTTGATCATACCAGTATCGTGATACAAACCCGTTATTATTGTCCCAAGCATAATAAACTTTGCCCGGAACTATACGTTCTTTAGGAGATGGATCATTTTTAGAATCAAAAGGTCTGCCCAATTCATCTATATAACAAGCATCATCAACACAAGTATGGTGATGATTATCGGCATAAGATCTTGATGTAAATTGAGATTGTCTAATAGTAGATTGATTAGAAAAACATGGGGAGGTATCTTCTATAAGATTCACAGTTAATTGAGATGGTTGGCCTCCCCATCCCATATTTGTTGTAAAATTTACAACACTAGCTCCTAGGAATAGTGTTTGAGCTGTTAGTTTAGAATTGGAGCATAATGTTGTCATAAAAACTATGTGTCCAGATAATTACTATAATTATTATCACAATGCTGATAAATCCATGTTACTTGTCTACTATATCGTCCATCAGCCGGATTCCATGATTGATTGTCCGCTGATACATATGCCTGTCCAGCCACATTCCTACGGCTTAAATTACCAAAAATAGATGCTGGCCTATCTCCGAATGGCTTTAATCCTTCAACTATTTGATCTATAGTAGTATACACCGTACCTCCTGTATATAATGGACATAAACTATTAGTCATAAATAAGCCATTAACACTAGAAGGAGGAACTACTGTAACTTCTATAGAAATATCTTTACGAGTAGACGTTTTTGTATTCAACGATTGAATAACAGGTCCTAATCTACGACCAATAACAACAGTTTCGCTAATAGAATCTGTTGGTCCAGTATCGCTAATACTAATACTTTCTGATATTACTCCACTAATTAATTTAAACCTATTAGTAAACTCACAACTATAAGAAATTGTACCTTTTCTTGGATCATGTCCTTCCGCTGTAGATACTGGAATAATATTAAGTAAATTTTCTTTACAATAAATAGGATTATTTGGGGGTGGTGCTGGAGATGCTGCTGGATTTATATAGTCTGATGTTCTATCCGGCGAATTTAGCACCAAAGAAGCTCTACGGTATAAATATGGTTTTATATCATTTATCCATGCGTCAACAGCATTTTCATATTTATTTTTATGGATATTAGTACTGGATGATTGAGAGTTTACGTCTAATAAGCCCCCAACACCATTAAGAGGTCCAGATAATTGTCCACTAGAATATGTTAGATCTATCTTTCCGTCCTTATCTGGAACCATACCTCCAGATCCCATTATGTCGAATGATTCAATACTAAGTCCTTTGATATTCCCCTGAATTCTTACAGTTTTAACAAATTTATCATCTGTAGAAGAATCTATACTATAATCTTCTACATATTTGATACCTGTTGGCATAGCTAGCCATGTATCATTAATTTCATAACTTCCTTCACTAGCACTAAAATTAGTAGTTCTAATATGGTTATATAAAAAGGTTTTGTCAAATCCTCCAATATTAGGAGTATTCATAAAATTAGGATAACCACTATAACTAGCATTTTGATTATACTGACTATAGTTTAAACTAATATCTGCTCTTTGTTGTACCCATTTTTTTGCTTCTAAATAAGCTGCTCCTGGTCCTGCGTTGGTATTATCGGTATTTGAGTAGCATAAACCAGTAGCTGGTAAACCAACTGCTGATAATCTATGACTAATTCTAAATTGTGGAACATTAATAATATTTAATGTTGCAGAAGAGTTGGATCCATTAAGACTACCCGCTGGCTGTGTGCTTCCGGCGGTTGGGGCGGTTGGTTTTAAATTAGGATTATTATATTCTGGTCTTTGTGATACCCCGATGCTAAAAGAAGAATAAATATAATCATCCAACGGTTCTATAGACCAAGTATCGCTAGTATTAGAAACTAATGGGGATCCTTCTATCGAGGGTTCGTAGTACTCTAACTCTATAGAGTAATCCGCTGTTAATACCCAGTTATTTTCTGATCTTTCAGCATTAAAACTTTTAACCCTAGCTCCGCTAACGGCTAAAACAGTGTCAGTACCACAGGTAATTTCAAAAGGAGCAATAGGACACGATGCAAACAATTGCTGAAGATCAGCTATGGCTTTTGTTATACTTTTTATACCACTTCCATTAGGATCGCTAGTGCTTTCTCCAGAGTATCTAACAATCTTGCCGCTTAAATTAATGTTTGTAGCTATATTATCTATCTGTCCTGATCCAGATCTATTGATGCTCTTATTCAAAGAAACCATAGGAACAGGACCGGTTATAGAGTGTATACCAGATCCGTTGTATTTAACTTGAACACTAGGACTAGCAGGATATTCTTGAATAGTGAATAAATTTTCTGATGGAGCAAGATATGGCATAAATTATATCCTAATTATTGGTTATTCTAAGAGTCTAAATATCCTGGGTCTAAAGTAGTTTTAGTGTCGCTCATAACACTAGTCTTCCAGTATCCAGAATTGGTACCATTTCCTTTGTAAAAACCTGCTTTGATCCATTCATTAGCAGTAGGGATCCAAAATTTAGGTGGTAAATTTGTTACTGGATTTATATTTTGTTTGACAGGATTAGAAGATGTTAGGTCATAAACTCCATTGAGTACGCTTATTAAATCTCCATCATTTTTGCCATTATCTAACCAATTAATCAAAGCTGCTACTTGAAAAAACTCAGAAGAAGTATTATTTGTTGTACTAGTACTCCAGATCATAGTATTATCTGCATTGTTAAGGTTATCTGGTTCATATACATAAGCTCCTTTAATTCCTGTACGTTTAAAAGAAGAAAATGCACGAATCACTTCTCCAGGAGCAAATGGGTCTAATGTGTCACTGAAAAAATATTGTTTTCCTTGATAAAAAACCTCACCACTCTTATAGATACTATTCAAGAATACACAATATTCTGCTACTGTTAATTTGTATTTTTGTATATAATAAGTATAATTAACATCGCCTCTATAATTTACCATATTTGACATATTTTCCACTATACCAGTATTGCCTACATCTCCGACAAATACAAATTCTGTAAATGGGTCTTCAATACTTCCAGCAATACGCAAATTAGTAGAACGAGCTTGATCGTTTACAACAGGACGACTGTCGAAAATAAAAGAATAAGGAGAATTCCCATCAGCTACATTCACATAGTAATGCTGACTTCCAAGAGATACAATATCACTAGATATCGTACCAGTTTGATCATAAGTTCCATAATAACTGCTTCTACCACTAGATCCAACTCTAGAGTTATTGCTTGGTGATCCTATATTAGCAGAATTTGTTAAAAATCTATAAAGAGTAGTAATACTACTAGGGAAATCTGATCTGCTCTGAAGTAAATATGTCTTTCCATTCTCTAAATATTTTAAGCTATTGAAAGAGCTATTAGATCGCCAGCTTTTTGGACTACCGTTTTCAATAGAGATCGCACTAGTTAAGAATATGTCACCAGGACCTCCACGACCATCATTTCCCAGAAAATATTTATTATTAATACTATTATTTTTAGCTCCCATTTTAATTTTTACTATATTATTTCCTGGTTGTATATTGATTGTTGTCTGATCTATTATCGGCCCATTATAAAAAACATATGGCGATCCATTACTTTCAACTAAATATCCTTGACTTTGTGTAGTAGAAGCTCCGTCTAGCAGAATAAGGCTATTAAAGCTACTATTTTTCCTCCAGGAAGAAACACTATTATTCTTTATAGAAATTATAGACTGAACATTATTAGAAACTACTCCTGGTAACGAAGATATATAAGTTGGTGTTCCTGGATATGATAATAATTCTATATTGTTAGATATATTTATAGACTGAATATTTAAAGTAGGAGTAGGACCAGGAGTAGAGGTTGGGGTTGGGGTAGGAGTAGGAGTACGAGTAGGGGTTGGGGTAGGAGTAGCACGAGCAGTACTTATTTCATAAAAAGATGCTCCCCGTGCATAGAAAATAGTAGATCCATCACCAGAATATAATATATTATCCAATTTGACAATACCACCTCCAAAGGTATACTGTTTATATAAAAACCAATTATTCCCTCCGTCTCTGGAATAAAAAATAGCATAGTTACCACTAGAATCAAATACCAATAATACAAGATTCTGACCATTTTTACTCATAGATAATCTACGAGTGCATCTACCTAAATCAACATCCATTCTTATGTTATGAGGATAATTTCCTTTAATTTTATTACTACTAATAATGCTATATGTATTTCCTGTATTATTTGATAAAAATAAACGGTAATTTCCATCATCCCAAGCAGCAATTTTGGAACAATCACTAGAACAGGCTAATTGAGTCCAACCAGCATTTACAAATTTTGATGTCCAATTTTCTCCAGAATCTTCAGATAACCATACTGCTCCTCCATATACAGCAACCACAATTTTAGTCCCATCATCAGAAATACATATTTTAGATGAAGCCAGATTAATACTGAACAATGTGAAAGTTTTTTTAAGGGTCAAATCACCAATAGTATTAACTAGATCATTTGGATCTCCTGTAGCCGTATATACATAAAGCTCAGACGGAGAAGAAGACATACTGAGTGCCGCTACAACAGCACCACTACTAGAACTAACAACCTGCAACCATCTAGTATTAGATCCTATATTTTTCCAATTATTTCCTTTATCTGCTGTTAGATAAACAGGAGCTGGACTATTATATGAGTAAGGAAAACCACCACTAGGCTTAGTACCAGCAATGAGCAAGCCGCTATTATTATTAAAAGAAGAAATACTAGAATATCTAATACTACCATCTGATGGAGGCATAAGAGGCTTTGTCCATGTATCAATATCCTTTATATAAACCTCTTCTGTCCATATACCATTATTGAATGAATCTCCAGCAATCAATGATATATCATAAGGATCATCTGAGCATGTCATATCTATGATCTTAGGGCCATTGGGAATGGTAAACGTAAGATATTCTTGTAGTGCTAAAGGCGGCAAAGTTGCTGTTGGTGTAGGACTAGTAGTAGGACCAGGAGTACTAGTAGGAGTAGCTGTTGGAACAGGGGTGTTTGTGGGACTTGGTAGTGGTGGGGTTTCATTTAAGAAAAAAGTTAAATAATTTGATACCAAATTGTTTGAATTAACAGCAGCTATAGAAACATTATAACCAATAACACTAAGTGCTGGAAAAGAGAAAGAAAAAGAAGTAGATGATGTGCTATAATTTAAATTATTAAGATCGTCTATATTAGACGGGTTTCTAACTTGTAATATATAAGATATTATTCTTGCTCCGGCATTTCCAGCACTACTAGGAGCACTCCAAGAACAACTAATACCTCCCGCCACAGAAGTTGTTGTAAAATTTTGTACAACACCGGGAGGGGTCGGAGGAATTGTGGGTGTTGGTGTTGGCGGGATGGGTGTGGCTGTTGGTGTTGGAGGAGGAAGTGTGGGTGTTGGAGGAGGAACACTTATAACTACTGGTATACCATAAATATTAGAAGAATTCCATGTTTTATTGGAGAGTCTATAAAATTTTGCATCATACGACAAACTATTAGGTATGTTGCTATCAAAAGCTGGTTGATTCCCAAGAAAATAAATACTGCTAGGTCTTGCATAAGAGACAGTAGAATAGGGATTTCTTCGAAAAATATCCCCACGCACATCTACTAAAGAAGAAGGCATAACAATATTAGATGTGCTATTATATGCTTCTAGGCTTGAGGGTAGCAATATTCTAATATAGCTTTCGGATATATTTAATTTGGTAAAAGAGTATCCCTCTGGATAAAAGTTGGCTAGTATATTATCAATAACATAATTTCCGACCTGTGGAGGAATAGTTAAATTAGTATTTATAGATATAACAGGAGCTGCGCTGGTAGTATTTAAAAGAGGAGCTAATGCAGAATTAGGGTTAATTGTTGCATAGATAGTATTGTTATTGGAGAAGTATTTTCCTGTACCCTGAACACTAATATTAGTAATATAATTAGATCTATCAAAAATAGCTGGTGAATCAATATATGAATTAACACCAGAAGGCAAAATTATATTATTTAGTGGGCCTGAGTTGCAATCGCTAAAGGCTGCAAATTTAAGATCTCTCAAATCATTGCATAATGATAGATCGATATTAGATAATTTGGTTTGTGAAAAAGAATAATTCCCAATATACTTTAAAGAAGATGGAAAATTAATAGTATCTAGATTTTTACACTTAAAAAATGCTTCAGTATCTATAGTCTGTAAGCTATCAGGCAATTCTACTCTTTTAAGCTTATCAGAATTAAGGTTCAATCCAAAAAGTAAACCAGGAGGATTAATTCCGCGTGTAAAACTTTCTGGACAAAATACACTTTGTCCTATTGTTCGAATATTATATGGTATTTTAATAGTTGTTGTATTTGCAATATCAAAAACTGGCACAAACGTTTGTCTATCTTCTGTGGGGCCTTTACCATAGTACATAGGACTGAGATTATAGGGCGGGTCTTTTGCTAGCGAGGGAACAGAATTACTTCTTCTTCCAATATTGTTAACGATCAGCCCATTGATAGTTCTTGGAAAAATTAGTTCTGCTGGCGACGTTGTTGTTTTATAAATATCTGGTACAGATATCCTCAAAGAACCATTAGATATGGGTATGCCGTCGCCACTATATTCAAGTATTTTATTGCCTACTATAGTTATAGTATTGTTTATATCAGTAAGATTATCAACATCCGAAGGAGAAGTATTAATATAATAATAAAAAGGGTTTGCATATCCATATAATATAAAATTAAAAGACAGATAGTCTTGTAAGGTTGTTGTTCCTGATAAAAGAAAGTAATAAATATCACATCTAAGACGAACTCCAGTTTGTCCAGAATAATTAGTACCGTTCTGGATTTTGGTTAATAGGGTTCCTGTCTCTGTCTTGATATCTATATATTGGGGCTGAACACTGATCTGCTGACCACCGTTCGGTGACATCCACGTTGAGAATATATTAATACCCTTATCTAAAAATGTAACATTAACTTTTATACTCATAATTTATATACTCACTATGCCAGCTATAAATTTCGTAACAAACGGAGTAGTCATACTTCCATCATTAATAAATATAGAACAATCTGTTCCAGTATAGCTTCCTAAAAATGTTACATTAGCAACTTCAACACCATTCTTGCGTATTTCCATAACGGCAGGAAGTTGGCTAGGGGAGTTCTGAGCATTAAATGAGAATCTACTATTTCTTGAACCAGCAACAAATGTTATACCAGAAGATGTTCCTTGGAAAAATCCTCCCAAATCTACATTAGCAGTAATAGTTGTATTTAATGCTACTGATGATGTTGGGACCGGGGTTGGAACCGGGGTTGGAACCGGAGTTGTTGGTGGACTTGATGGTATTGGGGTAGAAGGTACTATGATATTAGTACAAGTAATTGTTAAGAAATCCATGCTACTCTTATTTGTTATAGGATCGGTAACTGTAACCTTGATAATAGACGGTGAATTATCATTAACATTTACCAGGGTAGAAAAATTTGCACTTCCTGTAGAACCAACAGAAAATATTCCGCTAACAGGACTTATTGTTATATCAGGATTATCGCTACTAAATAAATAATTGTAATTATATCCTGGTTGTCCATTTGTAATATTAACATCAACAGGATTATTTAAATCACATCTACCAGCGGGTACTATCATATTTGCCGGACTAAAAGAAGCTGTTGGAACAGCAACATCACAACAAAAAGATAAACAATCATTACATAAAATATCTATACTTTCATTAATAGCATAACATGTAGACGACAAGCCATTTGGTCCACTAATATAAATATTAAATAATACATATGGTTTAGATGGTGGACAAGAATTTTCGGTCGTTCCGCAATATCCAAATGTTTCTTTATTATTCTCATTATTTTCAAAATAAAATTTAGTATTAATAATATGGTGTTTATTACTAGGAGAAAATGTACCACTGGATACAGACAATATATAATCTGCATTGCTATCAACTTCTGTAATATTATAGCTATATGCTCTACCGGGTAAAACGCCCGTTACCATAACTGATAGTCTATGTTCATTGTTTCCCTGTCCAGATAGAGTTATTGTTCTGTGATCAAGGCCATCAAAAACATAAGCTCCTGTTTTTTTACTAGCATCTCCATTAATAGCTAATTGCATACTACAATTCTCAATCGGAGTAGGAGTAACGGCTATGGTTGGACATGTGGGTAGTGGGGGATTTATAGTAGGAGATTGATCAGGCTCGCTATATAAAGTATAGTTTGTAGTTTTACTAACAATAAGATAAAATTTATATTTTTCTAAACTATCGAAATCATTAAATACTGAACTACTATCCCAGCCTTCATAGTAAGTTCCATTTGATGATACTCTATATATTAACTTTAAATTTAAATACCCTGGTAAATCAACAATATTTTTATTATCTGTTAAAAATTGTACTAGTTCTATTTGTTTAGTGATTGTTTTAGACATAAGTTTTTCCTATTTACGATAAGCTTACATTGCCTTCGGCAAATGTACTAGTATATGATTGTCCACCAGAAGATGTATATCTAAAGTTTTGTCCTGAATAGTTACTAAAGGCTGTTACCTGTCCAACTTGATTACCTCCTATAAATAATTTCATTATAAAAGGTAGAGTCCCTCCTGATAAACTATTAAAAGCAAAAGTACCAAGACTACCATTAGCAAAAGTTACCCCTGCTGCATTTTGACCACCTGTAAGATTATTGGTATATACTACAGGAGTAGCTGTAGGACCGGGCGTAGGAGTAGGAGTAGCTGTAGGACCGGGCGTAGCTGTAGGACCAGGAGTAGCTGATTGTGTAGGCGTAGGAGTCCTAGTAGGAGTTGAGGTTGGACTAGGAGTAGGCTGTGTAATACAACTATTACATATAAAACTAATATCTTGAGTAAAAACATTACAACCTTCATATGAAGGAGTTAGATTAAAATCAAAAATATTAAAAATAACCGGAGGCATGTTGTATATACTATAACTTCCCTCCCCAATACCAACATATAAAGGATCAAAATAAAACTGCGCTTCTATAAGAGAAAGATCTTTTGTAGGTTTAATTATACCACTAGATGGAGCAATATAGCTGTCCCAGTTACCAGCTGCTTTAGATAAAACATAATTATATTCTTCTTGTGGTATCAAACCACTAACCAGAATGGATAAAGTATGCTTATTTCCAGACATGGTGATCTGATAAGCTCCTAGTCCGTCGTTCATAAATTTGTTGTTGGCTTTACTAAGATCTCCATTGATAAAACAAGAAATAGGAGGACAACAATTAACATCTTTTATACACGGGCCTATGGCATTTTCATCCGGAAGAGATCCTCCTATAGCCGGTATTGTAAGAGGTAATACATAAGATGATCTTGCTATAAAATAATATGACTCATCAGAAGATAATTGTGTTAATGATGAATCACTACTAGGAACATATCTTTCGCCACTAGGAATAGTCCAGAAAACCGGTATAGAACCATTAACAGTTTGATTACTATAAATAGTAGAAATACCATTGATGAATTCATTATACTGAACAAATAACGGATTTACTATATTCGAGGAAGGATTATTAGGATCTGGTATATATCCACTAGGAGCCACCATCAAATTAAAAGGTAGCTTTCCATTATACTTTTCTATAGAAAATTCCGATATAATATTCATTTTATAGCCTTCAGGTTTACTTTTATAATAAGATATACACCACAATTTCAAATCAGGAATTTAGCAATAATAGGGGACTTTGTAGTACTCCATTAATAGTATTTGTATTATAAATAACTATTATTTTATCATTTAATAAGTAGGTCTGTGGATTATATATTAATTGTCCCAAATAAGTTTGACTACTATTATTTCGTAAGTTTATAATACTAATACCAGGAATTGGGGCAGCTTTAGAGGAATTATAGCCTATATTTTTAGAAACTTGTTTTAGTGATATTGGCAAGGTTGCTGTTTGTCCACCAGTAGTAGTGTTAGTAACAGATCCTATCTGTAGATTAACCATAAGCTCTAATGGACGATTTAAAGCATCTACAATAATAATCTGGTTTCCAGCACTATCTGAACTTAAAGAAGCATTACCTCCAACAGTACCTCTTATAGAAGTGGCTGTAATATTATACTGTAATAGTTTGGAAGTGTCTAAAATAATTTTAAATTGGTCATTTTGTCCTTTTGGTGGTAAATATGCAATATCTTTACGAGGCAATTTTATCTTTATAGTGGATGGTACAGATGCTGGTACAAATTTAGCAATTGAATATCCATTATATTTATACTCCCAATCATTTTGAGCATTAAGTTCTATATATAAATTAGTAATGGGCTCGTCTTCTGGTTTAATACAAACTGAAGAAGAGGTTGAGGAACAGACCAATTTTTTATACTCTGTTTTTAAAGTATTTTCATATAGATCTTTGATAATTAATTTTATTAATGTTTGACTACCTTCTTGATACTTTGATTGAATATTAACAGCACACATAGGCACAAATGATTTGGTAGAAGAGATTGTATAACCTGATGGAGATATATTAACAATATTTCCGGAAGGAATAGTCGTTTCTGTATAAAATTCTATCAAATAAATATCTGCTGGTTTAATATTCGCTCCTGATCCTGTGCATGACACCGGAGAAAATTTGATCAGTGTACCATCTGTACAAACATTAATAGGTATATTGGCTTCATTTAAAAACATATTATGTAGTCCCGCAATTCTTACAACAGATAGATATTGTTTTTTCTGTTAGTGGAATATTACCAGATAATACAGTAAACTTAAAAATACTAATTGGATTATTACCATTTATCTCTACGTCTATAGGAATAATAGCTTCTCTAAGAGCTACAGGATTAGAACCAGCCACGGAGGATCCTGTATAATTAGAGTATACCGGTGTTCTAACAGTAGTTGTTGAATTATTATTCGTTAGTTCTTGTATTTCAAAAGAATAAGTTTTCGGAGAAGGCTGTAATCCTCTGATTTTTACAGTTAAAACATCACCATAACAACAAAAATCGGAAACATTATCGAACTCTATATCTGGTACTGCTATATAGCATACTTGTTGTCCTACAAACTCTACAATTGCTCCTGACACTAGTTTGGTATAAAGTTTACCAGTGACACTATTCATTACAAGTTCCCCTACTTCCAATTGATTAGAAGCTGGTGCAGAGGTTGATGTCTCGTCTCTTTTAGGTTTAAATTTCATGAACAAACTCCTGTGAACGATACTTTGCCGAAATCCCAGACATTATTATCTACTGGTTCTGGAGGATTGTATGGGTCTGTGCCTATACTAGCTATACTAGCATACATTCCTCCTCCACTGCTATTAATAGCTCTTATTCTAAATATATATCTAGAGTTATTATTTAGTCCAGTTAAAATTTTTGGAGATGCGGCTACTATATTATTAATTTCTGAAGTAGCATTAATCCAGGTATTTCCGCCATCAGAAGATCTTTGTATAAAGTATCCCGTTACGCTAGAACTACCAACATTAGATGGACTATTCCAACTTAAAGTTGCTTGTAAATTTTGTCTAGTAATTTGTAAATTAGTTGGCGCCCCAGGAACATCAGTATCCGGTGTAACTTGATTAGAAATTTCTGAAGCAGCTCCATTCCCGATTTCGTTTATTGCAGAAACTCTGAAGTAATAATCTATACCATTAGTTAAACCTGTAATATTGGCGAATGTATCAGTTGATGGAGCTTTGTTATATACTGTCCATGTCCCGCCATCATTAGCACTATATTCTATTAGATAATTAGTTATAGGAGATCCTCCGTCATCAGCTGGAGAGGTCCATGTTAATGATACAGAAGAATTGCCTTCTACTCCTACTAGCGATGTTGGAGAATCTGGGATGGACGCTGGCGCAGTGGGTACTTGTGATACCAAATAACCAGAAGCATTAATAGTTAAAGGAGCATTTGGAACAAAAGTATTTACTCCTTGTTTCAATACGATGCTCTGAGTTATCAGACCCTCTGCGTATATATATTTGTTAACAGTCAAATCTGCATATAGAGCTAATGTTGAAGATCCACTAGGTATACTATTAATGATATAAGGAGTTTTTGTATTGATACAGGTTTTAGCTGATTCGTCTTTATTAAAACCTATTGGTAAAGTTTTACCTATATCTGAATATCCAGATAGATAAACTCCAGAAATTAAACTTCCAGAAACAGCATTAGATGTATGAGAATCAACCTTGAATGCTGGGATCAAACCACTAGGCAATCCTAGTGCATCTTTAGCAAAAATATTCTCTTCATATCTATTATATTGGGTGGGTTTGTGTCCATATATGGCAAAGTCTATTCTTTCAGCTAGAGTATTAAATGTGGTAGCCGTATCTGGACGAATACTAATAGTATTTAGTGTACTAGGTTTAAATCTATACGGACTATTTGGATCATTGGATTCACAAGAAAATCCATTGATCGCAGAGGGCTCTAACTGCATAGATAAATATCCGCCTCTATTAACAGCAAAAGCTACACCAGATACTCCAGAAGCTGTAGACCAAGGAATAACAGGACAGAATCTCATTCCTAGTCCATCGGTTGTTGTGTAGAAAGTGTCTGTAGACGGAGTAACCGACCCAACACCATCTATAATAAAATCTCCATCAGCCGCTTTAACATAACTAATTTGTCTAGTTTCATTATTTACTACAGCGATAGTATCAGTATATGGAAACTCTTTTCGTAAAGTTGCCAAATCTCCTTCTGTAAAAACTATCTCATTATTTTTAACTAAAACTGATCGTTTGAGATATCTAGTCCATTTAACACCGTCTGCATTTAAATAAGTAGCTGGTTGCCAAAGGGCATCTCCTTCACCATTATGGGTAAGTATACTTCCAGAAAAAAATGGATTATCCTCACCTATCTGTATAGAAGGAGTTTTAAAAGAGGTTTTTATTTCTACGCCAGATGGATCCAAAACAATATCTTCATACTGTCTGATAAATTTTTCTGAATCCAAATATAAAGGACTTAAAATAGAACCATTAGGGATCTGAATACCAGAACCATCAGATCCTGCTTTGATAAGAAGATTCTGATAAGTATTAGTTTGTCCCGTATTCTCATCGCTATAGAATACTCCGCCAGGATAGTTAGTTACAGGATTACCATCCGGTTTTAAATTAATAATATTCTTTACGCTTAAAGTATCTACTATTATCCCGCTAATATTTAATGGTTGTGGAGTTTTAATTAAGACAGCTCCACTAGTAGCTAGTATAATACCAGTAGTACTAATTGTTGTTGTATATGTTGAACCTCCTAGAGGTATAGAAGGACCTATAGATAATATGCCACTATTCTTAATCAAAGAAACCTTTTTACTATCAGCATCTATTAGATTACTAATTTTTAAACTATCAGAATATAAACAACCGCTTACGCTTAAAGAAGCATAGTTGCCGCTAGATAAAGAATAAGGTAGGTTTCTTTTAACTGTTACTGCAGAGTGGCCTACTGAAGGAATAGTTTCAACAGGCTGATAATAAGCAGACTTATACCATTCATTCAAAGATGGAAGTCCATATTTTTGAAATCTTTTCTTTTGAACGGATGAGTCCTCAACAGATATAGTATATGCCCCGTCATTTAATAAATCTGGATCATATGAGGATCCGGACGGAGCGCCTTGGTCTATCCAATTGATAAATCTTAGAGCAGACAAATAATCTACATATACAACCGGCTTGTATACCATTCCTGATACTGTAGAGTAGCTATATGGGCCAGAGCCAGATCTTGCTATACCTCCTAATAAACCAGACGAAGCCATATTGGAGTTATATAAAGAGTATGGATCCCCAGACAAAGCAACAGAATTTAAAAATTTACAATATTGATTATTAGTTATTTCTGATTCGGTCATGCCGAAACTATAAGGAACAGAGCCAAGATTAGGAATAGTTAATAGTTCGGGAGAGGATGTATAATCATATAGTCCTGATGTATCCTCAGGATTATTCATATCGTCTACTGATACAAATTTAAGATCTAGTAAATTGGATATATATGCGCTACCAGCAGCGTCTAGATTATTACGAACTCTAAATCCTATCTTATTATTTTCTGTATTATTTGGGAAGGCTCTGATACTCTTATACTCATTAGCATTAGTGGAATTCCAAGAACCACCAGCTACATATTCTATATTATCAGTAGAGTATATTTTATCATTCTCTATCCATTCAGAAACATTATCTCCCTGATCATATGTTCCATAATAACTTTTTGTAATATCATCCCCAACAATCCTTAATACTCCTGTGGTGCTAGGATTATAGGATGTATATACTCCCTTAGAAGATGATGACTGATTAATATTTGCAAATACCTCTAGAGCTGGAATATTATCTATTCCATAAACTAGAAAATTAATATCTTTATGCAGATTATTAAATACCGTATCTGTTTGGGGTCTGATGCTCAGAATATTTGCTGTTGAATCTGAAACATTGCCGCTTTTAACATATCTGGTATTTTTAAGATACCCGCCCTGAGTTATAGAATATACCTTAACATTTGCTACAGTATTTACTGTGATATTGCTATCTACTAAAATTGAAATAATATTATTATTTTCTATTTCGATATCTTTTACTATTCTATAAAAAACATCAGTATCTGTTTCTATAGCAACTTGATCTCCTATAGCAAATTCTTTTACAGGAATAGGGTCTATGGGGGCTATTTGTTTCAAACAGACATTTGCTGTTCTTGCGGGATACTGATTCCATGATAGTGATTTTTCAGTAATAAAAAACTGTTCCGGAGTTAATGAACCAACTATTACTCCGCTAGCGCTTGTTGTTAATATTCTACCAGAAGGAATAGACGCTATACTAAAAGAAGAATCATTTGTGGTCAAAACTCCTGAAGAATTTACCATCAATAATTTATTAGGAGAAATATTTGGTAATGAAAGTGTAGAGATAGAGCCTGAACCTATATTAATTTTAGTAGCATTGAAAATTCCGGTCATGCTAATATTATTAGTATTAATATTGATAGCATTATTAGTTACGGTAATATTATTATTAGAGTATCCTAAAACACTAGCTCCTTGATTATTAATTACTAGAGCATTGCCACTAGTATATCCAACAGTTACGGCATTAGGATTTGCTTGTAATACAGAAACTCCGGATCCTGAGCTATCCACTAATAATTCAATTTGTCCTTTCGTAGAACCTTCTGTTAAAACCAGGGCTTTAGATTGTAATTTTCCATATTCTACTTTATTTCCCAAATTATTTTTAGCAGCAAGAGAAAGTGATGAAACAACCGAGTTGGCGTCGATAGAAGATGCTGGTTTATGATATAGAGTTATATTAGCAGGATAGCAAGAACTTCTATTTTCTAATCTTATACCCTCTTTACAATTATTATTAATTAGATGCAGAACCGTTTGAGGTGTGGCGCCAGAAGGAATATTAAGACCAAGTTTACCATCATATGTGAAAAATAAACTATTATTAAGTCCTGAGCCCTTAACTAAAAAGTTAGAATTTGTACCATCATTATTTATTATTGTTGGGGAATTGCCAGATGATGGTATAATAGAGTGTGCAGATGATGACGATGATGATCCAAATAGTAGTTGTCCGTTACTGGACCAATATACATCTGTACCATCTATGGTTCCATCATTATTAAATTGTAATGAGCGGTCGTCTCCTGCTCCTTCTACACTGGATATTGTGTATGACCCGTCTGAAAGTCCCATAGCTTTTATGTTTGGTGCGTCTATTTGGTCTTTAAGTTCTACCCAATCTGTGCCAGTAGAAATAACTTGTGTAAATTTATCGCTACCTGTTAATGTTGTAAGAATTTCATTATTAGATTTTTTAATGATTAAGTCATTAGATCCAGAACCAACTGTTTTGAATTTAAGTTCTAATCCAGCACACTTTGAAGGATCTGGTAATGAGGCTTCTGAAGCATTGTCACTAGTATCTACAATATAAACACATCGAACAGAATCAGCAATGAAATTATTATTTTTTAATATTACATTATTAAAACCCGTATTAAAATTATATTCGTTTGCGAATATGTAGAAACTTTTGGTTCCGCCAGCTGAAAAATCAACAAGTTGATCATTATTAGAAGATTTTACAACCTGTACTCTTTCAACACATATAGAAGAATTTACTACAACAACCTTGCCTATACCAATCTCCCACAATACTTTGCTATTATTAACGTTACGAACCAGATATGGGATATGAGCATTAATATGGTCAATATTTAAAGACTTATAACCAGGAAGGGAAGAGCCTATTAAAAACTTATCATTTTGATAAGAAAAATATGAACCGATATTATCAAATATATATATTGGTGAATTAATCATGGGTTTTCCTTGAAAGAATATGTAAGTTTATACACCTTTAAAAATTTAGTTTGGATTGATTGTGTCATATTGATTTACTGGCCAAATATAGGTTTATGGTTTGCCTGCTGGTTTGGAAGGACTTCCTAACTCCAAGGCCCCGTCGTTATTTTTTGTTATCACTTTTCTTAATTCGTCTATCTGTTTACCAACTTCTGCTACTACGCTAGACGCTATAGTCTGCTCAATACTTTGTAATATACTAGCTCCTTCTTTAAGATTAATATTTACTTCATGAGTAGCACTAATATTAATAGTGGGAGGAATATCTATAGAAGATAATTGTTTAGTTAATGAATTTAAGCTAGAAACAAAGTCCCCCATTACCTTTTGTCCAAAATCAAATTTAATAGTTGATAATGATTTTACATTTCGACTAAAACTCTTACTAAAAGAGCCTAGGATTGTAGAAGAAACAGAATCTAATCCTAGTAGGCTAGATATACCAGCAGATACAGCATTCCCTATGTTTAGTCCTCCTCTATCAAAGTACTTCGGCTGAACAACTACTCCTCCTGTACTATAATTACCACTATTAATACTTTTTAATAATGGAAGATTATTCTGAGTAGCTCGTCTATTAACAACAAACTCTCCAGGGGTTAACATAGCAGGAACGGTATCAGTACCACGAGGAGCAAAGTTTACAAGTGTTCCATTACTAGCATAAATAAGACCACCATTAGCTCTGGTCTGTGGTTTCTGAAATTCTGGCGCCTTTTGATCCCTGCTCTCTTTAGCTTTTTTCATCTCGTCTAATTTAATACGACTTGGTAAGAGTCCAAAAAATCCAGCGGTTAAATTTTGTAAGCTTGTATTAGCCGTATTATAATTATCATCAAGATATTTACTATCATCTGCTGTAGGATCTTTTGATGATAAATATGAATCTTGAGAGCGATACCAAGTTTTAAGTGCAGTTATATCAGTTTTGACTTTATCTAAATTTTTATTTTTATTATCGGCAGGGAAAAATGATAATAATTGATCTATAAGACTTTGTCTAGCTTGTGCGGGGAAAAAGCTATAGGGATTTAGAGATAGTGCTCCTAGCTCTCTTATGCTTTTAGGAGTATCTTTATCTGTTAATTTTTTATATGTTATAATGCCGGTTTTATTATCAACGGTGGCTGTTTCACCAGTGCCAACAGTATCTCTAATAGCCCTATCTACTGCTTGCTGTTCTGCTTCTGGAATTTTCTTATCCGTAGCCACCCCTTTCTCATTAGTCTCTGCTAAAATCATTTCTGCAGCTATTTTACTTTTTCCGGCACCTTTTAGTATTTGACCATAGGATTTAATTTTTTCAAAAAGTGGTGTGACATTTTTCACTTTTTCTAAATCAAATTCTCCAGCCCCTAATATAGATCCTAGTTCTTTGGAAGGATCTGATAGGGATAGGGCTCCAATAAATTTCGATACTGCCCCAACATTTCCCCAAGCTGATCCTAGCTGATCATTAAGAAAATCTCCTTTATTATTGGTTATTCTTTTTCCAAATTCTGTTTGTAGTTTATTTAAACCTTCTGAGTATGATTTAAATTGATTAGAACTATCAAGTTTAGTTAAACCAAAATTAGGAATAAATTTTTTGAATACTCCTATAGATGGTAGAATAATATTTTTAATTGCTTCATTGGCATAATCAAGATAAGATTTTCTAAGCCATGAAGCTTTTGCTTTTTTTCCTTTTCTATCCACACTGGTAGCAAGTTTAGCAGAAGGCTGGAGTGTTGTTTCTCCTCTCTGTTCCATCATTCTATTTTTGGCATCTTCTAATTGCTGGAATAAGAAAATCTCTGGTTTGGGATCGGGAATTAACGTATATGCTTTATCTATATCTAATGCATCTATACCTCCCTGTATTCCTTCTTCTTGTGTAAGAAGTCTTACTAAGTCTATATTATCTAATTTTAAAGGTTCTTTTGTATTATAGGATCCTGATAATAACTGTGCTATTAATGCGGGGTCTTGTGATGTAAATAGTTGCTGTTTAGCCTCTAAAAATGGATTTAGTAGAGGAGCTTCTTTGGATGAGGATAATAAGAATCCATCTAGAAATTCATCTGTTGGTGGAATATATCCTTTTTCTTCTGTTAACTTGGGTATCTTTATTTTTTGAGTATTAAATTTGCCTTCATATTTTTCTGATCCTATAGCTACTTCGAAAGCATGAGATGTTGCTGCTTCATCCAATTGAAAAAGACTTTCTCTTTTCTTGTTTTTTTCTTCTATATCAGATACAATATCTTTGATACGATCAAGATCTATTGGCTTATTACTCCAATTAAAAGACTGCGCAGTACTATCCTTAACTATGTTTAGTTTATTACTATCGCTAGAAAATACATGATCTTTATTATCTTTATAAGAATTAACAATTCTATTCCATTTATCATTAAATTGTTTTCTATATATATAAGCAAAATCAGTAATTTTCCCGTAATCTCCCCAGCTTGATGATAATTGATTTTTAGGAATAGAAACAAAGAGACCGCTCAAATTATCATCGTACAATGATTCTAATAAAGTATTCATTTTATTATTAGAAGCTTTACTGCTATTAATAATAGTAAAATTATTAATATTTTCATATTGATTTTTTAACTCTTCGAAATATTTTAATCTTTCCTTTATATATTTTTGTTTACTCTCAACATCAGTACCTTTTGCTGTGTTCTCAAGAACACCAGGGCGCAAAACGTCTGTATTAGCTGCTCCTAATTGTTTTCTACCTTTTAGATTCGTTCCCATGAAAGAGGTAGTTTTTTGAACAGTTGTTAAAGCATTACCATTACCGGTAACTAATCCTTGAGGCTTGGCGTTTGTCCATTGTGCATTATAATATTTATCTTTTACTGGTTTGGTTGTAATAAATAGTGATCTTTCTAGTATTTTGTCCAGAGACTGTTTATTGCCGTTTTTATATTCTCTATCCCCTGTGTATTTGTCTTCTGCTGAAAGTATTTTTTTACCAAGTGTATCGTCATTATTTATCGTAGAGCCGGCCAATTTAGTTACTAAAGTATTCAATAGATCAAGCTGTGTTTGTTTAGATAGAAATGAGCTATCTGGATCCTCAATCTTATAGTTTTTAAAATCTTTACCCCCTGTGGTATTATTACTTATTCTATACTTTTTACTATGAGTTTCTAATGCATTAGTCTGTATTGCCTGATAAGGTAATAAAATATTAGCTAATTCTTCTTCTCTGCTCATACCAACGCCTGTAGTATTATATTTTTCAAATGTTGGCAGATTACTTCCCTCCATAACGGTTCCCCAAAGGTATCCTTTTTTTTCTTCTCTATCAATACCGATACCAATAGGATTAGATGCTCCTAACTCCCAATTGTCCGGTGTTAGATCAAAAGAGGTATTAAAAGTCTTTAGATATCTTCTAATCTCATTAATGCCCAGACCATCAGTTTTGGCTTTAAATGCTTCTTTGTCTAATTTAGCAATAATAGGTCCTGTAAAATCTTGGTCAGTATTATATGATCCATAAACAGTTGCTGGAGTACCGTATAAACGAGAAACCTCATCTGTTTTGGTTAGAATATTTTTAACTAAATTCTCTGATAAAACAGGATATTCTTCTTTGGTTAGTCGTACGTCATCAGTAGCAGTCGCTGATTCGGATAGGATACTTTTTCCGGCTGAAGCCCCAGACCCAGAATCTCTAACATCAACCATGCCTCCAGAAGCATAATATTTGACAGCTCCTCCTGAACTATAGCTATTGATACTCTTCAGTAATGGCAGATTTCTTTGAGTAGCACTCCTATTAACAACAAATTCTCCAGGAGTCAACATTGCTGGTACAGTATCTGTTCCTTTTGGTTGAAAAATATTCCCCCCAACTGATTTATATACTACTCCTCCCGTAGCCATTGTTGGTACTTTATTTATACCCTTTTGTTCATCAGAAGTTTGCATCTGACTAAAATTAAGAGGAGTATTTTTTATAGCAGCAGCTACAGCGTCTGCCGTACTCCTTGCGATATTCCCGGCCAAATCAGTATTAATTTTAGCCAACTGAATATTAGCCTCTGATTGTGTTGTAATTGCTTCTCGATAAGTATCTGTAGCAGCTTTCATCTCAGGATCAGCTTCTGGATTTCTTAAAGAGCCTAGTACTTGATCAATAAAAGGATTGCTTTGTATACCAGATTCTTGTAATTGAGATTGTAAAATATTAGCTTTAACTCCTCCTTGTTTATCTCCTAAAAATGGCATAATCATATTAAGAACATCTAATGATTCTTTTCTCTGATCAGCACTAGTGCCAAAATTAGCTTTTCCTTGCATATTATTGGTGAGTCTATTAAATGCTTGATTAAGATTATTAAGTTCACCAGGAGTGCTAGTCACCAATCTTTCAACAATAGATACTCCAGCTGCTTGCTTTGCTTGTATTTTACTAACTTGATCTAATGCAGCAGATGCTAAATCTCCATTCTGTGCTAGTTGCTCTAATGCTGCGACGTTCTCTCTAATAGCGCTATTAGTTTTTACCAAACCATCACTGAAAGCTAGAACTCCTCCCATATCAGTAGAAGCTTTAGCCTGATCTAGTCCTGTTTGTTGTTGATTTCTTTGTGTTTCTAGATTTTGAATATTTCTTCTAATAGCAGAAGGGTCAGTGGCTCCGCCGGTGAAACTTCTTGTTTGATTATTGAAATCTGTTTTAGTATCAGATAATTTTATGTCTTTGCCTAATGCTCTATCTAAATTTCTTGTGCCTGTTACTAAAATATTTTGAGCATTTCTAAGCCTACTATTGTTTTGTACTTGTATATCTGTTATCTGATTAGTAGCGTCAGATAGTTGATCAAAAGAATTCTTTATAAATTCTAAGGCCCTGATTGCTGAATCTGAGGCTCCTTTAAGACTCTCTATACTATTAGCTAGTGGTCCTATTTCCTCCATTAGCTTAGAAAAGTCAAGCTTCTCGTCTCCTCTAGTTCTCATCTTACTAACAGCGGCTTGTACTTGTCCTGTTAATTTATTGGCCAGATCTGGTGGAAAGTTCAAACTCTTTAATTTATCTTTAACAGCAGATTCTACTTTGGCTCCAACTTCTTCATTATTAGCTCCGCTATTTGCTTGTAATGTACTATTAATAGTGGACATTAAAGTGTCTTCAATATTTGCTCCCAAATTTAACATTTTTTCCATATTACCAGATTGTGGTCCAAATACTGATGAGGCTCCCTTCATAGCAGTAGATCTTTGAGTGTCAGAATAACCTCTTGGATTTTTTAATACGTCTATCATACTCTGTATTTCACTAGATTTACCAACTTTGGCATTGCCACCGGCAGAAGCGGCACTTAATTCTAGTTTTTCTGATAAAGATTGTAATGAATTAGACGATGCTGCTATAGCAATATCCATATTATTGAACATTCTTTTTAAACTAAAACTAAAGTTTCTAGCTGATTTACCAAGAGCTTCTATTGCCATTTGAGTCTCAGTTGTTTTAATAGCTTTCATGGCAGCAGCATTTCCATATGCAGCTATGATATTTTCTCTTCTGGCTCTTTTGTCCTGTTCACTTAATCTTGTGTCTGCTTGTATAAGTTGTAATTGTTTTTCTGCTTCTGGATTTGATCTTGCTAAAATCTCTGCTTGTTTAGCAAATTCTGGTGATGACGTTATACTCGCTGACGATTCTCCAGAACGAGTTCTTTGTTCAAAAGCTTTCTTAATATTATCAGCTGGTATAGCAAAGCTTTTAGATATATCGTTTGCCATATCAGGAATAAGATCACGAATATTCGATAGTTCTGTATCTTTATCTCCAGCAGATGCCAAATAGGCAAATATGCCTTTTTTGTCTAGAATTTGAGATCTATTAATAGCTCCTTGAGCATCATTATTATCTGTAGCTCCTTCTAATGATCCTAGTAATGCTCCCAAATTACTATTTCCAACTATATCTTGTACAAAACTACCTTTTTTGGTTCCGCTCTTTTCGGCAAATGTTAAAGCGGCTGAGGTGCTAGAATCTAGAGCCGTTTTAAGTTGCTCAAGGGCAGCTGGTGTTGCAGCGCCTGCGTTGCTAATTTCTGTTAAAATATTAGATATTTTTTCACTACTCTGTTCCATTTGTTTTGCTGCTTTATTTTTTCCAAACTCATTAACAGCATTCTCAGCGGTTACAAAGGCTGTTGCTATACCAGCCGCAGCGGTTCCTAATCCTGCAATAATTCCTATTGGTCCTCCCATAGTAGCCATTGCTAAAGCTCCTCCAACAGCGTTTGAAGATTGTTCAACAAAAGCATTATTAGAAGCTTGAGTCTCTGTTTGGGCTTCTTGAGTACCAAACATTTGAGCGGCCATAGGTATTCCCATGCTTAGTCCATACATACCCATACCACCTCCCATACCTCCTCCTCCTCCTCTACCCCCTCTTCCTCCTCCTCCCCCTCCACCAAAACCCCTGGCTCTTCTACCACTAGCATCTCTGGTAACACCATCTGCTCCCATAGTAGCAGCAGCACTTCTCCATCCTTGTTTACCCCCTCCAATATCTACTTTCTTTAATCCCATTAATTTACCAACAGCGGCATCTGCTCCTTTGGCTAATGAGGAGAAAGAATTTTTAAGTAAAGAACCGACTCCTCCTACAGTTTTCTTAAAACCATCCATAGGCCCCTGAGAATTTTTAATACCAGAACCCCACGAAACTACTGCTGATGCTCCTTTATTTAAAGAAGAAGATAATTGTGCGGCTCCTAAATGCAATTTTGACATACCACTACTAACTTGGGCTGCTTTATATACTAATGGACTCATAGCCTTATTAAGTAATGCTAATGTCGCTGATCCTGAAGATCCTCCTTGAGCCATATTACTAGCTCTGGCTTTAAGCTTGTCTGCTCCTGCTTCGTACTGCATAGATCTTATACGGTTGCCTCTTTCAGAGCCTGCTACGGCTCCTCCAACAGCTCCAATAACTCCTCCTAGCGGAGCCCCAGCTAATCCACCGATAGCTCCACCAGCCGCAAAACCAGCCCACCCACCTATGGTGGCTCCTTGAAACATACCGAATCTATCATCCGCTCTATTCTGCTTTTTCCTGGCTAGTCTTTGCTCAGGAGTGGTCGATCCTTTCTCTCTTGTCATACCAGAAACGGTAGCACCAACTCCCGTCCGACCTACCATAGTCATAGAATCCTTGCCGCTCTGAACAGCGGCTCTAAATGCTTGGTTTGCATCCCCGGTTTGTCTAACCTGTGTATTAAAAACTAGAAGTGCTTTTTCTGTAGCTTCAGTAGTAAAGCCTAATCTATTAAATCTAGCAGTAATTTTTGGGGCTATCCTATCTAAAGTAGCTTGAACATCACCGGGCCCATTGACTTTAAGCGGCTGGCCTTTACTGTTACTTAGTCCCGTTATTTGTTTAAAATCTCCTGTTCTACCAACCGTCCCGGCATTTCTAGTATCTGGTGTTCCTCCTAAAATATTTGGACCTCTAGCTTTGGATGGTTGTCTAGCAGCACTAGTAGTACCAGCAACCACGCTTTGTGCTAAAGCATCTGCTTGAGACACACCTTTTTCTAAAGAGCGATCTAATCTTTTCATCGCCATTCCAACATCTTCAACTTTCCAGCCAGAAACTAATTTAGCTAATTGTTCAAAAGCTTGAGAGTTTTTTTGTATACTAGCTCTTAATCTAATAGTGTCTTTATTAGACATTCCAGATAATGCATTATCTATCTCTCCGCCAACAGCTAATTTCTGTACGGATCCCCCTTTATTATATCTAACTATGCCTCCGGTATGATACTTTGGCAAGTTATCTAGTCCTACCCTGCCTCCAATATTTAGTTTATCTAGATTGTGGCGTCCTATCTGATTAGCCGATGTTCTATTTATAACATATTCACCCTCTTGGGCTACTATTGGTATTTCTCCTCCTTTAGCATATCCTTTTAATCCCTTTAATAATTCTTCATAATTAGGCTTACTAATAGCTGATGAACTAGAATCTTTTAATCGTTCTGCTAAGTCTTTTGCTTTATTGCTAGTTGGAGTTTGTGCTCCTAGAAAAGCTGCTAATTTTTTAGGATCAAATCGTTTATCTTTAGAAGATCTGCTAAGAGAAGGCTGTCCGCCTATTTCAAATGTTTGAATCATGCCTCCAAAATTTCTAGCTAATCTTTTTGTTCTGATAGCGTTTCTGCGACCTCTATCAAAAGTTCCTTTAGTTACTTTGGCTTTAGCCACGTCTTTTACAGCTTGATTAGTAGCGTCTGTCATTGCTTTAGGATCAACACCAAATAAAGCTCCTAATTTTTTACCCAAACCTCTACTAAAATCTGGACCGGTTTTTTCTGTTGGGTCATATGGTGCTCCTGCAACTGCTAACCCACTCTCAAATAATAACCCCGAGATATTATCCAATTGTTTGCTAACAATAGCTCTAATTTGTTTTTTATCTGTAACAGGAGACGATCCTGCTCTAGTCGCTATCAATCTTCCTACTCTTGCTGCTATTCTTTCGCTTTGATTACGAATAATAGCTTGTACTTGTTTTGATAAATCGGATGGTAACGACCCTGTTTCTAAAGTTGCCGGAACGCCTGTTAAACCGCGCCCACCTTTTTTGCTTTTTAAACCAGGGGTGGTGAGTTCAGTAGACGAACTTTCTCCTGTTAATCCTACAACACCTATTTTTCTTTTCTTAGCTCTGGTTGAAGTTTTTTCTTGTGCAGCCTTTATGATGGTTCTTTGATCTTCTAATTCTTTTATAACTTTAGCTCTAATTTCTTCAGATCCAATAGCTCTTGAATCTAATAGTCTACGAAAATCTATAGGAACAAAAACCCCTAATTTTTCCGCTTGTTTCAATAGCTCTGATTTGCCCATCTCATTAAAAGACTTTATGGGTTTGTCCGTGCCTCTTCCAAATTTTTGAACTAATCCACCGATAGCTCTTGCCTGTCTAGATTCTAATCTGCGTAACATTCTGGATGGTAATCCGAATAGTTTTTTTTTGTATCTCTCTCTTTCTTCTCTCTTAGCTTCCATCTTCGCTACTACTTCAGGTGGTGTAGTTTTAGTTTTTCTTGCTGGTAGTGTTTTTAATTCTTCAAGAGTAGCTAAATATTTACTCGCAGTAGCACCTTTGCCTTTTTGAAGTCTATCGAGAATACTGTCTAATAGTTTTGGTCTTTCTCTCAGAAGAGATAGATGTGGTTCAATATATTTGAGCCCTGCTGGCGTAAGATATTTTTGTATCTCACTAATATTTCCACTATTAATAGCTTCTCTAGCAAGAGTAGCACTTATTCCTGCTGTTGGTCCAGAAGTTCTTGAAACTCTTATGGGATCGTATCCAGGATATCTTGATGTTTCTGGCTTATCACTTCCTCCGATTTCAAATTTTTTAGTTTTATCACTAGGAACTATATATGTATCTGTATCTTCTCCAGTTTGAAAAGCATAGGGCATAGAATTTGGAGACGATCCTCTCTCCATAGCATGAACAGAAAAGCCTTCAGCTCCAAAAACAGCTTGGGCCATTCCGTATCTAGAAGGTCCTGTTTTAGATTTTTGTGGAAGATACGCTGTTCTTTCTGCTTCTGGATCTCTATTAAATGGATCTATAGGCACATCGTTAGCAACCATAGCGACTACATTTTCACGTTTGATTCCTGCTTGTTTAGCCCCTATTTTTGCCATTTCCACATGGGCTGGTGTAGTAGGACCAAAATTACCGGTCATAACACCCATCTTATCAGGGGTTCTTACTTTTGGAGGTGAGATTCTTTTTCCGGTGGCTAAATCTGTTGTTACAATTTTTTTAGGATCAATTCCGGAAACTTCTGTGGCTGCTAATAACGCTTCCATTGGGCCGCTATTTTTTGGTGCTTTACTAACAGATTTTGCTTCACGATCATATTGTCCAAAATTAGTTCCAGTTGGATCAACTTGTCCAGATGCTCCAAGAATGTCTCTAGTGTCTCTATTCTCAACAACCTTCTCTTGACTTTCTTTGGATCTTGTTGAAATAACTCGTATTCTGTCAGCAGCTCTTAACGCACCCAAATTTCTAGGGGTAACTACTGAAGTTGTATCAACAATATCGTCGGTGGGTCCTAATTTGTCGAAATCACTTGGTACTCTTATTTGTGTTCTGGTTGTTTTTCGTAATGTTGCATTATCTGCTTCTTGACCTCTAGCTCCACCAAAAGCAATACGGGTCTTGCCAGCAGCTGCTACTGCGGTAGCTACTCTGAGTTTTCGTACTCCATTAGATTGTCTTTTTTGAGCTGCTAAGTTTGACATATAAGCTTTATATTCATCGGGCTTAGTAATGCCAAGCTCTTTCATCGCTGCGGCAATATCTGGAGAGTCCCCTTTCCATGAGTCAGAATCAATAATTCCAACAGTACGCCTTACTGGCTCTGCTTCTCCTCCAACCCCAAACTTTTGAACAATACCACCTATAGCATATGGCATCATGTTAATAGCGTTTTCTAAAGCATTATCATAGTATCTATCAGCTCTACGTTTAGCATTTCTCTTCTTTTTGTTTTTTTGTTCTTTTATTTTTAGTTTAGTTTTCAATAATCTATCTACTTCTACTCCTGAAATTTTAGAAACTATAGCAGAATCCATTGGGGATAGTGATACTACTCCAACGGGCGTTGGTTTTTGAGGAAGCCTATTAGAAGCCATATCATTTGCTATTTTATTAGCAATATTGGATTTCAGAGCAGCATTTGCAGCTGCTGTTCTTTTAACATCAGTAGATATATCAGGTGGCATACCACTAAAAATAGGAGATAAAGCTGACCCTATACCTCTTGGAAAATCAAAAGCTTGATTATTATCTTTTTTATCTTTTGACCGACCACTAATTTTTAATAAAGCTGTCTCGAATAATCCTCCATAAATACTTTCTTTATTTTGAATATTAATATTACCGGTTGGTATAGTTATATTTCCTTGTGTTTTATCAACAATAGCTTTAGAGAGATCGTTTACTCCTTGGTTTAGGTACCCCTTTAATATTGCTTCTTCATTGATTTTTTGCTTCGTACCTTTTCTATTTAATCCTCTGATAATAAAAGGAAAATCCGTTTTAAATCTTCCTTTTCTATCGTATGTTGTAGATTCTATTTTTTCTACAGCCTGTCCTACTGTACTCTTAGTTTTAGATGGTCTCCCTCTGCCAGATCGTACCTGTGCTCTCACCTCTCTCCACGAACCATTTTCAAATTTTTGTACATCTCCGCCAAATGCATGATTTCTAGCAGCATCCATTACTCCATCTGGTCCTCCAAGAGATCTTGTAGCATCTGTTCTTATAACAAAGCTTCCTTCTGGTAATTGAGTATAAAAACTATCTGTGCGACCAGACCCAGGAACCTCAGCATATCCTCCTTTAGAAAATTTAGAGACTCTTCCTCCTCTTCTTTTACCCGCTATTCCATTTTTATCCGCATGATTTAATTGTCTTAATCTAGATACTCCAATCCTACTAACAGCATCAGGATATACCACAGTTTCTCCCGGCATTAATGCAACATCCACATCCACAGGCCCGCCAGCAGCATATCTATTGATGGGTCCACCACTAGCTCGTCTTCTACCAGTAGAGCCTTGTCTCATAGCTCCTACGAATCCTAATCCAAATTGTGTAGCAGCCTGTGCTCCCTTAAATGCTAAAAGCATACCTAATACCGGCAACACACCCTTAGCACCATCGGCTAATTTAATGAGACCACTTGCAAGACCAAGCGCTCCTTTAGTTAAAAGCTGAAAACTATCAGAGCCCCCGATATCTCTAAATAAAGCTAAAAATTCTTCTCTTACTTTGGATATTTGATTTGCTAAAGATAATTGTGCTTTAATAGAATCCTCAGCCAAAGAACCTTGTCCTTGTTGAGCTACTGCTAAAGCTTCTTGTGCAGTGCCGAATTGCTGAATAAGGGGAATAACTTTGCCTATCTGACGAAAACCACCAAGCTCCTCAACGATCTGAGAAAACTTTAAATCTCTAGGATCTATGCTACTCAAACCTTTGGATAGTAGTTCAATAGCTTTGTAAGCTCCAACAAATTTACCCTGAGCGTCAGTAAGATTAACATTGAATTCTTTCAACGCTTCAATAGTACTACCTCTCTGGATACGAGTAAAGATAGTTCTTAAGCCAGTAGCAATAGTTTCTGCACTTTCACGAGTGGTGGCTCGAACACTAGTAAATACAGCAATAAATTCATTTAAAGCCTGTTTACCTTCACTTACTCCTCTACTAGCAGCAGCAAACACACCACCAGTACGCTGAATAGCAGCAATAATATCACTAGATTCTACTGCAAATTTTGCTGCAACAGAATTTATAGAGCCTAATGAAGCCTCTAAATCTTTGGCACTAATATCAAACTGTCTCATTAAAGCAATAGAACCTTCTACCGTTCTATTCATATCATCAAAAGACGGAGCTAATGAGCTTAAAGCCAAAGCCTTAAGTGCTCTTTCAGTATCTCTAGCGCTCAATCCTGCCTGAGCCAAAGTAGACGAAATTTTTGTTAACTCTCCAGAAGAAACTCCTAAGTTTGTTGATAAGCCCGTAATCTCTTTTTCCAAACCCTTCAAAGATTCTGCGGATCCTCCGGTAACCTGTTGTAGTTTAACCAGTTCTTGATTATAATCTACATAAGCAGAAATACCTCCTTTAATAGCATTGGTTAATGCAAAAACACCTCCTGTTACTATACTAAATGCAGCAAATCTTCTAATAGCTAGATAAGATTGTCTACCGAACTCTGCCATTTCTGAATGAGCCATCTGAATTTGTCTAGAAGTATTAGAAGTGGCTCTAGATAAATTATTAGTAGTATTTACAGCAGCATTAAGCTGTTGTGTAGTTCTACCTACAGCATTGGTATTAAATGCTTGAGCAAAATTAGCAATTGCTGATGCTGCGGCATTTGCTGATGTTTGTGTCTGGGCTAATGTGGTATTTAATGTTACCAATGAAGCATTAAGTCTTCCAACTCCGGTAACGGCGTTTGGATTAACTGTTAAATTAACAGTGCTATTGATAGTACCAAGCTGTCTACGAATATTAGAAACTATATTTCCAATATTAGATGGTCCTCTAAGATTTAGCTGTGCGGTTAAATTAAAAGCTGATGACATATATAAAATTTCTCTTAGAATTTAAATGTATAAAAACAAATCCCTATGCACAATAGTAGCGCACAGGGATCTGTATATAATCGATATAATAAAAAATAAATATTATCAGCCAGTCTTGTTTTCCTCTGAAGTATTTTCAGATACTGATTGATTTGATTCTGGTTTATCACTAGTGTCTTCATCAATAATAGGCTTTCCATTTTCGTCTAAAAACGGTTGTGTCTCAACAATATATTCTCCGTCTGCATCTACTCTGTTACCAAACTTATCAATAAAATTACCCTGATCATCAATGAATCTACCATTTTCATCCACCAGTCTTCCTTCTGAATCAATCAGTCTTCCTTTTTTATCAATCATTCTTAATTTGTCATCAATAAATTTATATTTCTTTAGAAACTTATTTTCAGGCAAATTACTTTCATAATCATTATCCAAACCGTAAAGCATATTAGCCAAATTCTGAGCTGCAAGTGCTGCTACTTGTTCTGAGCCCCTATTTAGATAATCTTCCATATTACTAAAAACTGGCTCTTTAGTATCGTTATACACCACACAGGCTGATACTAAGTAGTTAAATCTAGCATTATCTGCTTGTCCTTCAGCACTATGATTATCCAAAGAAGTTTTGACACTAATAAGATCTCTAATTTGATCTCTAGTATCTTTCATCTCAATAGCCAAGTCTTTGGCCTCATTTAAACTAAAGCCTCCCTTTGCTAGTCTTTTTTCTCCGTCTAGTAGTTTTCTTTGTAGTTCAGAAAACTTAGCCTGTTTTTCATCATTCCATAGTCCCTGATCTTGTAGCAAATCATCCAGCTTGGCTCGTACAACGCTCTTTGATTTGATAGCGTCGGTAAAAGCCTGATTATATATCTTCTGGGCCTCTCTCTGATCATTTAAAGACGGAGATTTAACTAGTATCTCTCTTTCCTTGGTATCTACTTCTACTTTAAAAGTCTTAGTCTTCATTCTCTGTCTCCTTTATTATTTTTATGGTCCGGATTATTAAAAAACAACTTATAATGATACTTATTTTCAAATTTAGGCTTATTGTTAGGAACCCTCACATTATTATAAAGATAATCTGATAATTCATCAATGGCTGCTCTTAATTGATTATTGCCATTATTTAAAATATTATTTCTGGTTTGTTCCCATAAGTTATAATACATAGCAGCTTTTTCAGTATCTTCTTCCCATAAGTGATCAAAAGATTCTTCAAATCTAGCTAATGAACCTATCATAGTAGTTTTAATTCTAGTCTCAATATTAGATAATAATCTTTCTATATTATTCATAATTTATTTCCTATTTTTAAGCATATCATTTCGTTGTTGTAATAGTTCTCTTTGTACGTCTGGGAGTTTGCTATCATCTACGGTTCCCGCTGTTTTAATATAATTCATCTTTTCCTTAAGTCTAGCACTAGCTTCAGCGCTATTCAAAGAAGTAATTTCTTCATAAGACTCATTATTATTAGCAAATAAGAAAACCTCATTAGCGTTTTTAAGATTAGGATTAAGCTCATCTATGCTTTGCTGAGTCTTCTCTTTTTCTCTTTTTCTTCTTTGCAGAATCATCCAACCATCAAGCATATCATCGTCATTAATAATAGAATCTGGGGGACAATGTTCATTTTCATATATATTATCATACATTTTTGTAATATTAACTAAATTTCTTTGGTCATCTGTCCAATCTATAACCTGAGTACTAAAAACATTATTTTTATTAGCATTCCAGTAAGATCTCCACATAGAACTGCGAGCCAAAAATTTAAGTTGATCCATATTAATAGTATTATGATTTATTTCATTAACTATATCATTAAAGTCTGTATAAGATGAAGTATTTCTATTAGTACTATCAAAAACTTTTTTATTATTTTTGAATATAGTATTACATATAATATATTCGTTCTTTATAGCCATTGCATATCCTTCTAAAGTATGATTCATAAATTCATTCTTTTTTGATAGAATATTATTCATACTTTCTCTGGTTTCTGTCAGATTTTTCCTAATTTTCTTAAGATTATCTTTTTGTGTTGAATTCTTATATAGTTCCACTTTAGAGTCTTCTATTTTTTTTTCTAATTTAGTTATTAGCTTATCAGTATCCTTTTGCCACAATCCTAGGTTTATCATTACGGGAATTAAATTTTCTTCTCTTATCCATTCGTTGTATTTTTCTTCATTGATAATATTATTATATATTAAACTTCCTTGATATTTGATATGATTAGGAGCCGATCTTAATTCATATTGTTCATTCTTAAAATAAAAATATAGAATTCCTGTAAAAATCCTGTTAAGATAAAGCTCCACATCTTGATCATTCATCTTTTACTTTGGGCTTCTTAAGCTCCAGAATTTCCTGATTTTTGTCCCTGAGCTGCTGTTGTAGCATCTCTATATATTTTTGACTATTAGATAAATCAGTATATAATTTACCTATTACTATAAATAAATCATCCATCCTTTTGTTCCTATATTATGTATCTACTTATCTAATAACTATCAATTCTCTGGCCATACAAGATTTACATTGTTAAATGAGCCAGCGCCAGTCATTACGAAGTGGTTAAATGTCTGGAAACTATAAGTAATAGTAGCATTAGCTCCGCCAGTATCGCCACCACTATAGTTAACACTAGTTAGCTTGTTCTTGGCCCCAAGATCTAGTGTTAAATTATCTCCAGATTCACCACCACAAACCTGTACAACTACAGTTTTGTCTTGAACATTTTTGTAAACATTACCACAGCCAGTTAAACTTGAAAAGTCGCTAGCGTCCATTTGATCTCCGTCATTAGCAATAATTTCGAATTCTGATGTTACTTCAAGAGGGAACTTAACATAACGATAATAAGGAGCCATGGAACCTAGTTCATAAATAGCTTCACGACCAAGGTCTGCGCTAATCTTAACGCTCTGTAGATATGGTTTGGTTCTGCCAGATGGAACAGGAATACCTGCTACTCCTGTTGGTAGTGTTGAGCCACTATAATTCATATTGTATCTTCTGATAGTTTGTACAGAACTCTTTTCTGTATCAAACTGAGTAGCTGCCATGGCTGTATTAGCATTCCACAATTTATTATTTCCTACTAGTGTAACATCTTCTGTGGAGTTACCTTCGACAGGAATAGTATAACTAAAGTTAGATAGATACATACCACTGCAATCAACATAATTCTGAACAGTGCCGCTAGCAGCGCCCTGATTATCGGGCCATATACCAAGTCTAAAATTAACTCTATTATTAGCTAATTCTACAATATTTTTACCACTAGCATCAAGAGCAGATCCACCCATGCAAATTAGATATAGTGGCATTGTGCCATCTAATACTTTATTTAATGTTACCTGAACTTCAGGAACATTCTCAATGTTATCATATAGTTCTAGTTGACCTAGTGTAAAAACTTGCTCTAAATTAAAGTTTGTTGTCATACCAGCGCTTTGGATACCTAGTGGAGTAATCCAATCGCTTCCGCCTTGCCATTTTGTGCCGTCTCTGTCTTGAGGCTGTAATTGAATAGCTTGTGTGGCGTAAAAAATTCTGTTATTGGCTGTGGCTGGCATATTAATTTCTCCTAGACATTGATTTTTTTAAAGAAATTTTAAGAGTCTTGATCAATCATATTGTAGACTAATACTAGTTACACCATATATACGGAATCATGGAAAAATTTCCAAACTCAGTCTTAAGATACCATTATATAAACTAGAGGTTATAGTATTTAGCTCAGAAATAGAAATATTTCTAATATTAAAATAATTAGCTCTATATAATATATCATTTATAAGTTGATCATAATTTAATCTATTAGGATTGGGTTGTCCCAGGTTATCCACCGGATTAACTTTTGCTTTGACCACCTTATTAATATCATATAGTCTTAAAGACTTATCTTTTTGTAATAATAAAATACTAATAATATTATCTCTTTGTACAGGATTATTTGTAAAAATATGTAATAATACATCCTGAGTAATAATATTAGCCCTTGTGCCAAGCTCATGAGGAGTAAGTACTACTCTAGGGGTAGATTCTATCATTATAGCAGGCATTTCTATTCTATGAACAGATGTTATATCTTTTATATTATTGGCTTTAGAATCAGATGGATTATAAAATATATTCTCTAGAGTCTTCCACCAAACAGATTCGTTAGATTTATATACTTGTATATATCTAGAAGAATAATTTAACTCAATTTGACTATTAGTATTAATATTGTTATTAAAAATAATTCTACCAAGAGGATAGTCTAAAGTATATGAATATTGGCTATTTCCTGTGGGGGCCGGTAAAAATGTTTTATTAACATAAATACCAGAGATAGGAATCGGGGAAATATTATTATGAACAACACCAGTTTCATAAACCCAATCTTTTCTTGCTGTTTCCCATACTCGACCAGGAGAGTATCCAGTTTCAGTAGATGGTATTAGTTTATGCAGGCTTTGCTGGGTGGCGGGGGATCCGCTTGGTGGAATATTGATATTTATAAATCCTCCAATATTCAGAAAAGACCAGTCCAGAAAACTTTTAAGATTATCTTCTAAATTAGCTGTTGGTCCTCTAGAACCAATATCTTCTACAAAATCAAAAGTACTCATATAATTTTTTCAACTTCCTTAAGTATAATATTCTCTACTTCTTTTTGAATTCGTTGTATTGCTCTGGTTGTCCAGTTATTAGTTTTTGTACCAGCAAAAGAGGGAGGCACTCTCCAATTTCTATCAGACTCAACCATAATAGCCATGCCTGTTCTAGAATTTGGATTAGGACCAACCTTCATAGTATAGTCAGTAATAATGGTTTTATTTCCTTGCAACAATAACCAATCAAGCCACGGTAAAGAGTAACCCTTTTCTGTATCAACAACCACAGCGCTGTCGTCTGTTAACAAGCCATTAAAATTTTCTGAATGTATAGCTGTGATCACAAATCCACCCAACAATCCATTTGAGCCAATTGTGATTGGTTTATTTTCTATACTAATAGTAGAAGCTAATTTTTCAATAATATCATCTACTTTAGAGCTATCTGCTATTCCCATCCCTAATCTTAGATCTCCGCCAACTAAAGACTGATATTCTGGTTCTTCTTTTAATCCTTTTATAATTAATGGATGGATTTTATCTGTAGCCGCTTTAGAAGCTTTGGGTAGTTTAGATTCTATATGATTTTTTATAGCTACTAGTATCTGATCTTTAATATCAGCACTGCTTTCTAAGAGACTAACAGTGATATTCATTTATTTTTCCACATTGTTATAATATATCTATTATCTCCAAAACCACAAGGCTCTGGATGTCCTGCTCTTTGACAAGAAACATAATTTATATTATTATTTGAATTATCAAAAATAATTTCATTAGCATCTAAAATTTTAGACATTAAATTAATATTACAAATAGTTTGAACTAGACCACTACTTATCTGTACGGATTTAGATGACCAATTCATAAAATATTTACTATCAAAAATTACAGCCATATGCACTATTTCTGTAAAATCATTCTGAAATAATCCTGCTCCTAAACATATTGGACAAATAGTATTATCTGGAAAAGGTTGTGGGCCGGTATTATTATATAAATTAGAAGATAATTTAGAAATATTATCATAAAAACAATTATTGCATAAATTATTATTAGTAGTATTGCTATAAACTAGTTTACACGGTATGGTCAATGCCCCTTGTTGCAGTAAGCTGTCTATGGCCTGATTAAACGTATTTTTAAGATGTTGAGATATGGTGTCAGAAAATGGATTCATTATTATCTCTCTTGAATTAATAGTATAATAGGCTGTTCTTTTTGTATAGATATTTTATTATCAATAAGTAAATTAACAGATCCTGAACCTATATTCTTTTTTATTCTAATAGTATTAGTATCAGTATTAATACTATCAATACTCAAATAATATGTAGATGCCGATAATATATAAGATCTATTTAGTATTTGAATAATATTCATGTTTTACTCTGGTAAGTATGTAATAATAAGCTTCCATGAATCTATAGAACCAGAAACTCCAGGATCATCATCTTTTATATATAAAGTCCAATTTCCTGTTGTTGAAGACCCAAATAGATGATTAAATCCTGGTTCTAAAGAGCTATTCTGAAACTTAATACTACTGGTTTTATCCAAAATAGAACAGACGCCACCAGAATATATGTTATTTAAATAATTCCCTGCTGTAGCTTTATTAGAAAACATAAAACTAAATCCAGGATTATAGTTTCCTATTTTATTATGAGAAGATAATAGAATTTTATTTCCATTGGGCGGGGCCAAAATAAATGTTAGATCTTGAGGAGAATTATGTCTTAAACCATTAATTGCTACTTCTACATTTTCTATACTTCTAGAATCCGAAGTACTAATAATACCGCTACAAATATTATTATCTGGTATATTCATAGACGATCCGGTATATACTACTGAATATACGTCTAAATCTATACACTCAGGAAAACACAGGTCCGTGGAATAAGCTGGTGTTGGTGTTGGAGTAGGAGATGATCCGGCTGGTGTAGGGGTAGGAGTAATATTTAATTCACCAGATGATATATCACATCCTATTATAGATGGAAAATATTTTTTAACAATTGTTATTGTGCCAGTCGCCACCCTAGTATTACTAATTCTAGTTCCATTAATATCTGTTATATCAAACTGTACATCTAAATCATAAACAGCATTATCAAAAATATAAGTAGACGTAAGAGTAGAAGCTAATCTTAATATAATAAGCCCAGTATTAGTTGTGGTAAGTTCATAACCATTTGTGATAAGATTAGGACTAAGACCATCAACCAGACCATTTGTAAATATTCCCTGTATTTTGTTGTTAGTGAGATATCTTAATTTAACACAACTGTCTGTAAGATCTACCGAGACTCCGTTTTCATCGGTATACTGAAAAGTAATAATAAAATCTGAACTTTGTTCGATTAAAAAATTATAATTAGCTGCTGGCATATAATACTTTCTGATTAATTAAAAAAATTTACTAAGAGTAAATATCTCTGCTTCTAAAAGGATTGAGTTGAATAGCTCTGGGATCAAACTTGTTACCAACGAATGGGCTCATCATAGCCCTAATAGCGTTAGCGTTTCCAAACTCATATTGACTACGCAGTTCTTGATATGTTGAGCATGGGCCTTGCTCAAGCAAAATCTGATAAGCTCTTATGTTTCCTGCAACACTAATAACTGCTGGTCCTAAACTTGCTCTAATTCCTTCCATCAAAGCTTTTGTTCTTAGTGTGCTTTGATCTAATAAACAGGCTGATTTTAAAGCAATAAAACCGATATAATCATTGTCTCTAGCTAATGGATTACCAGGATCAGGATTTGTAGGATCAGGACTAATAATTTGATTAACAATATCTATATTATATGTTCTACCAAGATTAATTTCGCTCTTAACATATTGAGCAGCTATAGTAACGAGCTGTACTATTCTTTCGTCACTATATTGTGGCTGATCTGATAAATCATTAATTAAGGTTCTAGTAATCAATGGGATTTCTATTTGCCAAGACATTATATTTTATTCCTTAAAAGTAAAAAATTATAGAGTATATTCAAGAATACACCCTTTGGTATATATGTATATTGTACTTTAAGTTACTAATTAAGAAACTATCCAAGAACAGGTATTGTTGTCAAATACTGCTTCTTCACTAGGTTTTGGAGGAATAAAAGCATCTAAATTAGCATCATAATAATAACCTATTCCAGCATAATTACCCCTATATGGAGTTCCGCCAGTTTTGTGAGTATTGGCATAAGTGTTATAACTGGTTCTTTTACAAACTTGGCCTCTAAAATCACCATAATATTTTTCCCAATCAATATTAAGTTCATTCTCATCTCTACCCACAATAACTTCGGTTACAATATTATTAGAATCTAAAAATGCATAGTGTGCCATAAATTTTTCTCCTTTAACTAAATGTAATAGTATCCGTTCCTGCTGTAAAAACAAGAATGGTTTCATTTTCAGATGTGGAAGAGGTGTATGTTAATCCAACACCTACCGTATAATTTAATGTTGATGAAAACCTTAAAACTACTATACCAGATCCTCCATTAGAGGAAACTAATGTTGCTCCGTTGTAACCTCCACCTCCACCTCCACCGGTATTGGCTGTTCCGGCAGTAGAAGCTCTTGATGGGCTGCTGACCGCACCCGTTCCGCCGCCACCAGTTCCGCCGGAGCCGCTACTTCCAGAAACTGCCGCACCGGCACCACCGCCGCCGCCACAAAAGGTGTTAGTATTCGCTGGTGGCGTTGCTGATGTATTTGGGATGGACGAAGTTGTTCCGTTTCCGCCGCTACCGCCTGCGGTACCTGCGTTATTGTTTCCTGCTGTATTTGCTCCGCCGCCGCCGCCCGCTGCATTATAAAAACCTGTAAATGCTCCGTTGCCGCCGTTATTTCCGTACAGAGGAATCATAGTTTTACCGAAAGTATTAGCTCCCATGTAACTACCGCTGCCGCCTCCGCTTCCTCCCGAGTTTCCAATTCTTGCCAAAGTAGCAATGCCGCCGCCACAACCTCCCCCGATAGCATAATAAACATCAAATCTAGAAAAATTGCCATTGTTCACCGGGACTGAACTAGATATTGCCCCGCCAGCGCCGATTGAAATCGTATAAGGAGTGTTCAGTGATATATTGACTGATGTTAATTCAACAAAAGCTCCAGCACCACCTCCTCCTCCCGCCAAGTCTACCGAACCACCATTAGTTCCTCCATATCCTCCCGGTCCACCCCCACCAACTAATAAAGCTTTTATTGATTGAAAAGAATCAGACAACAAATCCCACGAATATCCGTTCCACCGATAGATACGTCCATTCTGTCTGGATAATTGACCCACTGTTGGACTACTTGGAAAAGAAAATGGCATAAATAAACTCCTACTAACTAAATGAAACTGTTCCCGTTCCGGCCGTGATCGTCACGACAGTTTCGCTCCCGAGTGGCGCGATGGTTGAGGTCAGCCCCGCTGACAGGCTGATTCGATAGGCGGAAGAGAAACGCAATATGATCACGCCGCTGCCGCCCGGTTGCGATTGGCTGTTGCCGTTGACAAAAGTGCCGCTGCCCCCGCCTCCTCCTGTATTCGGACCGCCAGCCGTAACTGTTATCGCGTCAGACCTTGCTCCTCCGTTGCCGCCACCACCAGTACCGCCAGCACCCCCAACGCCTCCGCTCCCCGGAACAGTATTAGTTCCACCACCGCCGCCGCCAGCGTAGGTGGCCGATGAACCGGTGATGGTGTTTGCAGCCCCGCTGCCGCCCGCACCTCCAGTGTTTGCTGCTCCGGCACTCCCCGCCGCCCCAGCACCACCGCCGCCACCGCCGCCGGTTGCGTTCCCGTTGCCGCCGGAATTGCCCTGCCCTGTTACGATAATCGCGCCTCCGGTCGTCGCATTATTAGTTCCGCCGCCACCGCTGCCGCCGCGCCCGTTGACGGTGTTTTGTACTGTTCCACCCCCACCACCAACAGCGGCGATTGGCCCAAAACGAGTAGCTGTTGCAATCACGCTACTGGCCGCGCCCCCTGCGCCGATATCGGCAGTGAACGATGTGTTTGTTGGCAGTAAAAGATTCGCTGAAACGTATCCGCCCCCGCCACCGCCACCCCCCGAACCATTGAATGTGGCATTCCCACCGCCGCCGCCGCCAACCACCAGAGCCGTAACAGGCACCGTGGTAGCCGCCGACACTGGACTACTCGCGTAGGGCATTGCACTGGTGATTAGCGAACCGAAGCCGTAGATACCGTTATTCATTATAAATCTGCCCCCAATGCTGTAACGTGAGTTGTTTGACTAACACTTGTAGTAACTCTAACACTCCATGAAGCGGATGGTAGAATCAAATTGGTATATGTTGTGCTGACTCTAGTTTGCTGAACAGTGGATGATCCTGTTGCTGCGGCTATAGTAACTTCATCAAATAACCAGTATGTACTACCGTCATGTAAAAATATTCGTACAATAGCAGCAGCACTGGTAGCTGCATTTTTTACAACAATTTCTGCTATTCGGGTTCCTGTAGAAGCACCAGTAATAACTGTTCCAAAATTGGTTGGAGATGTATAGGATGCTTCTGCTGTTGCTATGCTAACAGCCCCTATTCTTGGTACTGCTGCGAAACTTGGACTAACTGCCATAATATTCTCCCTTTATCTAAAGTTACTCCATAAAAATAAATTAATTGCTGCTTGAGCATTAGTAAAACCTGTCATGGGTGGCCCCACTTCTACATATAATGAACCTGTCCACTGGTATAATCGACTAGTATCAGTTGCTATATAATAAGAACTTGAGGATCCTAATGATGGAAAATTTGCTACTGTTGTATAACTAAGTATTTGATTTACCACTACGGGAATGGTGGTGGCGTTAGATGTTAATTCCCACACAGATCCGGACCATGTATATGATCGTCCATTCTGTGTGCTTTGTTGGCCGATTGTTGGACTACTTGGAAAACTAAATGGCATAATGTTACTCTTTTAAATTATGGATTAATAATATTCATATTGATAAGTTTGTCAAGTTATAGTATTGTTAGCAATTTTTGCTTCGTCTTCGCTATCAAACCAAGTCCATCCATCAATTGGATAATTATATTCATTATATTTTTCTTTGAGTAGTGTAAATCCTGGGCCATAAACCGCATTTGGAGCATACAATATCTCTAGACTTTCTGTATCGATTTTATAAAAACCACTAGTATTCATATTTTGATTAGACCGTTACGGTCCACCCTTTTGATGTGGCGATTGAAGTATCATGAGATGCTGTTCCCCAGTTACCAGTAACAGTGATGGTCTTTCCAGTACCAGTCGCAGACAGTCCCGTGTAGATAGCGTTGAGCGCGGCTGCCGACAGCTTGCACGATGCGTAGCTGATGTTCTGGTTCGTGCCAGACAGCGGAGCAGAGGATAGTGACGAGCAGCCGCTAAACATTAACGCGAAGTTGCCCGAAGTGACAGAGGAAGTGTTCAACGCAGGAACGTTGATGAGTGACCAACATCCATTGAACATGCCTTGTGTGTTGGTAACTGAAGCCATGTTGAATAGTGGCACAGATTGAAGGGCGTTGCAGGTTACAAACATATTATTCATATTCGTGGCTGCCGCTGTATTCAGAAGCGGAACACTGATGAGCGCGGTACAGCCGGAAAACAAATTCGTAAAATTAGTGACGGATGCCGTGTTGAAAAGAGGAATGGTGGTAAGAGAAAAACAAAGTCTAAACATGGTATTTATGTTTGTGAGCGAAGATGTATTGAATAGTGGAACGCTGGTGAGTGCTTCGCACTCGTTGAACATGCTGCTCATATCTGTGACAAGAGCGGTATTGAAAAGAGGAACAGTAGTCAACTGCTTGCAGCCGTAGAACATTGAGTTCATATTCGTTGCCGATGCCGTATTGAAAAGAGGTATTGAAGACAACGCACTACAGAGATTGAACATTGAACTCATGTTTGTGGTCAATGTTGTGTTGAAAAGCGGTACCGACTGAAGCATGGAGCAGCCGTTGAACATTGAGCTCATGGTGGTTACTGTTGCTGTATTGAGAAGCGGCACATACTGGAGGTTCCTACAGCCGCTGAACATGTTAGCCATACTTGTTGCCGATGAGGTGTTGAAGAGTGGTATCGTTATCAGTGCCCGGCAATTACTAAACATAGCACCAAAGTTTGTGACCGATGCCGTATTGAATTGTGGAACTACCTGAAGCATACGACACTCTTGAAACATATTGCTCATGGTTGTCACGCTGCCTGTTGAAAACAACGGCACAGACTGAAGCACCCAGCAGTTCATAAAGAAGGTAGTCATATTGGTGATGTTGTGCTGGCCAATCGTGACTTGCTGGAGATACGGCATCGCAAGAGTGCTGCTGCCAATCGTGAGCGATGTCAGGCTCGCACCATTCACGGCAATATCCAGCCATCCAGCGTAATAAGCACTGTTGAGGCCGCTTTGGTTGTGGCGAGTCTGCAAATTTAGCGATGTTAGGTTTGCCGCGCCTTGCGGATAGACCTGAATGATGACCTGACGATACCCAAGCGTCGATTCACCCGTGCTGCTAATCGTCGAATAATCGTATTGCTTGTAGGCAGTTGTTCCTGTCGCGTGGTTCGTGGTGGTGCCGTCACCCCAATCCACCGTGTACGCGGCGGCTGCCGTAAGAGCGACGAAATTGCTTTCTGGGTCAATTCGGTATAAGCCAGCGAATCGTTGCTGGCCGGTAACGCTTGGTAATGATAACCAATCGGCCGGTCGCACCCATGTTGTCAGGCTTGATGTGACAGTAGCAGCTGATCGCAAATTGAACTTGCTTGCCAATCTCGGCCGTGATTCAGTTGTAATAGACATTAGGTTATCTCCACGCCAAACAACGAAAACGCCAGAGTATTTGTAGAACTAAACACAGAAACAACGTCCGTAGCAGCCAGCGAAATGCCAACAGTCAAATAAAAAGAGTCATTAGAGTTAACAGTAGCGTCATAGACAAGATAATGCTGATTAGCAAGATTTACTCCCGCTGGTCGAATCGCAATTCGAAATGTTGCTGACACCCCAAGATTGCAAACGCTTATTGTAGAACAAACAGTCTGTGTAGCTCCCGGCACGGTATAGAGTGTTGTAAGAGAAGAGGCCGCTGGGCTAACCTGTCCTAATACCTTATGTGTTTGTGGCATTTATATGCCTCCTAATAAAAATGGATGAAAAATATTATCTATTGAACTAACGGTTTGAGCGCCTAACTCAACATATTGAAGTCCTGTCCACTGATATATTCTACTAGAATCACTAGCTAAATAATATGATGTTGAAACCCCAGAAGCTGGAAAACTAGTAGTAGTTGAATAACTAATTAATGGAATTGAATTAATTGTATAAGTTCCACTAGCCGAACTAATACTAGTATTAGATCCAGCAGAGATATTAGTTACTGGTAATAGTCCACTAACGCTACTATTAAAATTACTAATATCTGAACTAGTATGAAAATGACCACTAACACTAACATTAATATTATTAACTTTTAAACTAGTTCCATCAAAAGTTAAATTACTTTCAGCATTTATTCCCGTTGATGTTCCATCAGATGTTAATATTCTATTATCACTAAAATTAGTTATGCTAACCCCACCGCCAGTTCCACTACTACTAATAGTTAAAGTATTAGCACTATCATTATAGTCTAAAACTATTCCGGTTCCAGCAACTAAAAATCCAGAACCAACAATATCTTGAACAGATTCAGTAAAGTCGCTAATATTTATGCTGGAGTGGGAGTGATTATTTAAACTATTCCATGCTGATGAGCCGTCTCCAATTTTTAATATATTGTTTGACAGGTCAAAACCGAGCTCTCCACTAGCTAAAACTGGATTACTACTACTCCATTCGGATGCTGTTCCTTTTCTAATAGTAATAAGATCATTAACTGGCATAGCTCTAAATTCCTAATATCAGGGAGTTCCACCATCTATAGCACAATAGTAAAGGGTTGTTGGACTACCAGCACTAACTCCACTTATACTAGTTAAACCATTAATACTTGTCAAAGTGCCACCCAATGAAACGGAACTTGAGCCAACTGTTATGCTACTATTAACCAATTGACTATTATCTACTCCACTAGCTTTAATAGTTACTGCTCCCGAACTTACACTAAAATCTCCACTATCAAAAGATGCTATTCCTTTAACAGATGTTGAGGCGTCGTGAAAAACTCCTGATACTGAGCTTGTTACTCGACCATAAGAATCTGTGGTCACAGACTGTAGAAATGTGCTTCCTGCTGAACCGCTACTATCAGATCTACTTACTGTTGCTAAGTCTATACTATCAGTATTAACAACAATTCTAGAAGAACTAGCGGTACCAATATCTATTGTATTACCAGTTTTAGTTAAACCAGATCCGGCAGTAATTTGACCAGCACCACTAAATTGAGCAAAGGTTAGGCTTGTGGATTCTAGTGTAATAGTATCATTGGTTGTTAAAACCCAACCGCTATCACTATTTGTAGAACCCTCTGTTACGAAAGTAAACATGCCTGCGGTGACTTCGGTATCACTATCAGCATCAGATGAGCGACTCCAACTTCCAACAGCAGCAGTATAAATACCATTTTGACTACCAACACTTTGATCTTTTACTAATACTCTATCACCAGACACAATATTTACACCATCAATAGTTTGAGCGCCACTCAACGTTATATTAGCTGTGGTAGCCGCCCTAACGCTCTGTTTAACGTCTAATCCGCTACGAGCAGCATCAACATAAGCTTTAGTAGCAGCATCACTATCAGATGTTGGAGTAGCTAATGATGTAATTTTTTGACTATTTAAAGATACTGATCCTGATGGGGCAGCCATCTGGTCTAATCTATTTGTTCTTACTTGAGTATCAAAACCAACAATATCGCTAGCATTAGTAATTATGCCGGTATTGTTGATGGTATAAGTTCCACCGCTATAAGATAAACTAATACCACTACCAGCAGATAATGGACTACTAATTGTTAATGAATTACCAGAATCGTCATAACTTTTAACGATACCACTGCCAGCAACTACTAAATCATTAACTCTATCATCAATAATCTCATTTAGTTCTGTTGGTAATGTTGTGGCCCAATCTAAACTGCCCCATAATGTTGATCCGTCTCCAATTTTAAATTTCTTTAGTGTTGTATCATATCCTATTTCTCCTGCTGATAAAGCATCAGAAGATAAGGCCCATTGAACTGACGAACCTCTTCTTAATTGTACTTTTGTTTGAACTGGCATTTTATTTCTCCATTATTTCATAATCAGGGCGAGCCACAATCAAAATGATAATTATCTAAATATTCTGCTAATCCACTAATTCTTGCTACTGGAAAATCACCAATTATTCTATTAACTGGATAGTCTGGTAAATCACTAGGAAGTATTCTTTCAACATTAATTATATCAATATTATATTGATCATATCTTTGTATTTCAATATTATTAATATTATCAACAAAACTAGTCTCAATATCTATTGTATACACTTGAGGATCAGTAATTTCAACTATAAAATTGCTCATATATTACAATCCATATTGGATGAAATTTGACTAAATCTTTTTACAATAGTTATAACTCCATAAAGAATTCTAGTAGTATATTTACCTCCTCCATTATATAGATCGTCTGGACTTTGTAGTTCAAGATCGTATTTAGCTGTATTAAAATTAAAACTATTAGTAGTTGTTGAGGGGAATAAAAGTGTTAACTTTCCATTTGGTTCATCTATCTCGAATCTATAAACATCATGATCATTATTATTAGATGAAAATATTTGAGTAGTAGTACTACTTGTTTTCCAAATAATTCTTGCGCACCAACCTGTAAGATCCATCGGATTACCTTCAGAATCTTTATATATTAAAGATAATCTAAAAGACGTACCTTGTTCTATAGCGAAATCATATTTGGCCGCTGCCATAGTTGTCGCCCTATATTTAAAAAGTTATTTTGATCGATCTATAATAAGATACACCCAAAAAAAAAGGCCGGCGCAAAGCCAGCCTTCTTTTATTTCGCTATTAATATAGCTAATTAAATTATAGAGCGCCAAGAACAACTCTACGGTTGTCAAGAACGGCAAAACCGTGCTCTGACCAGCCATAGAAACCGGCTCTCTTCTGACGATGTAGTGTGTCGTCTTCGAAGATTTGAACCTCTTGACGAACTGGCATAATAAATGTATCGTTCTTGCTCTGATCGAGACCAACAACGATTTCACTCTTACTACCGGGTAGTGCGCCAGAAAGAATATTGCTATAGAATAGCTGATATTCTTGACCAACGCCTAGTTCATCTAGGTCATGAAGATTAACACCAAACACACGATTAAGAGTACCGTCAGCAGCTGTATAGATCTCACGACGAGTAATTTCGTCGATCTGATCGATACCCCAGTTACGAATATCTTCCATAGATTCTGGAGAAACGTAAAGGTCTGTTAGGATAGCTCTGTTATTAGATGCTGAGTTACCACCACCGTTACGACGCATAACAGTCTTCATGAGACTAACAAGTCTCTTTGTAAACTGATTTGTATTAGCATCACTATCATAAACTACGATGTTACGATCAACACCAGCAGCTAGAACAGTATGCCAACCATCGTCGTTCATCTTCTTAACGAAAGAACCTTCTAGAACCTCCATAGCACGACCAACAACGTCCCAGCGGGCATCTCTGGCATACTTTAAGAGATAGTCGATTGAAGAGCCAACGTCGTAGGTTGGTACCATGACGTAATCGCTCTCAACATGACGCTCTGGAATATATCCATGATTAGGAACAGTATAGGCAACAAAGTCCTTTTCTGTACCTGGGGCTAGGAAGTCTAATGGAAATTCTGGAGTAGCATTTTGAGCTAATTGAATTGGCTCGAAAATACCATTTAAAATATCCCCACTGAGTAGACCCTTTCTCAATGGAAGCTCTAGTGCTTTAGCAATTTCTGCATTAGCAGCTAGGGCTACTTCTCTATTTGGTGAACCAGAACGAACTAAAAGTTCAGTTAATTCTGGAGCGGGCTGAAATTTTTGCGTTTTCGATGACATTGCTTTCTCCCTTATCAGGTAATGTTGATATCTACTTTAACGTAACCGTCTGCATCAAGGACACTAAGGAATCTACCGACCTTAACACTATTAGTGCTTGTGGTTGTTAAATAACCACTGCCATCATAGTAAGCGTCAGCCCCAGCGGTTGGAGTAACACCATTGGCAACAAGGTTAGTTGTGACTTGACCTTGACGCAAGACTGTAGCTTTACCACCAACTGGAACCTCGTCTCTGTACCAGTTAAGATGCTGTCTAGTTAGATCATAACTAACAACATCATTTAGTAGCAAGCCTGCTGGTTTTGTGCCACTAGGAGTGCCAGTAGGATATGCTACTAGACTTAGAGCATCATCTAGGGCTACGCCGCTACCAGAAGAAACGTGTACTACAATACCGCCTCTTTCTGATGCAGTGTTAATGAAATTCGATACGTCTGTGTATGATTCAACACGATGTGGTTTAAGAGCCATTTGATTTCTCCCTATTAATTTTAGAGTTTTTTACCGAGTCTACTAGAAATAAATTCAACCAAGGCGGCGCGTGTTGTTTCAACGGCTGATTCAACCTGACCACCAATACTGAGACTAACGCTATCTTCAACTTCAACAGTGTCGAGAGCTTCAATATCTACTGAGGATTTCGTGCTTTTGTCTGAATCAGCATCTTCTTGATCTTTTGAAGCAGTCTTCTTTTCTTCTTTATCTTCTTTTTTGTCTTCTTCTTCTTTTTTCTTAAGGAAAGGAGGAAGAGTTTTAGCAAAAACAGATGTCATAGTGGCAAAAGTTTCGTCATCTAATGACTCAAACTTATCAGCTGTTGATGTTGCTGTCTCGGAATCGATACCGAGATCAACTAAAGCAGCAACTCTCTTCATTTTCTTTGCTTTCTTAGCCATTTCTTCTTCTTGGTTCTTATATGCTGCTATAATTTCTGAGGCACCTGCAAGATCTTGACCTAATTTTTCATTGGCCTGAATAAGATCTTCGTTTTGCTTTTTGAGATCTTCGAGACTGGCAAATGTTGTATTTGCTGATTCTGTTTTGGTATTAACTTCAGCTTCTAGAGCAACAACCTTGTTCTGTAGTTCTACAATTTGAGCGTGAGCTTCTGAACAATCTGATGCTTGTACTGTTGCTGTAGTATCTTCTGAATTCATAGTAATGTTCTCCGCATTAAGGTTGGACACTTTATTTGATACACCCATATCTTGTAAAACTGTATTTTTTTCGTTAGAAAAATTTTCATTAGCTTTAGTTACAAGATTATTAGATAAAATTATACTATCTGGATTAGCTGGTTTGTCAACAAATCCTTTACCAGAAAAATTAATATTTCTTAGAACTCTACCAATTTTATAGTCTTGATGTTCTCCTACTCCACCATATGCTCTAAGGTATTTTGTTAAAAATGCTGTTTCTTCATTTCTAGCTAAAACTTTATACTCTCCAGTACTTTTATTAACTAATCCATAATCAAAACCAGTAAATAAACACTCCATACTAACGTATTTAGTACCTTCTTCTATTTCTGATATTAGTTTATGCGTTCTTTCTTGTAGTTCTGGTATAGAAAACCCTTTATAGATAACGGATCCTGTTAAAATATGATATTTTGCAGGTAGTTCTGACGCTGGGGTTTCCTCACTGATAAGCTCTCCATTTTCTGTTATTGGCCAATTTGATGTAATATGACCGATAATGGTACTCTCGTCATGTTCTAGATTTGTTGGTTTGTCCTCTGGGCTATTTCTAGCCGCCCAGACCTCTTCTTTATCAAAAATATCATCATTTTTATTCCATGATGTAGTAACTAAAATAGATTGTAAATAGTATAAATCGCCATCATTAATAGATGCTAAACTTTTATTCATATTTTTAATATGTTTTTTATCTATTATAGAAGAAGGAGAAACAGCAGAAGCATAACAAATTGATGCAGATGTTTGGAGTTTATGCTCAAGACCATCCGAAATTTCTTGCTGAAAAATTTTCATTATTTATACCTTATTTGATGATGTTTATGCGTTGCTAATATACACCGTAGAGTAAAATGATGCTTTAGCTTGTTTTTGTTCATCCACAGTTAAGCTATAGTTTAAATCATTTTCTATGTTTTTTAGCCATAATTTATAAGCAACTACTAGGTGTGTTTGGTTCTCAGAGTCTATCTTTGCAAAAGATTCAAAGATCGTGTCTTGACCAACTTTTGAAAATGGATCTAGTCCAAATAATACTTTTGTTTTTATATTTTCTATCTCTTGGGATTCTACTGAAGAAAGACTTCTTAAATTTTTCTTATTATAAAATTCTAATAAAATAGGATTAAGTATCTCGCTAACTTTATCTTGAGCTTTATTCGCCCAAATCATTAAACCTGCGCCTGTTTGAGGTTTGAAAACTTTAGTTTTTCGCTTTTCTTGATCTTTGCTAGTTTTTGGTCTTCCCTGTCCTGGTTGCCCAGGCAACGATTCAGGAGAATCGTTTGCCAACTTGGTTGGTGAACTTGGTACTTTCATTTGAAGAGCGCTTTGTTCACCAGATTTCTTTTTCTCTAATTCAAGACCTACCTGACTAGGAGCCACTACCCCTGTCTGTAAAGCAATCTTTTTAAGACTATTTTCTGGAGTAGGATCGAACCAAGGACCGGCTTTTTGAACCATTCTCTCGCTATCTCTTTCTCTGTTTTCTCTATTAAGTCTACTCTTCTCCATATCAGGATCCATGCCAAATTTAGTTTGTAATAATTCGTCGGATATAAGATTTCTATCAGCTAGTTGTATTAGTAGTGCTTTTTCTGAATCTTCGTTAGATAAATCCATTCTATCAAATTCTATCTTAGCTGGATACTTAAAACCCATTGCTTTTTGTACTAACATAATTTCATTTTCCCAAAATTTTGTTAATACTTCTCTACCATATTGTAATCTTTGTGTTAATGTTTTTAATGAAATAAAATTATTCGTTGTACCACCGGAAGCAAAAGTTCCTGTTAATGTGGGAGGAATACCTAAGCCAGCATAAACATTATTCATATGAGGTATATATTTGGCTTCTCCTAAAAATTGATGAACAGTGGTCTTAGACTCTAACATTTCTATATCTGGACCCCAAATAATATCCATAGTACCACCACCAACATTATTTCCTAGTATTTGTGCTAATTTAGATGTTGCTGCTTTAGTAGGAATAATTCTATGTTCTAGATTACCTAATTTAAAAATCCTAATATTAGAAATAGCTCCGTCAAGAGCCGCCATATCTGCTAATTTAAGTTTTTCTACAATAGTTATATCGTCCATAATGGAATATATCATAGGAAAAGCCCAAGACTGCCAATCGTCTTTTTTATAGTGGCAAACTATAGTTTTATCAGGATCCAAAGGAAATGGTTTTTTAGTTTTTGCCGCGTCTATAATTTGCTGAGGTAATGATTCTACAACTAATTTTTCTTCTGGTGTTTTAGGAGTATTTATAGCCTTACTCAAAGACGCCGGTAGTTGTAAGACATAATTTTTCTTATTAGAAAATGACGATAAAGACCCTCCAGCAACATCAACAAATACAGGATCTATAAAAGTATATTTCCAAGGAATTTCTCTTTTCTCAACAGAGGGAGAGTTCTGATCAATATCGCTAACGATAGTATCAGCAGTACCTAGACTTTGATATAGTTGTACTCCAGATTTTAAAGTTAATTTTGCTGTTCTTCTATCTATAACAACATTACCAGATCTGTATAAATTATTTATTAGTCTTTCAGATCTATCTTTTCCTTCTATTTTTTTAAACCAGCGACGATAAAATCTTTCTGTTCTTTTGTTCTTATGAACTATTCTGATTCCTTGAGTAGCAAAATCTCCCATAAGATCAACCACATTTTTGACTAAACCAACTCTTTGATAAATATCGTCAGCTCTTTTTAGAATTTCTTTTACTCTTTGTGGAACCGCTTCATCTGGTCTAAAATAATCATAGTCAGATTTGGTAAATCCGGGTCTGCTACCAGTAAGACCATCTAAATTAGAATAGTCTAATCCGTATCTTCTCATACTTACTGCTTTTTCTGAAGATGATGCTAAACCAACAAATTCTTCTAAAGATTCTCCAGATTTTTTAAAAGCTTCTTGTTTACTGGCTAAATCCTCTCCCCATGTAACATAAGCATCTGATTGGGGAATGGCCGCATTATTAATAGCATTTTGTTTAGAATTTTTTTTATTAGCCATAATTATTTATAATTGTATTGTGATTAGATTATATTTGAATCGAGAATACTGTAATATACACACTTTATTCTTTATATAGTCCTAAATAAATGTCAGAATTAGCATTGTTGGTGAACCATTCTGGTCCTCTATACATATTTCCGTCTGCTTTTATATTAGAATTTCGGGCATTATCTCCTATAATCTCATATTCTATATTTTTTAAACTTCTATTCATTTGTCTAGCCAGCATATTTGCTATTACTAATGAACTATAGCGGTCTTTTCTCAATCTTCCTTTTCTACCATTAGGTAATTTAATTTCAGGAGTATCCCATCGATCTCTAGCATTAGGACCAGTACTTGTTTGTGTCATAACAATTGTGGTCAATTCATTTTTTAATTCTTCTATTTCCAACAAACACTCGCTTAAATTATCATAAATAGGATTCATTTCATCTTCTATAATATCTTTACCGTCTTTTTGCATTGTTAATCCTAAAGTTAAATTATCGAACCTAGGAAACAATAATACTTTATCTTCTAAGTCTTTTCTTAAACCGTGATTAGCTTGTGCGGTCCAGTCTGCTTTAGCAAATTGTACTAGTTCTATAATATGTAATCCTGGTTGAGAATCTGTGTCTTTAGTGGATGAGTCTTCTATAACTGGCCATATTAAATGCTCACCATCTTCAAGCTTGGCCGGGTCGTGTAGAGCCTCCTCTATTGCAACACCTCCTCCTTGAGCATCTATGCCTAGTCTGGTACAAGGAAAAGTTTTCATAAGATTACGAATTTTACGACAGCAAAATCCATAAAAATCATGGTCTTGTGCCAATCCTTTTTTAAGTCTTTCTTTAAAATTATTTCTATTTGTTGTCCAGCAGTATACTAATCTATTATGATTTGGGTGAACTTCTATAATAGTAATACTAAAATTGTCCTGTTCTGAGGCAGGGTCTACTCCGTATACATACGAGCAATTAGTATTTCCTTTAGTCGAAGCTTCAAAAAGAATGGTTTTATTATCTATCAGAATAGGATTAGTATCCGAAACAACACAGCTTTCTATCAAGCTTCGTCTAAAAAATCCCTCACTATCAGAAATAAAACAAGCAGCATACTCCATATTATATATTCCAGTATGTATAGTAGCTTTAGCTCTAGATACTTGTTTGTCATCCATGAATCCTTTTGGTATTAATTCATAAGGAACACGAATTATAGAATAGTCTTTCCAATTAAAATTATCCGGAATTTCTCCTTTAAAAATATCTTTTAGTTTCTGCTCGTCTCCTTTACTTTCTATAATACCTTTGTATCTTTTCCAATAATTGGCAAAGTGTTTAAAAGAGTAATCAGCTGTGCCAGAAATAATAGCCTGATTGCTCATTTTAATATTTAAAGATTCTAATTCATCATTCCATATTCCGGCATCTATCATCGCTTGTTTTTTTGCCTGATCTTTAACATTCTGAATAGGACTAGCAGATACAGCAGCGAATCCGGATACTACTGTTTCATAAATATCCGGACTAATAGAAGCAAACTCATCAGCAATAATAATGTGCGCTCTTAATCCTCTAATTTTTGATCCATCTCCCAAAGGAATAGCAATCGTCCAACTATCTCCGAGTCTTATAGTACATCTATCAACATCTCTTCGAGGTCCATCATCATTGCTATTAAAAATACTCCGTAAAATAGGGCTATTTCTCCATATTGTTTCCATATATTCAAATATAATTTTACTCTGTCTAAAAGCTGCACCAACTACTACTATTTTTGTACCGGGTACGAAAGTGCATTTAAGAACACAATATAAAGCCATCAGGAAAGACTTACCAAAACCACGGCTAGCTACGAACATAGGAAAAGATCTATGCCAAAACTCTTGCAATATTGCTATCTGGATAGGATGTAATTCTATATCGAAAAGAAGCTTAACTGTACTTCCTATGTATTTTGTATCTCTCATAATCTTTAATAGATGAACATCAGGGTATGCTATATCCTGTTCAGATCTATTAATCATTAGATTATTAGGTATTGCTAATGAATTAAGGTCTCCAAGACCTAGCCAAGCATTATCAAATATCTTTTTTTGTAAATCGCTCAATGTAGTTCACCTTTTTAAGAATATGCTCTGCTATTTTTTGAGCATTAATTGCATTACCACAAAAAACAATTTTAATATTATGATTAATTTGTAATTCCAAAATGTGTTTGATAATAAATGCTGGAGATATTTTAATTTTATCCCACATTCTTTTAGGCACTGTTGAGCCACGAGGATAGATTAATATGTCTTCTAAATCAAACTCTAATAATAAAAATGAATATTTAAGCTGGCTCATTCTTAATATTACATCTTTGAATCTACTTTCAACAATATTATTAGCAAATTCGCTGATACTTTTTTTTCTTTCAATGCCTAATAAATTCTCCAAGCCCTCTATGCTATAGTCTCCAGTATCTAGCTTTTTATTAGCAACAGAATATTCCGTAAATGTCCATGGTTGTTGTTCTCTTGTATCAACAATGATAGTAAAGTCATCATGTTTCGACATTAACCACACTTTCTTTGGCTAGTAATCTTCTGGAAGTTTTGATAGCTTTTTTTACCATAGCTCTAGCTACCATATCTATAAAAGGCAGATTTCTTTTTGTTGATTCGTCTTTGAGCCAACCAATAATAGTATCCATATTTTGTTCACACCAATCTGGTCCTTTAATATTCATATTAATAGCATTTTGCCTACAAGAGCAATTAGGAGTAGGATTAATACCAAGAGTTTTTAACATGCCCGATAAAACAGATCCTGGTCCGTTAGGATGTTGCTCCATAGTGACCGGAAACTTGTTTTGAAGATAAGTCTGGGGATCTTTACCCATCTGAATTTTAACTATAGCTTCTGCCTGTTCTTGGGTCCAGTCTCCAGCATCATCATAGGATTGTGCAGAAAAAATTAGAAAATTTAGGGGTAAAGACTCTGAGTTTGCTAATAGAGTTTTTCGTTGAGGATTATCAATATAAACCAAATCTAATGAGGTTAGAACTTTGGGTTCTGGAGTTATAACCTTATTTGTTGTGGGGTTGGTATATGGGGGCTGCTTTATAGTGATTGGGGGATCAAAAGTGATCATTTTTTATCCTTTAACAATATCATTAAAAATGAAAAACTATATTCTTCTTCCATACCTTTAATAAGGTCATGATGAGCTTTACACAAGGTTATACCATTATTTGGATCAAATCTTAATCCTGGAAAACCGGCCCAAGTTTTTATATGATGAGCATTTAATCTTTTTTTACTATTACAATTAGGCCATCTACACTGAAATTTATCTCTAGTATAAACTTGTTTACGCCACTTCTTATATTGGGGATCATCAAAATTACGACGCATTTTTATATACTCTTATATCACTACTAACCATATCTTCTACTAGAGCATCAAAAGAAATTAATGGTTGCCAATTAAGTTTATTTTTTGCTTTAGAAGAATCTCCTTTAAGATAGTCTACTTCACAAGGACGATAAAAAGCAGGATCAATAGCTATATGGTCTAAATAATTTAAGTTGACTAAACTAAAAGCTTTATTTAAAAATTCTTCCACAGAATATGTGTGACCTGTTGATAATATATAATCATCCGGTTCTTGTTTTTGCAACATTAAATACATACCATAAACATAGTCTTTCGCATGGCCCCAGTCTCTTTTGGCTCTAATATTTCCTAGTTTTAATTTTTCGTTTTTATCAATTTTGTTATTTACTAATTGACCGATATACTTGGTAATTTTTCTAGTAACAAAGTTTTCGCCACGACGAGGACTTTCATGATTAAAGAGTATACCCGAACAAGCATATAAACTATAAGATGTTCTATAAATATAAACCATATGATGAGAAGCTAGCTTAGATGCTCCATATGGACTTTGAGGTAGCATAGCCGTTAATTCATTTTGGAACTTGGTATGATTTTCATTTACTGAATAATTTCTCCCAAACATTTCGCTGGTGCTGGCCTGATAAAATTTAGTTGATGGAGATAATAATCTTATAGCTTCTAGTAGATTGGTAACTCCCAAAGTGTTGATACTAAAAGTTGTTAGGGGCTGACTAAAACTGGTACCAACATGGCTTTGTGCAGCAAGATTGTAAACTTCATCAGGTTTGTGCTGGTCTATAACTCTTGAGCATCCACTAGGATCTGTAATATCAAATTCTTCTAAAATAAAATTTGGTTTATCTATTAGATGATTAATACGACTAAAATTATTAGAACTACATCGTCGATGTAAGCCTACTACTATATAGTCTTTTTCTAATAGTAGATCGGCCAGATATGAACCGTCTTGTCCTGTGACTCCTGTTATTATAGCTTTTTTACTCATTATTTTCCTCTAACAATACAGACTCTGGAGTTAAAAATGGTTTATCTATTAAATTATCTTCATAGGTATGGTATTCTTGTAGTTTGCTTTTACTTTTTTCAGTAGCTAATGACAAAATCTCCATTTCTCGTCCTTCTTTTTCTCTGATAGTTTCGTCTTCTAACATTCGTATTAAGCCTGTCCAGCTACTTTTTCCGTCCTCTATTCTTTTGATTCTTTGCTCTCTGGTAGCTTTTAAATCTTTACTAATCTTCTGCTGCTCATTTAATAGTTTAGTATATTCATTAGTATAGTTGGCAATACTATTTCGTGCAAAACTTAATTGAGTTTCCATATTAGCAAGTTTGGGAATGTCTCTGTCAGTTTCTGCTTTTTCATATTCTTTGTCTACTAGTTTTTGTAATTTATCAGTTTCAGCAATATGTCTTTTTCTTTCTTTCATACTTCGATTAATAAGAATATCAATAGTGATAAATTGTTTGATTTGAAGTTCTTCTGCTGGTAAAACGTCTTCACGAAACTGTTTAATAAGTCCAATCCAGGTATCTTCAAAATATGCTCTTTCTCCGTTATCATCATCAAACTGTCTGGTTATTTCGGGCCAAAATGTTTTGCTGTGTAATTTTTGTTTTAAAAATTCTTGGGTGCTTTTATCACTATCTGATATTAATAGTTTATTTTCTGTAATATATCTTTGAACAGGGGCGGTACTTCTATTTAGTGATGAAGCTATTTGTTCTACTGATAGCGAACCAAAATTTTCCCTTATATATTGTTCTTCATCTAAGCTTAATTGTCCTCTTTTTTTGGGGGCTGAATTTCCCATTTTTTATTCTCCATTAATTGCGCAATATGTTTTTGTAGTTTTATTAGTTGTTGTTTTGGAATATTGGTTCCATGTTTTAGTTTTAAATATGATTCTCTAAATTCTGACTGAATATTTTCATCTAAAAAAGATATAATTTCTTTATTTTGAATAAAATTGGTAGAATCAGATATTTGTAAATTAGGAATGGATAAGTCTTGATCAATATGGGACGGTTGCATAATATTCTTTTTAGCTTCGTTTCTATTGGCCCATGCTGCATAAGGAGCACAATCATCTTTGTTTAAATATTTTGAACATTGATTGGTAGAACAAGCATAATTTTTATCAAATAGTGGACATGTTATGCAAGGTTTGTCGGGCCTTTGATAGTTATTTCTTTTGAAATTAAATAGTCTATTTCTCACATGGGTCCATAAAAAGTTTTCCAAGGGGCGACTACGATCATATTTTTGCAAACCTTCCATAGCAAATATGGCGGCTTGTTGTTTCATATCATCAAAATCATGGTATCCGAAACGAAATTTATAACCCAATCTTTTGCTAATATTATCCAATACTATTAAAAATTCATCTTCAGTAACACCATTTGGTAAAATATCTTTATTCTTTTTCTTCTTGCTCATTTATTAAACTGGCTATAGTTTTTCCTTCTGGTAATTTTAATTCTTCCTGAATATCTTCAGATAAAGATCCTGATGCTTTGACGATTAAAACGGAGTCTATTAAATTAAATTCATCGTTTTTCATAAGATCTCCTTGCGCAAAACTTATCAATACACTAATATAGTAGTGTTGATGGCTTTTTAGTCAATATAAATTTATATACTGGAGGAATTATGGCTAATTATAAGAAGTGGACTAGTGCAGAAACCGACTTTATTGGTAAAAATCATAATCTAATTTGTGATGAGGTTTTAGCATCTAAGTTAAGTGAGATGACAGGACAAACTATAACAACAGCTATGGTTCGTCGTCAAAGAAGAAAATTAAGTTTAAAGAAGCCTCGTGGTCGTCCTTCCAAAATTAAAACATTTGAAGCTAATGGAGAAAATCTATAATGAATAAATTATTCAATAGTTTTTGTATTCTGTTGGTGGTATTTTGTAGTATGGGAGCTGGTCCATGTTGGATAAAGTATAATCATGCTACTATTCAACCAGTTCCAGTGGTAGTTTATCCACCATATTTTCTTTATGGAAATCAATATGTTCCTGTTATTGTGCAGCAACAGAGGTTTGTTCCTGTGGTGGAGAATAGGATAGAGTATAGACCGGTGGTTGGCCAGTTTTTTATGAATTATTCTCATTACTATAGTTATCCACAGAATTATGGTTATTACTATACTAATTGGAATGAATATAATTATTAATCTATAACAATAAAGATAGAATAATAAAGAAGAGGCAAGCAGAAATGTTTGTCTCTTTTTTTATACACACTCTTGATCTTGTGGCGACGCCGGGTATAAACCACTATATGTTGTGACTGGACTCTCAACACGAAAGGACTCGATATGAAACAATACGTTTTATCTTTAGAGAACTTAGAATCTAGAACTGTTTTATCTAGTGTGGTAGCAATTGTTGATAGTGGTGCAGACATTAACCATCCTTATCTGGCTGATAGATTGTGGACCAATCCTGGAGAGATTGCTGGTGATAATGTTGATAATGATAATAATGGATATGTGGACGATATTCATGGGTGGAATTTTGTAGAAAATAATAATAATGTGCAGGATGGGTATGGACATGGTACGGCGGTGGCGGGTTTGGTTGTGGCTAATAGTACTTCTGATGTGATGATTTTAAGATTTCAAAATAATCAGGGTTTAGGATTCACCGGCGAAGCAATCAAGGGTATAGAATATGCTACTATGATGAAAAAAAATTATGGGGTTAATGTGGTGGCTATTAATGCTAGTTGGGGTGGGGGATTAGGATATTCTAGTTTATTGTATGCTGCTATCAATAATGCTGGAAATAATGATATAGCTTTTGTGGTTGCTGCTGGTAATAGTGGTGCAGATAATGATGTTTCTCCAAGGTATCCTGGGTCTTATGATTGTTCTAATGTTATTAATGTGGCGGCGGTGACTGATCAAGGATATTTGACATCATATTCTAATTATGGGAAAAATAGTGTAGATTTGGGGGCTCCTGCTAATGGAGTAAATACTACTTTTCCTAATAATAGTTATGGCTCTTTTGCTGGTACAAGTGCTGCTGCTCCTAGAGTCTCTAGCTCTGTGGGATATTTAAAATCTCAGAATCCTTCATGGAGCATTAATGAGGTTAAAAGTTATATATTTAGTACTGTAGAAAAAAATAATAGTTTAGCAGATAGGTTGGTCAGTGGTGGGGTCTTGAATAAGAGTCTGGTTTTTAATGTTTCACAACCCATAAAGACTCCGGTTTCTATTAGTATGCCGGTGATTAGTACTTCTATAGGAAATGTGGAAATTTTATCCTTAAAAAGAATTAAGGGATGGGCTTTTAGTGAAAATAGGGGAAACAAGTCTGTGGTGGTTAGTGTGGTTATAAATGATGTGGTGGTAAAAAGTGGTACTGCTAATGGTTATAGGGGGGATTTGAGAAAGGTTTTAGGTTCTAGTTACCATGGATTTAATATGAAGCTAGCTCCTAGGTGGTTTAAGAGCGGGGAGAATAGTGTTAGGGTGGTTGTGGACGGTAACTCTATATGGAGTGGTAAAGTTTATAAATAGTGGCTATTAAACTGGCTAATTATTTTATAGGGCCTGGACTATGTATGGACCACCCCAGGATTTTTAGAAATTCTGATGAGATGATAAGTAAAACAAAAAAACCCCCCTATGCCCTAAACCTATACGGTATAAGAACTTATGATCATTATACTCCGCAAAATTTGATGTAAGTGCTTGTGTGGGAATGACTTATGACGATTTTTGACGCAAAGGCCATACCATAAAAATATCTTTATTTGGCATGAAATTATATTTGAAAAATTACAAAGATTTCTCTTGAAAGCGTCGATAAACACTGTATAATGAAAGCACAAGAGAAAAAGGGAGAAAAGAAAATGATCACGCTCACGATGATTCAGATTGGCCGGAAGTTTAAGGTTTATCACGACCAGAATGGCAAGAGGATTTTGCTTGGGATTTTCAAGAGTGCCGACGAGGCTATCTCATTCATGAATCGGGCTTGACGAATAGAAAATATCTTAGTAGAATACTAGAGAAAGTGAGAATGAAAATGGAAAAGATGATTGACGAAAACGGCGAGGAATGGATCGTGGGATATGGAGATGAGGCCGATTATATCCCAGGCTATGATGATGGTGAATGGGATCCGATCATGGGTGATGCCGATGAGCACATCGAAACGAACGATGAGTGGCTGGACGATTTCCAGGGTGAAGAAGAATTTGCTTGAAAGGAAAAGAAAATGAAAAACTGGATCTGCTACAATTTGTTTGGTGAGCATCCCGATGATGTGGATACTTTCGGAATGATTAGTGGCTTGGGTATTCAAGTGTTTCTAATCGGTTGGGCCGTCTATCTTTTTGTTTACGTTCCTTTCTTTTACTTTGGGTGAATACTAATGTTTGCAACAGCTTATAAACCGGTAGTGAATAACCTCGACAAGATTTTCTCTGCTATGCGAACGGGTAAGTATGGGTGTGTTATCGACACTAAGGGAAATGCCCATGTTGGTATTATCAATTGTGTGATGCGTGAAGATGGCAGCGGAAAGAATTGGATTGTGACCATTACTAATAAGACTGTTGGTAATGAGAATGTTTTTTTTCATGCTAAATAAGAATAGGTGTTCAAATGAAAGTTTCTCAACTAAGCAAATGTACAGTACAAACCGCTTTAAGGATTGAGCAAATTCGTTTGCAATATGCTTTGAGCGAATCAGATAAAGAAAATATTAAAAATAGTATTAAGGAATTGTGTGCTGAACTACTGTATAGGTGGAAAAACGAGTCGCAAACCCTTAGCCCATAAGGAGTTACGACAAATTTTCGCCGCAAAATTTTCTCTAAGTACTTATGCTGCAACGACTTACGTCAAGTTTGGACGCATATCGTATGCCAAAGTAAAATATTCTTTTTTGGCACGATATTTGCTGTGGGAAACCTTACGATATTGTAAGGAAACTACCAAAGATTTCGCTTGCAACCTAAAGAAAAGCCTGTATAATGTCGGTATAAGAAGAAAGAGAGAAAGAAAATGAAAACCAAGTTCCCTATCGTCGAAAACGCCAAGCGTCAAGCCAGACTGTGCTTCCTCGGGATTGCGATTCCTCACCAACCCTCCCTTGCGGATGGGGTGTATGGCCCAATCCGTAGTGAGAAGGTGCTGAAGTTCAATCGTAAAGCCCTAAAGAATCTGGGCAAGATTCGCAAGGAAAAGGCCGATCCCCGCCTTGTGGGGGGTGAGGATCGCATGATTGTGAGAGTTGGCAAGCCGGGTTCTGCCGAAAGGGTTGCTGCTCTGGAATCGCAATATACCGCGATTCTTGCTTGTGGAGAGGAAGTATCCCCCTTTTCGGAGGGGTGATCTTCCGTACACTGTACAAAAAAACTCGACGTAAAGCCTTGCTACCAAAGGACTTACGGCGATTTTTCGCCGCCAAATTTGACGTAAGTGCTTATATACCAACAACTTAGGTTCAATGCTTACATATTAGGCGTTTCTGCCTATATTCTGATCACTAGCAAATCCTGTGCCAAACTTGCTTCTCCAACCTTACAGCATTGTAAGGAAACTTTTTCTGATCTAGGCTATTGACATTGGACGATAATACTGGTATAATGATAGCACAAGAAAGAAAGAGAGAGAAAGATGAATAGCAAGACGATTGAGAAAGAGTTGAAGAAGTTGGGCTATACGCTGAAGAAGACTTCGAGCATCGAAGCCCGTTGGATGGTCAGCTCTGACGTTCTCACCTACCATTGGGATTTCAAGGATTTGAAGGGTGTTCAGCGTTTCATGGTGGACGAGCGAGCGTTGTATCGGTATGCCAAAGCGAACGGTGCGACCACCCGATAGTGGGGGTTGACGATCAGAAAAAACTTCGCTAGAATACCAACACAAGAAAGAGAGAACAGAATGATTCAAATTGGTGATAGGGTTCAGGTTGGTTCAAGGATTGGTGCCGATCTGGCGTGGGCTGTGGTGGTGAACATCCTGCCAGCAATCGGGGACAGGGTAGCTATGTATTGTGTTCGGTTCGATGCCACTACCTCGAAACTGAATGAGTGCTGGATCGATGAGGGTATGATCTACGGACCGTTTCTCGATCAAAACTTTGGATGGAATTGAAAGGCTATACAAATGTTCTCACCGATGGAAAAAATTTGGATGAGCCTTGGCTTGCAAGGTGCTTTGGAAATGATGGACGCATCATGTTCTCTGGCCGAAAGGCTCACGGAAGAATGCGTGACTAATCCGGCAGTGAAAGATGCTCTAATTCGAAGCATTGCTGCTGAAATTATAGGCAGTCGCCAAAGTATCTCCTAAGTGCTTGCCATATAAAGACTTACGACAAACGGGGCGGGCCGGGCTTGATGTAAGTTCTTACCCCATAAGACTTTACGACAACTTAGCAAATGGTGTGCCAAACCTCCACAAAATTACGAAAAGTTTTGTCAAAATCTTTTGACAATAAAATTTCTGGATTTCTCTTGAAAGCTCAAGATGAACATGGTATAATGTCGATATAAGAAGTAAGACAGAAAGAAAGAAGGATAAGAGAATGGAAGACATGATGGTTTCGGATTGCTGTGGGTATGAGATGGATGGTATCATGATGGATCATGGGATTTGCCCAGATTGTGGCGAACATTGTGAAGTTGTTTCGTATGATTCCGAACCGGATTATATCCCCGGTTATGATGATGGTGAGGCGGCATAGTCTCCTGTCATCTGGGGATTGTTGATAGTCTCAGCTAATCCTGCGGATTTGGGCAAGCTGGGTATAGTCAGCAAGCTAGGGGAACCTTTCAATATTGCAAGAAAATTTTCTAGTTGACAACTAAAGATTAGACGGTAGAATGTCGATATAAGAAGTAGAGGAAAAAAGAAATGAAAACTTCACATCAAAAAGCTATTGAAAGAATGGATCGGGAAACTAATCGTGCTATTAAACAGGTTAAGTTGTTGGAAAAACTCTATCTGGAAATGATGCAGAAGAAAGAGAAGGTTGGAAAATGACCAATATTATCATTATAAATGCTTGGATTTTTACTATCCTTGCCATGTATGCTTTTGCTAACGTGGCTTTCTGGTTGTTTGCTCAGGCTTTTGGTGTTGTTGATAATTATCTGCAAAATCAGTATTGGAAGAATAAGGAATAAAAATGATTACTGTTGAACAAATTAGAGAATTGACCGATACTTACCTTGAGGGTTGTGAGGTTATTATTACTCGTTCGGGTTGTGGTTGGTCTACCCCTTGTGGTTGGCAAGTTTCTATTATTAGTGATATTCCCGGCGATCAGCATACAATTTATTTGCGTGATGATAATACTGTGGATTCTGCTTGGTCTAAGATTACTACTCTTGCGGATAATGCTTTGAACCCCGCATAATTAAAGAAAGGCGACAAGGATGGTCGATATTAACTGGGTACAAATAGGTGTGGGATTTGTTGCTGGCGTGTTGTGTTCTTGGTTTGTTTCTGATTTGGTTTTTTATGTAAGGAATAGCGAGGATAATAATGATTAATTCGGATTCTATCATTCTTACCATTTCTTTTGTGGCTGGTTGCTTGGTTGCTTGGATTGTAAATTCTTAACGCAAACCCTTGCCCTATAAAGACTTAGGGCAAACCGGGGCGGCCCCGCGAATCGTAACTACTTTGATAGCATAGACTTACGACGAGCATCGACGCAAAAGCTGTGCCACAAAAATATTTCCCGTTTGGCACAGAATTATATTTAAAAAATTCCAAAGATTTACCTTGCATTGGCCGATAAACACTGTAGAATGACAGCATCACAAGGGAAACCACTAAGGAAAATACCAATGCTTCACGATTTTGATGAAATCAATCTGATTCTGGCTGGCATGGTGAGCGAAGGGGTTGTTGAGCCGATTGACGATCCTAGCGTGGAAGTTGATTTTTGGGATTGGGCCGACATTGTTGGGGTTGTGGACGAGTGTGTACCGGAAGAGTATTCGGACAACCTTTCAATCTAGAAAGATTCAAGAAAAGGCATTTGACAAGCCGATAATAGTAGTGTAGGATAGAGTGAGAGAAAGAGAGAGTGAAAGATGATTAGTGATTGCTGTGGTATTCTGGTTCGGTTTCAAGATATTTGCCCGCGTTGTGGTGAGCATTGTGAGCCGATGGAAGATAGTGATGACGGTTACGATGCTGCCCGTGACGCTTACCTGACCGGCGAAGGTCCGGCTGTTACTCGTCGCCAAAGGCAAGAGGAAGAGGATTTGCGAGAAGAGTATCGCCGGAATCGGTGGTAGTCTCTTGACAAGCTAAGTTTTTTTTGATAGACTGTGACCATAAGAAAGGAAAAGAAACATGAGCCATCCTGATCCCCTTTACGATTTTGATAATTCTTATGATGATGATGCTGTTTTCTATGGAGAGGATAGTTCAAGCTATCATCCAGACGCGGAGCATGAAGTTGAGAGTCAGTTTACTGATGATGATGAAGAAGATTTGGAGAACGAAGAATATGATTCTTACGATGATAGCATGGATGGGGATTTTGATTCAGCCATGCGTGATGCGGGATTCGGAACGGATGAAGATTACGGTTACTTTGGGGGAGAAGATTACTAATGAAATGCCGATTCTTTGATATTGTTGTGGAAAATGAAAATGGTGAACAGCCTATTTCGAGCGAGTATGTTCTAGACTTGCCGGAACATAACATGACAGATGCTGTTGACCGACAAGAGTTTCTTGGTATCATGTTTGATACTGTTGTGGCCGCTAGTGGCTTGAATGTTTGTTCTTTTAGTTCAGAGGAGATTGGAATATGAAATGTGTTGTAACTCATACCGATACTTTCGGTGGTGAAGCTAATTATGGTTGGGTGAAGCGTTGGGAGTTTGTTCCCAAGAATGACTCTCAGCGTAGCGTAACATATCATGCTAAGAAACTGGCTGGCATGACGGGCGTTAAGAGTGATACTTATGATTTTGGCGATGGCTTTACAATTAAGCCTAGGGGTTATGCTCAAGTTATATTTGTAGACTTTGAGTGAAACTATCCGCAAACCCTTGTCAGATAACGACTTAGGGCGAGCGGGGCCGCAAAAATTTGACGTAACTCTTTATGTATCAACACTTTACGTCTAAAAAAATTTTCTCAAGATTCCCTCTTGCATTGGTCGATAATAGATGGTAGAATGACAATATGAAAGAAGGGGTGAAGTATGAGTCCTGACGGAACCTATAACGGCTATGCGAACTACCAAACGTGGAACGTATGCCTTTGGATTAGTAATGATCAAGGTCTGAACGAATTTGCGGCCGTGTGTCAAGACTATAAAGATTTTATGGCTAGGCTTCGTGATTTGTCTAGCGATGCTTTTTTGAATACTTCATGGAAATATACCAGTGCTATTTTCTATGAAACGCCCGACGGTGTGTCGTGGAATGATAGTGCGGTGAACCTTGCGGAAATGCAAGAGTATTGGAAAGAAAATTTTGTTCAAGTTGAGGCTTGACAAATGTCGATAATAGTTGTAGAATGCTGAGAGTTGAACGATTGGTTTTCCTAACGAAAGGGTTGATTATGGATAATTTGTTTGTGGTTGGTGGTCTTCTTGCTGCTGTTGCTGTTGTTGCCAGTTTTCTGTTCTATGCTGTCTATGGCGGTTCTAGAACTAGTCTTGCTAATGCTGTTGAGGGTCAGGTTTTCAACTTTACCTACGAACAGCCATTGCATGGAACTCATGAGCGATTCCTTGCTAAGGTGATCGGTAAGCAGACGCTTACTGCTGATCAAATTCGCAAGCTGAATAGCAGAAGTCGGTATCGTGCTAATGATCCCAATTTCATTCGCACGAACCATCTGGTAACTTGTCGCACGTTCGACGGAAAGGTGCGTAACTTCTATGCAGAGCGTGTGACTAATTGTCGCAAGCCTTTGCTGGCTGGTACGCTGTTTACCAGCAAGGTTGCTAGCCTGCTGTTCTAGTAGCAGTTTCTGCCTAAAGAATGCCCAACTCCTAACCCTTTGACACCAAAGGACTTAGGACGCGGGCGGCGGGCCGAATTTGACGCAACTCCTTAAGCCATATGGGTTTACGATTAATTTTAGAAATCTATTGACAACTGCCGATAGTGATGGTATCCTAAGACTATCGAGGAACGAAAACTGCCAACAAGGACATAATAATGTTCACTATTGCGGATTTTGAAGAGATCGAGGCTGAATTGGTCAAGGAAAAGATTTATTCTACAGAAAAGGATGAGCTGTCCTATCGCATTAGTCTGTTAAATAGTACAGACAGGGGTTTGTTTGGCGAGAAGATGCTGGTTAAAAAACTTATGATGAGTGGGTTTATTGTGCAGCATTATGGTTCTAATAGTGATTTTGATATTCTTGTGGATGATAGGATTAAAGTTGAAGTTAAAATGTCTTCGATTAAGATCAGGGGAAATCGTTCTTATTATTATTTTCAAAAGATTAAGCCGGAATTGTGCGATGTGGTCTTTTTAATATTCCTGACTCCGACGGGCGTAAAGATTAAGTGGACCCATTCTAATATGATCGATTTGTGGGCTGAGGAAAATAATACTAAAAGGGGTAAGGAAGGATATACTCCCGTTTTTGATAGTTATTGTGATAATATGAATATGTACTATCATGATAATTTTGATAGTTTTGTGGAAAAATACGGTTCGTGTGGGAAACTTCTTAAAAGAAAAACTCAGGTTTAGGCTCTTGACAGGCCGATAATAGTAGTGTAGAATATGGGAAATCAAAAGAGGAAATGTTCGCAGGATCGGAGGAGGAAGCGTGAATACTGATACTTATATGGTAATGAGAGGATATAAGCTTTTGGGTTATGTCGAGGCCCAGAGTACCTATCATGCTATTAGATTAGCGGAAAAGCACTATGGGGATAATATCATCGTGGAAAGAATCACGCATAACTGTCCCGCCTAACCCTGCCGGGTTGGTTGAGTGGGTATAGTCAGCCAGTAGTCGGGGCTTGACAAAAGGTTTTTAATAGAGTATATTGAGCAGAAAGGGAGAGAATTATGTTGACAACTGAAGAACGAGATGCTGTTTCTGATTGTGTGAGAAATTTTGCCATTTGTCTGATAAATGCTACCACTGTTGATGAGCAAGCTGTACATACTGAAATGGATACTTTCTTTGAGTTCTTTTGTAAGGCTCTTGAGATTGCCAGAACTGATGGTATCGTTAGAGTTCGTGAGTCTATTGGGGCTAGTAATAACTAATCGTAAGTCCTTATCCTTAAACAACTTAGGGATAGGGCGGGCGGCCGAACTCGACATAAGTCCTTATCTCTAAACGATTTGCGTCTAGAAATAATTTTTCAAGAAACTCTCTTGACAAGCCGATAATAGATGGTAGAATGATTGAAGAACAAGTGAAAACTTGTTGGTTGTGTCGGGCCGAGCAGCCGGTAAAAGCGGTAGTTGATGTCCTAGGAAACGTCTTCTACAATCGGTCCTACAATACAAACATCCGTGGGTCCATGCCTTGGACTAGATTGGGATAACCTATTCGACTAAGCGTTCCGGGATTTCGTACCCGAAGGCTGCTTGACGGGGTTATACGTTAGGCTAGAATACCAATCTATGGGGGATTGCATCCTCACCACGGCCAATACAATCCGGTATTATCCTTCATCGGGTAATAGAGTGAATTAACACCGCAACATTACGCTTGCGTTCTATCTTTCATCGGATAGAATCACTGAAATAACAGCCGGATACCGAACAACCAGTAACCGTTGCCTCTGATAAACTGCCTGATATTAGGTGCCCGAAAGCAGTGAAGCAGCGTGGGCGGTTTCCAAACCTTGAAAGTTATAGGTGTGGGCTATAGGAACCGGATCGTAAATGGTTCCGCTGGTTTTAATACAAAGGAGAAAGATATGAATGGTTATGAGTTGCTGGCAGAATTTGAGAAACTTATCAATGATCTGATTCTGGTTCCAAATAGCTGGCTGCCAGAAGAATTTAGAGACAATCGTACTGATAGCGTTTCTTTAACTGATCTGGAGCGTAAGTGCGACTCGCTAGAGATCGGTGAGACAGACCACCAAATTGAGAAGCGTGAAAAGGATAGGCGAATTGCGGCCTATACGGCTATGATTGAAAATGGACAGAAAATAACCTATCTGCTAAAGTAGATATAAAGTCTTGCTGCTAAAAGACTTAGAGCAAACGGGGGCGGCCCGGCTCGTCGTAACTGCTTGTGCTACAACACTTTACATCTTAAAAATTTTTCTTCAAGAAACCCTCTTGACAGTGTCGATAATAGATAGTAGAATGGTAGCACAGGAGAAAAAATATGATTGGTTTTACTAGATATTGTTTGACTGATAATGTGCGTAGGGTTGTGGAAGGTGATAATCTTGTATTTTCTGGATATACGTCTAGTGATAGGCAGTTTATTATTACGGTAAAGTTGAGTGATGCTAATGAATGGCTGAATGGTGGACTGATTCAGAGTTGCTTTCCGTATCTGGATTCTGAACAGCGTGAGATTCTGATGACGGGTAATGATAATGAGGCTTGGGCAAGTATGTTTGGGGAGGGTGAATGATGACCGTTAACGAACTTATTGAGCAGTTGAAGAATTATCCGTCCGATATGAGGGTTCTTACTCTTGGTTATGAGGGTGGCCTTGATGATATCAGTGTGAAGTCGGATAGTGTGGTACTTGATGCTAATGACAAGGACACTTGGTATATTGGTCGTCATGAGTATGTTAATATGACGGATAGCAATAATGATGTTGAGTGTGTAATTATTGTGAGGGGAAAATGATCTATCTTAATCTTAATGATATTGAGAGGTTGGCCGAAATTGTGGCCGAACTGGTTAAGTTGGATATGACTGTGATTGCTGAGTTGAAGGGTACTAAGTGGAGTATTGAGGTAACTAAGTAATGGAATGGAATAACTCTCATAAGAATCCGCCAAAGGTTGGGCAGAAGGTTTATTACTTTGGCCCCAATATTGGTATAGGAATTGGGTACTATTCTTACCATCCAGACCGAAAGATGGAAACATACTATTACAATGAAAATAATGAAAAGGTTGTAGATAAAGAGATAGAGATTTGCCAGCACGTTTTTACCAACCAAGCCAAACCGTGGACTTGTGACGCTTGTGATGCTCCGTTCTGGCTTCCATATGATGAGGAACGAGCAAAGAGTTGGTGTCCCATTATCCCAGAAGAATATACTAAGGGGTTGTATGACTAACGATAGAGAAAAGGCCATGATCTATATTCTGAGTTTTTTCAAAAATAGAATGGCCGCTGTAAATAAGCACAATGTAGATAAGACTAAAGAACTAATCGGTACTCATGAGATTTCACTACCTGAACTTGTTAATAAATATGTGGAGTTAGTTTTTGAAAACTCTTAGATGTAACTTCTTACAGCATAAGGACTTAGGAGAAATCCGGCGGGCGAAATTTGTTGTAAGTACTTGACCGCAAAAGACTTACGTTCAAAAATATTTTTTAAAGACTTCTCTTGACATTTGCCGATAATAGAGGTATACTTAAACGGGAAAGCAAGTGTGGGGACAACCACAATGATATCAAAAGAGGTTGTCTGAAATGTTGGTCGAGTATGGCGGAAGCCTGCTTGTCTTTCCTAATCCTACGGATTTGGTGGTCTTGGCGATAGTCAGCGAGAATACGGGGTCTTGACAAGATCGTTTCTATAAGGTATAGTATAAGCATGAAACAGAAACCACTGCATGGCGAAGTTCGTTTCCATTTGAGCAACGGACCCCATTATATGTTCTGGCAAGTGAAAGTTAAACAGGGTGGGGAAACAGTTGATGTATACTACGTTGACCCCAAAAAATATCAGTTAGAGATGCGGGGTTGTAAGTTGTGGAATAGGCCGAATAAGGCTAAACAGGTATTTGAGGCTGGAGTGCATGATGTTAGTGGGTGGGTTCGGTGTGAGGAGGTAATGTTAAGGAAAGATTTTTATCCTTCATTACCTATTGACAATCTTGAAAAATTGTACTATAACCCACTAAGAGATCCGCACTGGCGACGAGAAAGCGATAGTAACGAATTCATTTGGGATGGTAGCGAGTATGCTACTCTCTTGACTAACGGTAAACAAGTTTATATTTTGGAAGAAAGGGTTTAAAGATGATTAGTATTCAGGTGACTGTGGCCGAGGCTGTTGCTATTGCTAATACGGCTAGCAATGATTTGCATGATCGTATCGTCAACGCTATTGAGATTGCTCTGGGCGTGAACCAGAGGCGACAGGTGACGATCACTGGCGGCATGACTCTGGACAACCGCATCCCTTGCATCAAGGCGATTCGGATTGCTACTGGCTGGGGTTTGAAGGAAAGTAAGGAGTGGACCGATGGTATGGTGGGTGGCTGGAAGTATGATAGGTTCGTTCCTGCTCAACCGAACGTTAGGCAGAGCATTACTTTCAAGACGCCCGAAGCGGCTGAGAAGTTGCTGCGTGAACTGACCACTTTGGGTTGTGAGGGCTTTCTCTCTTGACCTAAAGCCTTGTCCGTAAAACACTTACGGCGAGGCGGGCCGGCCAAATTTGACGTAACTCCTTATACTTCAACAACTTAGAACAAATCATGAGAATACCAAAAAATCATTCATGCAAACACCTTGACGATGACGATACTATATGGTAGAATGATAGCATCACACGACAAGACGCTGGTTGATCGCAAACTACAAAGTTCGACTTAGCCCTTGACAAGTGATGTTTGGTGTGTATAATTACTTTACTTGGTTCGATAACACTTTTGGAAAGGTTTTTTACAATGAAGAAGTTTAGCTTTGTGGTTGATGTGGTTGCGGATGAGCTTGATCGTGACGGTGTGGTTGATTCGATTCGTTCTTGCCTGAGCGATAGCCTCCCTGGCGATGTTCATGCGAATGTCAAGGCTGGCGAGGTCAAGGCTTTTTCAGAGCAGGGTTATAAGGTCTGGCGGGCTAGGGTCACGGGCGTGACTGCGGAGCAGGCCGGTGATGCCCACTCTGGTAAGGTTGAGAAGGAAACCGTCGAGGCTTGATCTTGATAAACTGGACTATGTCAGTATAAATAGATTTTAGGCATAGTGCGGCGGGATTCGTCCCGCGTAATGGAGTGGGCTCAGACCCACCTAGTAGAGTCTAACCAACTAATAACCGGCGTGGTTGCCGGGAAGGGGTCTGCTACTAGTAATATTACGATGGTAAAGTGATCCCACCATCAAACCGTATAGCCTACATGGGACGCCATGTGGGCTTGCGGCGTTGAGTGGATATGATATAATACATATACGCTGCCGTGGCCGAGTAGATTAGGCGTCAACCTTCTAAGTTGATTTACGAGGGTGCAAATCCTTCCGGCAGTATTAAGTCTCCATGATCTAATTCCCAATGATGGTTGGGACAAAGAGCTATAAGATTATTTATATGATTTATTTCTCCAACTGTTGCAGTCTTAGGGAAGGAGGAAATAGCTTTAATATGACATACTTCAAAATGTTTATCGTATTTACAAATCATGCAACATTCTGGTTTACCAGATGATTTATAGATTTTTCTGGATAGATTCCTGATCCTAGAATTCTTTTGATATTTACGAGTTTGGATAGCATCTCCATAAGTTATAGAATTCCAATCTTTATTCATAGGATTACAATCTATACAGAATTTCCTTCTAAAAAAACCTGTCTCTTTGCCACACAATGAGCAATGATTAATCTTTTTCTTGCGTTTAGGTATTTTATTAGTTGTTTTAGCTGCACAAGATCTAGAGCAAAAATTAGGATTATTTGTTTCTTTACCGCAATGTCTACAATTGACCATATTAATCTCCTAATAGAAAGTTTAACTACTTCTATATACACCAAAACAGATTCGATTCTAAACCCTTCGCCAGTAAGCACTTAGGATAAATCCGGGCGGCCCCGTTTGACGTAAGTCCTTATGCCACAAGCCTTTGCATCAAAAAATAATTTCTTCAAGAATTGGTCTTGACTAGCCGATAATATAGTGTAGAATCGGTAGACAAGGGAGAATAATGATGAAAACTGCAAATGGTAATGATAAGTTGGGTAAGGAAAATTGTATTGTGGTTTCGCGTCCGGTTGGTGATAGTTGTCCGTCCGATTGTGATTTTCTCGGTAACGGATGCTATGCAGAAGATTTGGAAAATATCTATCCCGGTGTTCGTCCTGCCGGTATGCAAAATCTTGTTACAGAAAAGAATCGTATTCGCTCCATGCTGGTGGATGCCGTCAAGAAAAATAAAGATGTTCGCTGGCATGAGCGTGGCGACTTTTTCAAGTATGGTGAACTTGACAATGAATATGTTGATAATGTATTGTGGGCTTGTGAGAATATTCTTGCTAGTGGTGGTAGTCTGCCGACCATGTGGGCTTATACCCATATTTATGATACCAGATTGTCTATGGAACTTGGCAAGTATATCAATATGTATGCTAGTATCCATGATGGTGAAGATATGAAACAGGCTAAGGCTGCTGGTTTCAAACTGTTCGCATGGTGTGATAGTGATACTAAAATTGCCCCTAAGCGTCCGCGTGGCAAGAATAAGGTTGCAGCATGGCGATCAGCACTACCGAAACTGGTTGTGCTGGAAGGTGAAAAGTTTATCACTTGCCCGGAAATTCGTCGTGGTCGTGGAGTTGTCACTTGCACAAAAACCAAAAATAGCGTACACTGTGACTTGTGTGTTCGTGGTTTGGCTAATGTATTGTTTCCTGCTCACTAAGGATTACTATGGAAAACTGGCAAACTATTGACGATAAAAAAGTTAGAAGTAGATGGGAGTGTCCCGAGTGTGATAAACACGTTTATGTAGAGCCTTGGTGGTATAGTGAAAATGGTACACCTATGTGTATCTATTGTCCGGATCAAGATATGGAATATATTAGAACGGAAATAAATAATGACTAATATATATTTGGGTTTGTATGATGATGAGGGAAGTAAAAATGCTTTCTATATTATCAAAGACAGAAAGATAGATCGTAAACGTGTGGGTTTCAAAGAGTTTAAATCTAAAGAGGAAGCAGATTTTGCTCATAAAGTTCAAAGTATTCTGGCAGAGCAAGACTTGGCTCCGCGTGTGTACGGTCAAGTTGGCAGAATTCGCCGAAATAGTAATCAAGGATTGACAGAGTATGGTTATTTGACAGAAATTGCTAGATTGATGTCACAGTGTAGTTACGAGTATTGTGACGGAGACTGTTTTGAGAGTGGTTGCAGTAACTGTACTATCATTGGGGAAATAGTTTGGGAACTACACCTATGTGGGCTGGACTACTCCGATCATCATAGAGGAAACTTTGGATATGTTAGAAGAAACGGAGCATGGGTTCCTGTGGTGATAGATGTTGGGGTTGAGAGTTTTGGTGGTTGGGATAAAGATATTTATGGACAGTTTGAACATAAAAATGAATATGCCTACTAAGGAATTGAAAAATGTCTAAATATTATATCAAGTGTGGTACTCTGGAACTAATTTACTCTACAGATAAAAGTTCTGTTGAAGCGGCGGTTACAAGTTTGTTTGAGAGTAATAAGTTTGATACATTAGATGAATACTTCTATATTGATGAGCGTGGTTTTAGAGACTATCTAACTGCTGATAAGCAAACGGAAGTTTTGAAACTGAACGTAATCGCAAAGATGGGTGGATGGACGCTAGGTAACGACTAAAACTAACCGCAAACCCTTACTGCATAAGCACTTAGGGCGAGCGGGGCCGGCCAAATTTGACGTAAGTGCAATGGCCTCAACCACTTAGGATTTTTTAAAGAAAAGGTTGACAAGTGCCGATAACTATGATATGATTAAACGGAAAGGATGGGACAGCGTGATCCAATGGATTGGGGTATTGATTGCTCTGTTAGGTTTGGCCTATACTGGCGTTAAAGATTACCAAAAAGGTGATTTAAAAATTCCAAAAATACCATCTAGACAAAAGATTGTGTATCCTATACAATACTGTCTAATGGCTTATGATCCTAACATAGACAAAGTTTTTTATTTACACGACAATGGAATATGGCATGACTATGCACCACCTCAACGACGATATTCGCCCACGACGCAACCACAACAAAATCAAGGTCAAGGTCAAGAAGCCTTGGGAGTTGTCAACGGGACACAAGGAACATCGGGATACCGTTATGGACAATCGCCCCAAGCGGTTGCGAACCCGATCCGCTGAAAAGCGTCGGGCTTGCGAGGATTATCACTATTGATTATAATAGGTAGATTGCCGATGTAACTCAGTTGGTAGAGTAGCAGTTTTGTAAACTGCCTGTCGCCGGATCGTTCCCGGCCATCGGCTCTGCCCAGTAGCTTAATTGATAGAGCAGCTGACTTTGGATCAGCGGGTTGTAGGTTTGAGTCCTACCTGGGCATTTTATTTTTAATATTACTACCACAAAATGTTTCGGTCTGTGAATGGCAATTAGGGCATAAAAATCTTAAATTAGATAATCTATTATCATTATTTATACCATTAATATGATCGAGTTGTAAGACAATAGGCTTATTATTCCATTCATTAGTTATTCCACATTCTGAACACTTATGATCTATAAGTTTGTCTCTAATTATTGTTCTTTTAACAATACGTCTAGGGTGTTTGCAATTTTCTATTAATAGTTCTGTATGATCTATACGACTACAATATTTACAAGTTTTACCCTTTTTAGACTTTATATTACCACAAGAACATAAGTTATATTGTTGTTTTAGTATTTCTGCTCTAGTTTTGGTATATGATGAACATTGTTTACAATAGCTTTTTAGATAAGTATATCCTTTGTCTTTTCTTGTATGATATTCGGTTTTGTGTTTTTTTTCTTTGCACTTTGGGCAAATTTTAAATTCTGGTATTGACATTATAAGATATCCAGCTATAATAATTGATCGAACCCTAAAGTATAATACACCAAACGGGTTCGAAAGCAAGATGGTCTGTGATAGCTCAATGGTAGAGCTGGCGGCTGTTAACCGCCCGGTTGTAGGTTCGAGTCCTACTCACAGAGTTGGAATCTTGGCCGAGTGGTTTAAGGCAGCGGTTTACTAAACCGCCGAGGGTTAAAATCCTCCGGGGGTTCGAATCCCTCAGATTCCGTTATAACTATTTGAAAATAAAAGACTTAGGAAAAATTCGGCGGGCCGTTTTTGACGTAAGTGCTTATCAGATAACGACTTAGGATTTTCTAAAGACAAGACTTGACTCTTGCCGATAAGTAGAGTATGATTGAAAGACACGGGGCGTAAGGTAAGCCGGTTGCATCCGTCACTCTTATAAGGTGATCATAGGTACGTTCGACTCGTACACGCCCTACTTTTAAGCTTCGGAGGCTGACGTTTGAGTTGCGATGGCTGGCCCCATAGTCTAACGGCTAGGACGACAGCCTTTCACGCTGTAGATCGGAGTTCGATTCTCCGTGGGGTCACTTGACAAATAAAAAAAGAATGGTATACTAGAAAACCCTTGGGGGTGTAACTTAGCGACTAAAGTAGCGGTCTTTTAAACCGTTTATCGTGGGTTTGAGTCCCACCGCCCCCACTTGACAAGTATGTTTGGTTGGTGTATAATGTTGGAAAGAAAGGAAGGTTGATTATGCGTTATAGTGATGATTACGAAAAGTATGATTATGACTATGATGAATTGGTAGAAAATGCCGATGATCTTGGTCTAGATGAAGAACCTTGGATGGATGAAGAAAAAGATGATGAGGTTCCTTCTTATGGAAAGAATTACTATCCTGATATAACGGAAGATGATTGCTGATTTTTGTGGATGCTTCTAGGTGGGACTAGACTCTTTTCTTTATCCTTTCTTTCTTGAAAGCTGGTTCGAATCCAGCCATCCACACTTATATGAATGTTTTGAGCCAAAAGCCCGATGATTTTCGTCGTACTCCAGACGGTAAAGTTATTCAAGGTGCTAGCCACACTTGCCGTGTGCTAAATCATAAAGAGCGTAATAAGATAATTATAAAGGCTGTTTGTGATCTTAGAAAAATTAAAAATCAGTTTGACACTATTGCTTGCTGCGGTATTAGTGGTTTGATGGTTGTTCCACAAATTGCTGAATTGCTTGATAAACACATTTTAATTATTCGCAAAGATGAAAAATGCTACAGTGAATTTAGAACTGAGGGCGTTGCTCCTTTTCAATATGTGGTTATTGATGATCTTATTTGCTCTGGAGAAACGATAAGAAGAATTAAAAATACTATTAGTGATGAATATCCAAGAGCAATTTGCAAGGGTATTTATTGCTATCTTCCAGATGAATGTTCATATAGGCCGGATGAAGAAGGATCTAAATGGTGTGTGCGTGATCTAAAGGCTCCGCTCCTAAACCTAAGCCACCAAAAGACTTAGGACGAGCCGGGGCGGCCCCGCCCGACGTAAGTGCTTATATACCAACGACTTGCGTCACGAAATTTTTCCGCAAGTTTGCCCCTTGACACTGCCGATAATAGATGGTAGAATCAGCGTATCGGAACGAAGAATCAGTAACACGAAAGGGTTGATTATGCCTGCTATGGTCGAAAAGATGATGTTTGTTGGTGCTACCCCTTGGCATGGTGAGGGTACGCAGCTCGATGAGAATCCCTCTATTTCTGAGGCGATTACCGCTGCTGGTCTGGATTGGGAAGTTGGTACGAAGCCGTTGTTTACGTCGGAAGGCGAGGAAGTCAACGCCAAGGCGACTTTCCGTAAGACCGATAATAGGGTGCTGGGAGTTGTGGGTCCGCGTTATACCCCTCTCCAGAATCAAGATGCTTTTGATTGGTTCCAGCCGTTTCTGGACGCTGGCGAGTGCCAACTGCACACCGCCGGTTCGCTCAGTGAGGGCGAGAAGGTTTGGGTGTTGGCTCAACTCAATCGTGCGAACAGCGAAATTGTTCCCGGCGATGAGGTGAGCAAGTTTATCCTGCTGAGTAACAGCCACGACGGTACAACGTCGATCCGCGTCGGATATACTCCGATCCGCGTGGTCTGCGTGAATACTCTCGCTGCTGCCCACTCCAACAAGGACAGCCAGTTGATTCGGATTCGTCACACACGCTCCAGCAAAACAAATCTGGATAACGTGCGAGACATCATGGATAATATCAACGTGCAGTTCGAGGCGACTGCGGAACAGTATAGGTTCCTCGCCTCTAAGGATTTCAATCAGAACGATATTCGTAAGTATGTCAAGATTCTGCTGGGGATTGATAAGACCCCGGACGAAGATATCAAGACTCGTACCCGTAATATTATGGATGAAATCTTGACGCTTGTGGAAGGCCCGAAGCAGAGTGCTACGAATGTTCGTGGAACATGGTGGGCTGCCTATAATGGCTTCAATGAGTATCTGAACTATAGCAAGGGTCGCACGGTGAGCAATCGCCTCGACTCACTCTGGTTCGGACAGAATGGGGTTGATAACGTCAAAGCACTCAATACCGCAGTGGAGTTTGCGAACGCCGTCTGATCTTTTCGTGTCACGATGAAAAGGGGGAGGGCCGTAGCTGGGAAACTGGCTGCGGCCTTCTCTTTTGATTGCTGCGAAACGGTTCACTAGACGTAAGTACTTGCAACATAACGACTTACGACGAGCCGGGCCGCAAAATTTTGTCGTAACTTTAGTATTCATAAGGACTTACGTCAAAAAAACTGTAGACAAGCACGGCAAATTCCGATATACTCTAGGGGGGAGTAGACGTAAGGTGTTGGTATGAAAGAAGTTAGGGTAAGATTATAAAAATAGATTGTATAAAATCATATTATGATTGTCTTATCTAATCCACCGGATTTGCTGGTCTTGTTGATAGTCAGCCAAAATATAGGATCATTAGATTCTTTGATGATTCTAAGTCTATGATACTAAACAAGTTGCGACGAGTCCTCTCGTATGGTATACTGGTGGTATGGGAGAGTATGAGTTATTCTAATGATAGTTTTGAGATAAAGTCTCAATATTAAATTATTGTTAGATAGTTATAATCTTTACCATTTTGATAAGCTTAAGTATAGTCTGGCTTTATATGGGGCCACTTTGTTTTGTCTCAGCTTATCTTACGGATTTGCGGTCTTGGCGATAGTCAGCACGAATTCTTGGTCTATTAATTATGCAGGAGAAAATAAAATATGTCTAGAAAAGATGATCTGATTAAAAGCATGAACTATTGTATAGATTGTGCCAAAGCTAGGATACAATGGTATATGGAGACTGGTACTATGAGGTATCTTAATGAGGGAAGTGATTATTTAAGTGTGGCTAATCTTTATGTTAAAGAAATTAATAAGGAGTTGGGTGGGAATTATCACGAAAGAATTGGAGAACTGGTATGAGTAAGTATAGTAGGGGAATTTGTAAAATTTGTGGTGGTAACTGGAAAAAGTGTCCTAAATGTCAATTTGGGGTTTAGTATGAATAAAATACTGTGCATTATAATGTTGCTAATTTCCCTTGTTGTAAGCAGAAACTATAGGTATAAATGTAATACCTGTAATCTTATTTTTGAATATGGTGAACAAGGTACTAAAAATTGTCCTAGGGATGGGTCTTTTATGGTTCCTGATTACGAGGTTAATTATGCAAATAGATATAAGTAAACAAGAGGCATGGAAACTATTAGACGCTATAAAGAACTATGTTAGTGATTATACTGTTGCTAAACCTGTTACTAAACTTTTAGATAGTGTTACTAAAAAACTCGAGAAAATTGTTCATGAGTAAAAATCAAAAAACCTCAACTGTGGCAGTTATAGACTCATATAAAAAGTTATTAATTTTACGTCGTGGAGAATCTGCTCCATGGATGCCCGGCCGATATTGTTTGCCTGGTGGTCATGTTGAACCTAATGAAACTAATACCTCTGCTGCTATTAGAGAATTAAATGAAGAAACTGGAATAAGTTATCCTATTGAAAATCTTAAGACTATTACTATTAACTACTCTAGTGGATATTCTAAAACTGTATGGATAGCACATGTAAATAGTAACAATGTATCATTGAACTGGGAACATGATCATTATCTTTGGGTATCGTCCATGGAATCCTTTCTGGTAAGCTTGGTGCCGGGCCTGGGGACTACTATTAAAACTCTTAGTGATTCCGGCCATCTGATCTAAATCCTTTAAACTCAAGGGGTTGTGGCGACCGATAGGTATGGTATACTGGTAGAGTGGGAGGTTGGTTTTATTCTAACTTCCAAGTTTTCTTTTGTCAACCAATGAACGGAGGATTTTATTTTCTTTTCAATCGCTATCTGTTTTAGTATTGCTCTTGGTTGTATTAGTGGTTTGCGTGGTTGATAAGTAGTTATTATAGAAGCTAAGAGTCTATAGGTCCAACATAGATAGACCAGATAAAGTATCTAACTAGTACTCTTAGTATATAGTATAACTTCCACCCGCTGCATAATTATATTCTATTTCTGTGTTTTGTCAAGCAACCAAATTTTTGTATTATCGATATATCCGTAGTCGGACAATTGATGAGGTCTCTTTAAAAAATTGTTAAGATATTGATTTGTTTGCTATCTCACCATCTGGTATAATGATCTAGTCAACGGAGCCAAATGTTAAACGTCTTGTGAGCAAAGACGAAGAACAATTGGAATCATGGGCAAAAGTGTTTTTAACTTTAACCATGAGGTGATTTATGCGTGCTAGATATATTAGTGAGGTTAATCGTAAGGAAATTCAAAGAAAGTATATTGATCAGATACTTGGTGAAATGGATTTCATGCAGATTAAAGACTCTTTACGAGATTATCTAAGTAAAGAAAAGGATAAGTCTGGAAACTATTCTTTGGAGTGTGAAATAAGAAAGGAAACTCCTGAGATTCTAATAGATAATTGGCAAGATTATGATAAGCCAGCTACCTTAACCAAAAGGAAAGACAAGGATTATCATCTAGACGATCCTTCAACACAGGAGGAACTACATCATGCCTAGAACTTTTAGAAGAATAATTTCTTTTGAAGTAGAGGGTGAAATTTATGATCACTCTACATCTGCTGAAGAGATTCTATTAAACTATAACTGGAATTTTAAAGGATTCCATGATAATCATGAGGATAAATGTTTCTTAGAATCATCTCATGATGATCGTCGTGGACGTATTACTAAAATTGTTCGTAGAAATAAAATTAGTAAAACCGATAGAGCAGACACAGAAACTTTTACAATTAAGAATTGAGGTGATTTATGACTACGCTACCATTAGAGTATTGGTATGTTGGTGTTTTCATATTGTTAAGTTTGGTAACATGGTTTGGATACCGATATTTTTATCCTACTCAAAACTTTAATCCATAATTAACAATCAACTATAATTAGTATAACCGATCCGGGCATTAGTCTCAGCTAATGTGCCGCATTTGGTTTTTTTGGTTGTAGTCAGCGAGATTGTAGGCCCCTTAAGAAATTTGTAGTTGACCCTTGAAACTGTATTCCTACTATAGAACATAAATCGGTCGCATGGACGCGACATACTTTAACAGGAGAAAAGTTTATGATGAAGTTTGCATTTGTGATTGCTCTTATGTTACTTGGCTCGTCAACTTATGCTGGTGAGTGTTGTGTTAATGGTAATTGTACACTTCGTAGTCGAACTGTCAATGTTACAAGAGAACTAATCTCAGTTCCAGTAACAGTAACACGACGAACTGTTGAGGCTACTCGTAATTTTGGTCGTAGAACTGTGGCCCGCGTTCGTAGCGTTGTTCGTTAATTAATATAAAGGAAAAGATAGCCCCTATTTTATGAACCCGTGCTGAATAGCGAATACGGTAACTCATAAGATTAGGGGTCTTTTCTTATCTAGGATTATTTTATTCAAGGAGGAACTTTTATGATTAGATTAGTACTATTGGTGGCATTATGCTTTTGTTCTTCAGTTGGTTATAGTCAGAATATAGTTTATAGTCAGGGTAAATATTACTCCTATTCCTCATATCAACCATCAACATCATCTGCTCAAGGTGTTGCCGAAATTCAGGCCCGCCGAAATAGCATGGGGCATTGTGGTGGAAATAATGGATATGAAGGAGTTGGTTTTAGTAGTGTAAGTTCTGATGCTGCTATTAGAAACTGTTGTTACTGGGGACAAAAGACTCCAGTAGAAATAGGAGTAGCTAAAGGTAGGAGTGGATGGTATGCTTGTGTAAGATATAGGTGATTGTTTTACCTGATCATTCAGGGTTGGATTTTATGGATACAGTCAGTCAAAAATACTTTATAAGACTAGATAAACAAATATCATGTGATCTTATATGCTCTCAGGTACAAAATTTAGTGACTAAATTCCAGAAATCCTTTCCTGATGTATCAGATAGTTTTATTAGTTTAGAAATAAAAAAAGTTAATCATAGTGTAGATAATATTTTATTGTTAGAACATCATAGTCCCACCTAAACCAGCAGATTTGGTTTAAGTGGTTATAGTCAGCGAGAATTAAATATGAATAAAAAGAAACCCAAGTCTGATTCTTCTAAGCCCAAAAAGAAAACAACCCCCAAAAAGAGTTGTGGGGAAAAATGTAAGAGAAATTGTAATAATGAATCCCCCACTTTAAAAAGTACAGAAGATATTATAAAACCAGAAAGTAAAACAAATTATTTTTTTGGTCTAATTAAAAAGGCTTTTGGTTATGGTTCAGATACTTAATCTTTTAGGTTTTCTAGTCTTGTCTGTGATATTAGTTGAAACAACAATATATATTTGTCATAAATTTTTTATAGACCATAATAATCCGCCCCCAAAATAAAATGACTATTACTCAAATTTTAGCCATAGTTGTTGGATCCTTAATAATAATTAGTATTATTGCTTTTTCTATTCTTATAAGTTATTATGATCCTAATGGATCAAGTTCCAGAGATATTAATGGATATAAGAAATGATAACTTTATTTTTTCAGAATACAGTAGTAAGCAAACCACTACTACCAACATACATACATGATGATCTATCCCGACTAATAATTAGTATTTTAGGAATCATAGTACTGTCATATATTTTTAGCAGAATTGTGGACTATTATAATGCTTAATAATGATCCTTTAATTTTATATGGCCCACAGATTATTCTTTCCTGCACCATACTACATTGGGCATTAGTTAGCTATTTACAAGATTATCTTTATGAGGACGATAATTATGACCAAAATCAAAATTAATGAATTTCATGTGCCTTTTATCAAAGAACTAGTATTTGTGGGTCTAATTACAATAGTTTCTATGGTTTCTGTGCATTTTTTAATGAAAAAAGAGATATTTAACACATCAAATTCCACCATATATACCTCTCAAGAATCCCAGATCAACGCCGAATAAGAGTATTCTTAGCTTATACGTCCTATTTTTCACATTAATCAATTAAAATTTACTTATTATCTTATCCGGTGGTGAAATTTAAGGATTCTCACAAGTCTAATTCTACCAGACTTGGCTAAAGTTGTCAATCCCCTTTTGTCGATACTTGACACTATGGAGTTGTATGGTATACTGTTGGTACTGATACGGGTAAAAAGTTTAATTTTAGGCTGAAAAAGATGTATAAGACGATTCAACTGACTGATAAGGAACTAGAAATTTTGCACCAAGTTTTAGGATGGTTTTTGACCGAAAAACAACACAAAGACAACCCAAACTATACTAATGCCCACATTATGATGAGGCATATTGGTGGGAAACTAGCCCATCAAGATAGAAATCAAATAGTCTTTAGTGGGAAATGAGCCAGAAATGAATACTAAATCAAACAAGAACTATAAATCTAATATCAAAAATGGTCATCAATCCAAAAATCAATATCAAATTGATCATGATCTATCTTTAATCATAGATAAAATCTCTCTAAAGAATGGGGAGATGTTTAGGGTGGACTTTTGGGATAATGGCGATATTCTTAATGATTATATATTGGATATGAATAGGGAAACTCTAAAGGGAATGGCCGATTTTATTTATAAAATTCTTGAAGAAGAAAAGAAATGAGTATTAATAGAAGAAATTTTATAGGAGATAGTTTTGCTTGTTTATCAAGTTTACCTCTTATTGCTAGTGGCAAGGTCAAACCATCTAATATTCGTTATGATATAGCAGAAAGGGTTGCTGAACTATTCATAAATAATCTCGACTTTAAGTGTAATATTACTTCTTTGAATAGTTTGGAATTGTATACTACAGGAGTACCCTGTACTGAAAAACTCAATCTGTATTTTTCAATTGATGGATTTGGAATTAAAGACTCTATGGAAATTCCCACCAATGTTAATTGGTTAGATAGTGATAGTTTTAATGTATCTCCATTTATAGTAATGAATCTAATAATAAACAAACTTATTACAGACTATAATTTCCGTCTTGATAAAGACTTTTTTATACCAGAAAAACGAACAATGGGAATTAATCACAAGATTTTTGGAATGAATCTAATAAATAATAGGATGAAGAATAATGAATATTAATCTTGATAAACATGAAGTTGGCCTAATTCTTGACTCTCTGGAAAGTTATCAGTTGGATATTGAGCATGGTGGAAGAAATGAGTAGCTATATACCTAAACAGAATATTTTTGATGGTGAATATTTTGATCTTGCTATAGAGCGTGATCGTTTTGGTGGATATTCTGATAACTTAACCAGTTATGAGTATGGTATGGTCTTTAGAACAAACAAGAAGCATAATGTAATCAATCCACCAACCACAAAAGAAGAATTACTAGCATTGGCGGATTTTATTTATGAGACTATTGGGGAAAAATAAATGAACAGACCACAAACTAAAATGGAACTTTATGGAGTTCCTCAAGGTAATGAACTTGTTTGGGGGCGATTAATTCTTAGACAAACTGAAACTCACAAGTTTAAAAAGATCGCCTATTTTGACAACTATCTTGATGCTAATAATGCTTTTCATGAATGGTTGGAAGAATACTCTGAGCATCAATATTGTGATGGGGAAAAATAATGATTAGACCAACACTAGCTGAAGATATTGCTTATGCTATTAGTTGTGTTCAAGACTATAAGGACACTATAGATACTGATACAGAAAATGGTTGGAAAATCTATGATGACGCCAACAGTCGTATACAAAGATTATTTTCTTTTTATTACCAACTTACAGGATTTAATCCTTACGAGGAAAAGAAATGATAACTATTCCACGATGGGAGTATTATTTACTATATTTCATAGCCACTATGCAATGTGCGACATTTATAGATAGGATAATCGGTTGGTAAAAACTATGAATGAAAAATTTGATAGTAAAGCAGATTATAAGAAATATCACGCAAGAGTATTAAAGTATATCTGTTCAGAGTATAAAGATTTTCACTTTAACAGAATGAGGAATGGATCATTACTAATTCAGTTGGACCCCCTTCATAAACACGAATTTCATTTGTTAATTGGGGTAATGGCTGATCCAAAAAATAGCATTAATAATATTGCTGGCATAGTGGTTAATCATATGTTTGAGTCTTTATATGGTCAATTCAAATTTAAAGAAACAAATAAATGAAGATTAGCATCTATCGTTATGATAACAGATATTGTTATAATATTTTTTATGGAGAAGATTTGAGATTGCAAGAGGGCTATGGATATAGTTTTTGGGATGTTTTAGTACAAATCAATATTTTTAAACAAATAGTTTTGGAGAATAACTAGTGGCAGTTAACGTCAAACAAGAGTTTGTAAACTTAGATCGCAATAACTTTAAAGATGTTTGTGATCTTGTTGATAAGATTATAGAGGATATTTGGGTTACAGCGGTAGATGACGATTCTCTGCATGGTTTAATTAAAGACTATATGACTGACCTTATTAATCCCGACCTTTTGGACTTTGATGTTGAGAATAAGTAATGACTGAAAATCCCCTATAATTAGCAACAAAAACTTGGATAGAGGCTGTACAAAAATATTATGAGCATGAAAAAGACCGTAATCAATTAACCCAAATATTTATGAGGGGTTATTTTACAGGATGGAGCGAAAGAGAAGTGGCAAAATTGGCCGATCAATTAGATAAGAATGAAAAACAATATCCATTATGGGAGAATAAATAATGACCGTTCAAGAACTTCGTAATAAAGGTTTTAAGGTAAAGGTTCTTCATAATCGACTTTATATGGGCAGATTTAAGTGGCAAACTGCTAATCCTTCAGTTATTATTGGCTCCTCTCCACTTGAGCCAGATACTAAGGGTGGATCAACTCATATCATTATTGATAGTCCTAATGGATTTCATTTTGAGGGAGTTGCTCTTTGTAGCAGAAATGATAATTATGATAAGAAACTGGGGGTAAGAATTGCTCTTGGGAGATCTGGTATTATTGAAAGGATAAATAAATGAAAAATAACATTATGAAAAAGTGGGTTAAGGCTCTTTGTTCTGGCAAGTTTAAACAAGGGGTGGGAACTCTCAAGCAATTTAATAACAGGGAGCAGGCCCAGCATTGTTGCCTTGGGGTTCTTTGTGAGTTGTATAATGATGAAATGAAAAAGAATCACAAGAAAACCATTCCGGTCAAAACTGTGAAAGGTTGCTACGATTATAGTTTTGGTTTTGTAAGATTTGGTAATAGCACTGATATGTTACCAGAAAAAGTAAGAAAATGGGCTGGTATGAAAAGTCACGACGGTAAGTTTACTGATACCGATGGTATTAATAATAATCTTGCTGATGTAAATGATTTTGGGCGAAAATTTAAGACTATTGCAAATATTATTGACAAAAATTGGGAGAATCTTTAATGAGTATTGTGATGAAAGACTTTTATAAGGCTGATGTTACCCGATTTGATATTGAAATGCTGTCGGAAAATATGGTCAAGTTTGATGTTAGTAATGTTATTAGTTGGGAATATCTAGCTGTTAGAATGACCAAGGATGAGTTAAGGGGATTGGGGAACTTTATTAAAAGCTTTCTAGGAGAAAATAACTAATGGTTGATAGAGATTATTATATGCAAACAGTTAATCCTGCTCATTATGATATTGATAAGGATATTAGTGTGGAAATGGTAACGAATGGAAATTCTTGTTATGTTTCGATTTATAATGATCGAAATGATAAGAGTGTTGCCTTTCAAGTGACTAAAGATAAGTTAAAGGGTTTGGCCGATTTTCTTAATAAAAATTTGGAGAATAACTAATGGCTGGTCTTGTATTGTTTGCTATTCTTGGCTATATGGCTAGTATTCGTATTTATGATTGGTGGAATGGATATGGGGAGTTGTTTTAATGGAAAATAAAAATTTATCAAACAAGAGTACATTTAGAGCAGACTCTTTTAATCTTCATCTATTTCATAAAGGCATGATGTTTATTGATAATTATGGCTTAATGTTAGGCTGTACTAAAAATTATGCTCATCCACCAATTAGTAGGGAAGAATTAAAAGGTCTGGCCGATTTTATATATAAGTATTTGGAGCATAATCAATGAATAATCAAGATTTTATTTCATCTCGTTCATGGAGATGGCCCCCACTATATATTCCAAACGAACTAGAAGAAGATATACTTTTGTCTGAAGAATCTATAGTGACACAAAAAACTTGGATAGAACTATTGGGGCTTCCTCAGTTTAATGAAGAAATAGACGGTAACGATATTGTTAGGGAAGTTGATCTTCATAAATTTAGGATAATTTATTCTTGTGATACTCATCAACAGGCTAAAGATGTTTATAATGCTTGGATACAAGAATATGAAACTATTGGGGAAAAGAAATGAATATTGAGAATTATATTCACTACTAAATTAGTGTATTTTAGAGTATCAAGGGGTTAAATTACTCTAAAGTATTGAGAAAATGACCAAAAATTCAAAATTGCTGGATGCAATAATAATAAGCGATACTCATTTAGGAAGTAGTGTTTGTGAGAGCAAACAATTATATGCTTTTTTAGGATTAGTTTATACTAAAACAAATAAATTGATTATTAATGGGGATTTTTTTGATAACCTAGATTTTCGTAGAATAAAGAAAAATCATTGGAAAATATTGTCTTTATTACGACGAATGAGTAAATATGTAGAAATAGTCTGGATAAGAGGGAACCATGATGGAGATGCTGAAAACATATCTCATCTAATAGGATTAGATTTTAAGAATGAGTATATCTTTTCTAGTGGAGATAAAAACTTCTTGTGCTTGCATGGAGATCAATTTGACGATTTTATATATAAATATCCTAATACTACAAGAGTAGCAGATTTTATGTATAGAACAATTCAGAGACTTGATAAAAGATTTTTGCCCAAATTTATTAAACATCGCTCAAAGACTTATTTAAGATGTAATGAGAATATGATGGAAAAATCCAGAAACTATTCAATAGGTAAACAAATTGATTGTGTTTGTTTGGGCCATACTCATTATCCTTTACTTGATAAAAACCATTCTGTATGGTATGCTAATAGTGGATGTTGGACAGAAAAAACCTGCACTTATTTAGGGATAAAAGATGGTATAATAACTTTAGAAAAGTTTGTATAGTTATTATCACATAATTAGAGCTTAGATATAATATTACTAAAGATGAATGAAAGAATATAACTAATGATAGAAGATATATTAAAAAAACAAAATATAGATATTGATGATTCAAATATATTACTGATGTTTTCTGGTGGATTAGATTCTACTGGGGCTTTATGGCAATTATTGCAGAACAAAGAGAACAAAATACATCTACATCATTTATATCTTCTGAATAAAGAACAAAGAGCAGAAGCGGAGCAGCGGTCTGTTAGAAATATTCTTTCGTATGTATCTCAATCATACAAAGTTAAATATAGTCAAAGTTATCATGAATATCCTTTTTATTCGTATTTAACAGAAACGGCGGATGCTATAGTTATTAATCAAAATTTTATGTTTGATAGTGATATATACAATTTTATTGCGGCTTCTATTTGTAAGTGTTTACCTAATATTAAAAAAATTGCTGTAGGTCGCACAAAATCTGATATGGGTGCAGATATAGAAGAAAGAGCTATTAGGGGAACACAAATATTGAAACTATTTGTTCCAAATGTTGAAAAAGTATATCCTGTTGAACATTTAACAAAAGCAGAGATATATAATACTATTCCTACAGAACTAAGAAACATGACTTGGAGTTGTAGGACTCCTATTATTAGTGATAAGGATATATTTAAAGAATGTGGAAAATGTAAAACTTGTATAGAACTTAATACGATCAAAAGTCAAAAATAAAATGATACAAGATACTCAGCATTGGCAAAATCTTAAACCTCCTTTATCTCCAAATGAATATGAAGTAGAATTATTTAAACTTCATACAAGCGGAATAAGTCCAGTTTGTTTATTGGGAATGACAAAAGAGTTGATTCCCTTATGTGATTTTATGGTTGATATTAATCCAATACCACAAAATAAACCTGTTATTCAGTCCGATTGGGGAAAATTAGATCAAAAATCCTCTGTGATTATTGGCGACGGAATATTAAATCTTGCTGGTATAGAACTTATTGACCATCTTCTAAAACTTGCTAATAAAATAGTATGTAGAGTATTTCTTAAAAAATTAGACGGCATGAAATATGCACAACATTTTCCACAAAAGTTTTCTGGGGCTGAATTAGTTATTCCAACTCAAGAAAATATTGTTATGGTTATCTGGGATCAGAGTATATAAATATGGAATATAGTAATATTTTTAGACATAGAGGACAGTCTTATGATTTGGCAATGAGTCTGTATCCTAATGCTAGGGATCAAGAATTTTATCAACTTTTTTCTAGATATCCTGTAAAAAATAATGAAATAATATTAGACATACCATCTCTAGGAGGATATTTAAAAAAATATTGTCCAGAAGATAGTACAGTATTGTCATTAGACTTTTCTGAATCTATTAATAATATATCAGTAGTTTCTCCATATGAAAAGTGGGATATTCCTAATGTTGATAGAATTGTATGCTTGGCTTCTATACATCATATAGAAAAATTAGATTCTTTTTTAAAAAATATTTCATTACACATAAAAAATGAAGGTTTAATTCATTTAGCAGATGTTTCATTGAACAGTAATATTTCTTTATTTTTAGATAATTTTATTGGTCAATATACTTCAACGGGTGAACATAAAGGATTATACTATAATTGGCACGATATACAATTTCCCGAAAGTTTATCAGTATTAGGTATTTCTGATATAGAATGTCCTTGGGTCTTTAATTCAAAAAATGATATGATTAATTATTGTAGGCTATTATTTGATTTAAGAAATATTTCTGATAATAACATACTTGCAGGATTAGAAAAATACATAGGATATCAAGAGATAAAGAATAGTATTTATTTAAATTGGCATTTAACATATATAGATATTCAGTCTATTAAGTTTAAATAGACGCAGTACTAACAGAAAGGTTTGAAATATTTTTTCAGAATCAGGGATTCTCAAGGTTCGTCTTGACAAAGGCCGATAAGAGTGATATACTTGCACTACAAGGAGAACACTTATGAAACTTGAAAAGTATACCAATCTTGTGGCAGACTATATTAGTGATGAATATGGTGGATTTGGTAAAGATGGTTTGATGACAGACGATGAAAAGTATGTTGTTAAAAATATGCTACAGACCCATTATGAGTCTAAAGATAGTGTAAATAATGCGGCTAATTATATTATGAACTATATTAAGTTGAACCGTTTGTGGATGAAAGAAAACTGTGAATAGTTTGAGTGGTTTAAATGTTCAAGCCCCGTGGAGTATTCTTTTAATTAATGGCTTGAAAACCGTTGAAACGAGAACGTATCAGCTTCCTGACAAGTATAATGGGGAGCCTTTGGCACTCATAGAAACTCCCGGCAAGAAAGGGAAGTTTAAAAGTCGCATTATCGGAATTATTACTTTTAGTCATTCTTTCTCTTATCCTGACAAACAATCATGGATTGATGATTATCAAAGACACAAAGTAGAAGAAGACAACAAAGACTATGGGTGGAATGATAATAAGCCTAAATATGGATGGGTAGTATCAGACATTATTAAGTTTGATAAACCTATTGACCCGCCCCAAAAACGAGGTATAATTTTTACTAGTAACTGCCATATTCACTGAGGAAATTATGGATCAAGAATTACAAAATCAACTGTTTGAAAAATATCCTAATCTCTTTATAAATAAAGATAAAGGTATTCAAAGTAGCTGTATGTCATGGGGCTGTGATTGCGGAAACGGTTGGCATGATATATTGTCATCTCTTTGTTGGATGATTGTTCAACATGAAAATAGTATAGAAGATAATAAAAAATATCTAGAAAAAAATAATCCAGAAAAACTCAAAGGATTGCCGGAATATTTTCCCGTTAAATTTGATCAAATCAAAGAAAAGTTTGGTGGTCTTAGAGTCTATTTTAGTGGTGGTGATGAATATATAGAAGGTTTAGTTAGCATGGCAGAAGCCATGAGTTATAAGATTTGTGAAGTTTGCGGAAATAAAGGCTACCCTAATAAGGGCGGTTGGATAACTACTCTTTGTGATAGCTGTAGGAATTCAAATGCGTAAAATAATGAACAGACTATTTTATACTTGGGATAACTTTGATCATGATATTCTATATATTATACGGCAACTATATGTTGATAAGTGGATGCCTGATTATGTGGTTGGTGTTAAAAGGGGAGGATTAATTCCAGCTGTTAAGATTAGTCATACTTTAAATAAACCTCTAATTATGATGAGTTGTCAGCTTAGAGATAGTAATGATAATGAAGTTAGACTTTATGAAGTAGAAGAACTCTCTAAAGATCGTAATATCCTTATTGTGGATGATATATGTGATAGCGGAGGAACATTATCAAAAATCATCATAGAATTTATAGCAAAAGGATTTGATGTTAATCATATAAAAACTTGCTCATTAATATTTAATAAGTCTCAGAGTTTTAAGATTGATTATAGAGCAAGAACTATAGATAGGGATATAGAGGATGGGTGGATTATATTCCCGTGGGAAAAGGATAATTAGTTATGAGAATTGACTCATTGGACCTAAGCAATGATCTTATAGAGATAGTATCTAATCCATTTCTAAAATATCGTCCTTTTCTATTGCGTTTAACTAATTTTAGTAATGAAAGATACGAATTAAGGTTGAACAGAGAGCAACTTAATGACTTATACAATTTTTTAGGAGACTATGTAAAGGAACAATATAATGAGTGATAGATTTAAACTGGAAGAACAAATACTAAATACTTCAAATTTTTCTGATCAAATTAGATTAATATCAAAGAATATCTCCGATTATCAACTAGATAATGATCAGATTGTTAATGTTCTTGAGGGTTTAGCAATTTTAGTAGAACTTCATACTAATGATCTTTTTGTTACTTTTAAACAAGCTTTTAATCTAGATGAGTATAAATCATGAGTTTTGTTGATGATAATATTATTCCGCTATGTGAACTAATAACCAGTGGTATGTTTTATGTACTATGTATGTTGGGCCTATTAACATTTCTTGTTATATTAACCTCACCAATATTGATGGCATATTATGGTCTTAGCGGTATAACTATTAAGCTTAAACAATATAAACAGAAAAAGTCTCAAGAAAGAATGGATAGAACTCTACAAAACGCTAATACTGATGCTTATGTTATGAGACTAGAAGAAATGGTACATTCAAAACCGATTAAGAAAAAGAAAAAGCACAAGTAATAATTATGTTTGATTTAGAATACGAACTTCTACACACAAAATTTATTGCTGATAAATGCTATAATAGTGAAATTTATAGTCAGCATTTGTACGCTGCATTATGCAATAATAGGTTTTTAAAAAATGGTGAACAATGGACTTGCTCTTGGAGAATGAGCGGTGGAATAGTAGCCGAATTAAGAAATCCACACAAAGAAGATTATATGGATTGGTATTGTTCTGGAATTAGTGATAAAAATGATTATGTATCTGAAGGATTTGTAACAGATGAAATAAGAGAAGATTTATTACAGTTAGGGTGGACAATCAAACCTTATGAGCCTAAATTAAAACCGGGTATTTATAGAAATGATTGGGGAAGTTATGAGTAATAAAATTACTATCATAGGAGATTGTCACCAGAAATATAGAAGTTACCATGAGATCATTCGTCAAAAAGATCGACATGAATATACTATTCAGATAGGAGATTTTGGCCTTTCCAAATATGAAACATTAGATAGTGTTGATCATACTAAACATCTTATTATCAGAGGCAATCATGACAACACAGTATTAGCAAAAAATTATCCACATTTTCTTCCCGATTATGGCTATATGGTAGATTTTAATGGGTTAGATTTTTTTTGGTATGCTGGAGCGTATAGCATTGATAGACAATATCGAACTATAGGTATTGATTGGTGGGAAGATGAACAAATTAATATTGAAGGATTTATGCAAGCTAGAGAACTTTATGGTTCAATCAAGCCCGATGTTATGTTGTCTCATGATTGCCCAGATTTTATGGCTACTAATTATATTGGCCCTTATGGTAGAATATATGAGAATATTACTAATTGGGCTTTGGGAGAATTGTACAAAATTCATCAGCCTAAATTGTGGATTCATGCTCATTATCATCAATCAAAAACTACAATGTATGAAAATACTAAATTTGTCTGTTTAGACGAGTTAGAAACCTACTCTTTGGTTAAAGATGAGTATTGACAAGTGCCGATAGTCTGATAGAATAAAACAGTTGATGCCGAAAGGTTCTTAGTCGCGGGTATCTAGGATTAAAATTAACAACCGTAAAGTTTCGGCAGGGTTTCTATAAGATTGAAACGCTGCTTTTATTTCCTTTAGATAAATTTTCTTTTGCCCATAATGGTTCTAAATTAGTGTAATGAAAACTAAAAAATCAAAATTTAACTGTGATACTAATGGTGGGATTATGGTACTGTCAGCATTGCGATATGCTCTTGGGCGACACACTTATGTGCCGGGAGCAATTCAAGATTGGATTACTCAGCACTGGGATAATCTTGACAGCAATACTAAAATTGTTATTGTTCGTGATGTTTTTGAACATATTTACGATGAGAATAAACCATCAGGTTATAGAACTTCTATGACCGATTATGATTTGTCCACTTGGGAAAAGTTTGGTATTGATAGGTATTGGAAACTAGACTACAATGAGCGAAAGAGCGTGGATTTAAATTTAACATCTGATAAAGATCGTGCCATATGGTTTGCTGAAAGACTATATGGTACTCAGCCAGTATGAAAATGCAAAATATTCCCAATTGGAAAAAGGGAGATATAATCTGTCTACTAGGTCATAAAGGTGGAGTTTTGTCTATTTTTGAGGCAAATCAAGACCCTTGGTATGGAAAAACTTTTTTTAGTTCAAAAGAAGATTGGTATTATGGTTTAAGACATTGTGAAGAAATTAGGTTGGCGACCATAGAAGATATAGACTATAAAATACAATATCAAAAAGAAAATCTAGAAAGAGAAAAAGCAAACTTGAATGAGTTGCTAAATTTTCGTGAGAGGCTATCAAATGTCTGAAAAAATATTTGACAGCTACGATGAAGCCCAAAGTCACAGTTTAACTATACCTTGGAAATTAGAAACCTGTAATGTTGGAGAAAGTTGTTGGTGCAGAATCATATTACCAACTGAAAAGATATTGTATAAGAATACAGTGGGCGAAACTGAAAGAGTTGATGAATTTGAATATATTATACCAGATGGTAGTATAGATAAAGAAACAGCGGAATATGTGGTAAATTTACATAATGGATGGATCAAAAAATGAAACCCTCAAACAAACAACTTAAAGTTATAGATTTTCTAGAACAACAACTAAAGTTCTGGAAAAATACTAATGATATAGGTTCTCCTACTCATATTGGTGATATTAGTGAGTTTTCTAGAGCAAATTTCTATGATGTCTTTTCAGAAGATGAGATTAAAGATATTGACATATTAACTACTGAGTTATATCTAAATCTTATGGAGATAGAATAATGAGTTGGTCACACAGGGTCGTGAAGCAAGTTACCAAAATTCCTCTTGGAGATACTGATATTAGTTATGGTATTCATGAGGCATATACTGATGAGAATGGAGATATTGTAAATATATCTGAGAAACCATCCTATGTTATTAGTGATGATACTGAAGGTCTAAAATGGCAACTAGAAAGAATGATTCTGGCTTGTGATAAGCCAGTTATCGACTATAATACTGGAGAAGATTTATAGATTTTATCTCCTTTGGCATAGTTATCTTTAGCCCATAAGGGCTGTAGATTAGAATAATGAAAACATTTTCTTTGTTCTTCTTCTTTGGTTAAGTCAAAACTAGCACATGGAATAATATGGTCTATATGCCAACCACGCAACCCATAGTTACCCCAAGTCATACCTTTTACAAATTGGTTTTCTAAATGTTTTTTAAGTTCTTCCACAGAACATCCCAACAGTTCTAATGTCTCCGCTGATTTTGACGTTCCTGCTAATGCTCCTCTAAGTCTACATCTTAAACTATGCCCAATCCGAAAAATAGGATCAGATTCCTGTTTAATTTTTCTGTACCTTCTTGCTTGTTCATTGAATTTTTCTTTATTATCTTCATAGTATTGTCTTATTTTTGATCTATTTTTTTCTCTATATTTTTGTTCTTTTTCTTTTGTTATTGCTGGGTTTTTTCTACGACGATTTTTACCAAAAGCATTATCGCACTTTTTACAATGAGAAGCCTTGTTGAATAGTCTGTTTTTGGCGTTATAAAAATTTTCTAATAACTTATATTCTTTACATCTATTACATTCTTTTACGATGATAACCATCATCAGACCCTTAAAAACAGAAAACCCAAATGTTGTCAAGTTGCAGTTGACAAACACTCAGGTTTCTGGTATAATACATTGTATGATTAGAGGAAAGTCTGCAACACAATCCCATTATAATATACACCAAAATGAACAAGATCGGAATTAACCGACGCCGCTGGGTTGATCTCCAGCGTGTAACGTCCTGTTGCTCTAATGCTCGTATGTGAAAGAGCATTAACCAACGATAATCGGGGCGTTTTCAATATAACAAACATGGTAAGACAAGGAAAAGGAGAATGGGATTTGACTGATATGAGAAAATAAAGCCTAGATCTGGAATATTGGTCTTTGATATCGGTGTTATTTTCAGAGTATTGGTAATGATACCTCACCTGCCATGTTAAAATATTTACTATTTTATTGTTTTTTCGGTTTTTTGATATTACAAACAGTATTTTTATCTGTTGTTTTAGTTTATGAACTATATGAATTATTTTACTATTTTATCAATCCAAACTTTAAAACTAATGATGTGGGACCAAAATGAAATTTGAAGGAATAAAAAATCATGGACAATTTTGATTGGGACGCATTTCTAGAGGAATCTAGAACTTACGAACCTTCTGCGACTTTATGGATTGATAAAGAATCAGATAGAGTAGAGTTAATTTTGGATAACGCTGCTTGTGTTTATAATGAATGGATAAAAGGCGAAGGAGCAGATATTAGTTTGGTTAGATGCAGCAAAACTAACAAGGTTATCGGTATTAATTTACCATTATATCAAACTAAGTTTAGCATATTTCATACTGATGGAGTACAAGTTAAAATCAACGAAGGATACAAGAAGCTTTTCTTGGAACAACAAGAGAAAAATTCATGAAACTATTTTTTGACATTATCGTATTTTTGCTACTGCTTTTTTGTTTTCAAAGAATTGCAGAATTAAGCAACAGATTAGGAATGAATATTATGGTTGTTCAAGGGTTACAAGACAGAGTAAATGAACTGGAGAAAAAATGAAAAAAGATATTGCTAAAAAATGGGTAAAGGCTTTACGAAGCGGCAAATATAAACAGGGTAAAGGTTATCTGAAACAATTTACTAGTAAGAACGAACCAAGACATTGCTGTTTGGGTGTTCTTTGTGAATTGTATAATGAAACCATGAAGAAAAATCATAAAAAAGCCCTTCTTACTGAAGAAATGGAAGATGATGTGTCGGGTACAAGTTTTGTAAGATTTAATACAGTGGATGGTGGTTTGCCACAAGCGGTGAGAAAATGGGCTGGTATCAAAAAACATCTAGGAAATTTTATTGTTAGCAATATTGATATCACAGGTTTTAAATATAATACTGAAGAATGTCTTGCTGATCTTAATGATGATGGTAAAAAGTTTTCTACTATTGCTGATATTATAGAAAAGAATGTGGAAAATATATGATGAATAAACTAGTAATATATTTCGACCAAACAGATATTGATAGTCTTATGCCAGTAGGGCCAATACCAAAATGTTTGATATTTCATAATTATTATGATGCTGTTGATTGGTTAAAAAGACACGATTGTAAATGGGAAGAAAAATTTCCTGACGCTGGTGAGTTTACAATTAATAGATATGGTAGAACAGTAAGAGGAAAATATATGTGGGGCGAGGCTTATCTATGAGCGACCACAAGATAATAGAGAAAGATTTATATGGGCCGGTTACTTTAAAGCAATTGTTACGAGAAGCAGAAGATTTGTGTTATGAACATCATGTAGAATATGATGAGCGAAAAATTTTTGTAACTACAGATTATGGAAGTCATGTGGTAATATTTTATAGGGGAAAAGATGAATAATCAACAATTCTTAGATATTCTAGAGCAATTTGTTACAAAGTACGATAAGCAGAATGGATCATATCCAGAACATGATTATGAGGGCTTATCCTTTTATAGTTTTGTTTGTGATCAACTAGGAGTTGAGAACAATTGGTTAAATATTATAGAAAACAATCCACATATCTATGATCATAACTACAAAGACGTCAAATGAATAATATCAAACCTTTTACTTTCTATGATTTTATATCCATAGTTGGATGCGTTGGTTTTATAATTGTATTATACTTCGCCATACCCCCAGATAAATACAATCTTTATGACTATCTTAAAGCAAAAAGACTAGAGTTATATTACAAGAAACACCTAATATCTTGTATCTATTGCGATGGAACAGGAGAAAGAGTTGAAGATGTTAACAAAATTATGTTTGATGCCAAGATGGCTTTGTGGCTCAATAAACATTTATTAGTTGACAGATGCTCAAAATGTGTTAAACTGCCATATGGCGAACACTATGATTACTGCGACAGCGTAAACTCCCATTACCAAATTTTACTTCAAGAATATGGTGCTGCTGGGCCGAAAATGTCTAAGACCATTTGTGGACATTGTATGGGTATGGGGCAGTTTACTAGCAAAAAAGCAGATGGGACATATCTAACCCAAAAAGAATACGAAAAAAGAGAAAAAGAAAAATGAAAAAAACTTGGCAACAAAAACAAAAAGAGAGTATAGAATCTGGCTATAGTCGAGCCAAAGAATTAGCCAGAGAAATATGGATAGAGGGAGATCACGAAGGAACAGCTAATGATTTTTACTATTTTCAGTGTGGGTTTGTGGCGGGCTTAAACTATCAGCGACTACAAGCACTAAATAAATTGAGCGAACTTGATCAAGAGTTAGGATTACAATGAAAACCATAGATGATCTTAAAGAAAGACTGAAAAGAATAGTAAAAGAAGAATTTATTGATTCTTGGCTAGATACTCCAAATCCAGCATTTGATAATAAGAAGCCTAGAGATATGATTATTGAGAATAATATTCAACCAATTAATAAGATGATCTATGAAATAGAGAGTGGTATAACATAAAATGTGGTATTATTATTTGGTACAAGAACTAATCATGAATTCTAAATGGTTAGAAGAAAATGGAGATAAATGGGCTGCTGGACGAGTAGAATGTCATAGTGAAGATTCTATGGGCTATTCTGAAAGAGAATATTGGTTAATAATAGATAAAAAAGACTGGAATAGTTTTGATGACTATCTTAGAAGTTTAAACTCAGCCTCTTTACAAACTTTAGACCAATTGATACAATCTAGTAGGTTGCCGATAGTTCAATTTAAGAGTAAAACATGAATAGTCCACACTATAAAAGCGAATATGGTTATTATATTAAAAATGTAGACAATAATGCTTGGGTTTTTATTCCCTTTGAGAGAGAATTTGATTCTTCTATTTTAACTAATATAATACACACATTAAAGTATTTAAATGAATACAAACCTAAATAATAACGAATCTGATCAAAATTTACCAGATACTAAAATTCCTTGGTGGGATAATCACTATGAGGATGTTTATAGTGAAGACCCTGAAGATGGATACCCTTATGATATGGGAAGCAAGGTGCAGGAATGACCCAATATCCAGACTTGGAAAAAGATCTATTAAATAGCGATCTAATTAGAAGTAAGTGCAAAGACTCTGTTTATAGTCAGAATCTATATGCTGCCTTATCTAATAATAGATTCTTTTATGAAGAACAAGAGTGGACTTGTAGCTGGAGATATTCTGGCGGAATAGTAGCAGAATTAGTAAATAAGGGTGGAAACTATTTAGATTACTATTGTAGTGGAATATATTCAGAAGAAAAGAATGGCTATGTTAGTGAGGGAATAGTTACAGAAGTTATAAGAAATGATTTATTAAATTTAGGTTGGAGAGTTAAGCCTTATGAAAACATATAAAAAGAAAACGGTAAAAGCAGTAGACAAAATCATGTGCGATGCTTGTGGAAAAGATTGCACAATTACTGAACCAGTAAATGAGCATGAATATGCTGAATTAACTGCTACATGGGGATATTTTTCCCAACAAGATGGTACACAGTATGATATTCATTTGTGTGAAACTTGTTTTAATGAAGTTCTAGGTTTTATTAAGGAAAAAAGAAGGAAAGTTTTGGGTCCATTTAATTATCCTTATGATAAAGATCCCCTAGAAGGAAAGAGTTATTTTCCATCATGAAAGTTATATTTGAATTAGTTTTGCCAGAAGATCAGCATCAATACGATGTAATTAATCAAGCAAATAAAATGCAATCATGTTTGTGGGACTTTAGTCAACAGCTAAGATCATGGCGTAAATATGACAATAATTTTACAAATGCTAGTGATGCTCTAGAAAAAATCACAACAGAGTTTCATAGATTGCTTAATAATCATGGAGTAAATATTGATCTATAATGTTCAAACTTAATAAAAGAAGTCGTTTCAATTATTGGAGTTGTTCCAAATTTGCCGACTGGATTAGAGGCATTGAAAAACCCTATGCTCTTGGGTTGGATGAATGGGGAGTTTGGAGAAAAGAATCAAAACAAAAACACCCATTTAGATACTGGGTTGCTGAAAAACTGTTAAATTTTTTGCAGGATATTGTGAATCTACCTATGGATATTTATCATACCATAGAAGTATACATTTGCAATCGTTATATAGATAAAATGCACTATCTTAAAACAGGACTAAAGCCGGGACAATATTACGATCTTGACTATAGAATACTTCACGGTCTTTTTAATGAGTTGACAATTTATGTAGAGGATGAACTGGCTCATCTTAGTAAATGGAAATCTGAGAAGAAATATAAATTTATCGGCGGCAGATGTGCGGAGGCAGGATTGGATTACCTAAACTGGGCAGGTCAACTAAAGATGAACGAAGATTATGGAATTAATCCTGACAATAAAGATTATAACAAACCTACAGCCCAAGCAATATCATCTCAAAAAGTATTAGACCTTTACAACTGGTGGAAGGATAGAGACTATAGAACTGATCCATACTCTATGTTTACCAAAGAAAAAGATGGTAAAAGCTACTATAAAAAAATAGCCAAGATCATGGATGATTACGATAAAGAAGATACAAAAATGTTGATTGAATTAATTAAAATTCGTGGGAGTTTATGGTCATGAGATTAGATCAAGCAATGAAGCTTAATGTTGGAGACAAGCTGGTGAATTGTTTTATGGACGATATTTTCATATCAGAAATAGATCATAGCTACGATCCGAAACCACCAGTTTTTATTGCACTAGATAGTGAACTACAAAAACATTATTTATGGTTTGATGAAATTTATCATCCAGACCTAACTGATATTTGCGATGAAGAAAAAAGTTTCATTCTGTGGGCTAAAGATAATAGAGAATTTGTCGGAGAAAATTTTAGATTACTAAAGACAGTTTATATGCAGGGTTTTGCTATGGGATTTGAACATAAAAAGAAAATGGCCTATGAAGAGACTATGCAAAAATGAATGAGCAAGATTATAAACTATTAATAAATATCTGTTATCATTGCTTACGATCAAATAATCTTACAATACAACAAGTATCAGACATAGATCAAATTATAAGCAAATTACATGAGACTATTTCTAAGATAAAAACAAAGGGAAATATATGCTTTGGAAAGAAATCAAAAGCTGGTGCAAAACTAATGGATATAAAGCTGACAGATCCAAAACAGATAAAGAAAACTCATACATCTATAATTGGTCAAAAATAGATGACGAATCAATAAACGGAACAACAACGAGTGTTAGTAAATTAGCGTTTGCTATATATAATCATATGACAAATAACGAACATATAACATATCAGTCAGAATATAAAATGCAACAGCTAGAAAAGGATATATCTCATGAAACAGAAGGATGGGGCAAATCGTTCTAAAATTCAATGTGTTACTATAACGCTGACCGGACTTGTTGCATCGGCTATTAATGGTATTATAGCTTATGTAGCTGTTTATTTTTTTAAACCACTATGGGATAAGATTGTTTCTTACTGGAATAAAGAATGAAAAAGAATCTTTTTATTGACAGAGAATGGGAAACTAAATGTATAGATAGAATATGTCAAGAAATTCGTGATAACAGTTTGATTAACTTGGCTAGTAAAACAGCAGTATTGCAATTAAGTTATGAATATTCTGGACTTATGGCTCAATTAATGGCCCATAAACTATCTGATAAGGATGAGCCTCTAGATATAGAGCCGATAAATATTCCATACAAAGATGAGTTTGAGGCTTTTATTCATCCAGATCAATTAGATCCATACTACTCATTAATAGTAGTAGATAGTGGATGTCTTAGTGGAAATAATTTTAGAAAAATAGAGAAAAAACTTTTAGATTATGGTTTTCCAAGATCACAATTATATTTTACATGCGTAGCCTGTGATCTTAATAGTATTTTTCGTCCAGATTTTTGTCCAATATATTTTAATGGAGATGAGCAGATGGTATCGTTTTGGTGGGAAACTAAAACAAACAGGTTTAATAAATCATGATAGTAGTAAAAACTAAATTAGATAGAAGTTTAATATCTGGTATAGGTTTATTTGCAAACCAAGATATTCTAAAAGGAGATTTAATATGGAAAATGACCAGCATTTCAGTATTAACAATTAGTCCTACTAGATATGAAGAATTATCACAGATAGAAAAAGATTTTATAATAGACAAAGACTACTATTGGCTGGATGATGATGGAAACTATTTAATTCCTTTGGATGATAGTAGGTTTGTAAATCATTCAAATAATCCTAATATCATAGAACAAGATGAAAATTCTTGCGTTGCATCCAGAGATATAAAAGAAAATGAAGAATTAACTATTGACTATAAAACATTAATCCCAAAAGAACTTTGGGAACCATATATGTTATAAGAAAATTAAGAAAGAAGAGAGGATCAAATATGGACGTAAAACTAATCAGTGTAACTCCAGATGCAGAAAAATTAATAGCATATTGTGCCAAGGTAAGCAACCCTAAAGGACAAGACAGCGACAACTATGCTAAATTACTAAAGTATTGCATAGAGCATCAACATTGGTCTATATTTGAAATGGCATTTCTAACTCTTGAGATAAATACTACAAGAGGTATTGCTGCTCAAATTTTACGGCATAGAAGTTTTACATTTCAAGAATTTAGTCAAAGATATGCTGATGCTTCATTGCTATCAGAAGAAATTCCAGTATTTGAATTACGTCGCCAAGATACTAAGAATAGACAAAATAGCATAGACGATATAACTGATGAAACAAGAGTTAAGTGGAATACTAAAATTCGTGAGCATTTTGCTAAAAGCAAAGCTCTTTATGATGGTATGATAGCTGATGGAATAGCTAAAGAATGTGCTAGATTTATATTACCGCTAGCTACCCCAACCAAACTTTATATGAGCGGAAGTATAAGATCATGGGTCCACTACATTAATCTAAGGTCTGCTCATGGAACTCAAAAAGAACATATGATTATTGCTAATGAAGCTAAAGAAATTTTTAAAACTCAATTCCCCATTATATCGGAGGCTTTAGGATGGTAGAAAAAGAATTTACTGTAACTGGACAACTTAAAGAGACAAATGGAACAGACAAACAGATGTTAATTTTACATCGTTCTTTTTTTACTTCATCCAAAGAAGAAGCTATCAAAAACTTTCATACTCATTTTGAGCCGGAACTAAAAGTAGTTAAGATTTTTTCTGTGGTAGATGATAAAGGAATTTTAGTATAATGGATACCAAATTAGACTTCACACTAAAAGTAGTAAAAGAATTACTATCTCACAAGTTTTCCGTTAAGCTATTAAATGTGGACAACATTGATGGTTATGGTGGATGGTTTGGCACAGATGAAGGTGAAGAAGAATTTGTGGTAGCTATGAAACATCATATGGGTTTTGAGATATTTATTCATGAATACTGTCATTTTTTGCAGTGGAAGCATGATCGACAGTTATGGGATAAAAGTATGTCAACTTATGATATTCTATTTGATTGGATCAATTTTCCATCTCTAAAATACTGTACCGACATTAAAGACTGTACTTTTACAAATGAGCAATTGGATCAGAGTTTACACGATATTCTAGAAATAGAACATGATTGTGAAAAAAGGGTTCTAAAATTAATAGCAAATAATCCTATAGAAAATTTTGATAATGATAAATATATCCGGGCGGTTAATGCTTATTTGTGGAGTTATCATTTAAATAGAGAACTAAGAAAAAGACCAAAAAATCCAATATATTCCCCAAGAGTCCTAGAAAATATGCCAAATATCTTTCATAAAGATTTAAACTATTACTTAGATAAGAATAATTTAACACAATCTATGAAACAAACTTTATTGGCCGAATACTAAAAATGCTCAAGTTGGTATTGACAAACTGACGATAAAGGATATAATCCGTTCACAGGAGCATTTTATGAATAGGTTCGGTCTTTGCTGCATTTCTCTTAAACTCAAAGAGCAGGGTTTTGGTCATCAAACCATGACTTTCAAAAGATTTAATTCTTTGCCTAGAGAAGAAGCATTGGAAATTCTTGGATCAAGAATTCAAAATAATCTAATGGTTACAGATAAAACCATACAGTTTTGTGCGGAAAATAATTATGTTTATCGTGTTAGTAGTGATATTTTCCCTTTAATTACTTATGACGCAGCAAATGTTAATCTAGAAGATTTACCTAACTATGACTCTATTCAAGATGAGTTTGATAATATTGCACAGAGTATTTCCTCTACTAATGTTCGTGTTTCTGCTCATCCTAGTGAATTTAACAGTTTGTCAAGCCTCAACGAAAAAGTTGTTGAGAAAACAATCACAGAACTCAACTTCTACAGCAGTTTCTTTGACAGAATTGGACTTCCAGCAGATACTAGATCGCCCATGAATCTTCATGTACATAACAATAATGGTACAAGAGAAGAAATTTCTCATAGATTTTATGCAAACTTTAAAAAACTAGATGAAAATTGTCAAGCTAGACTAACCATTGAAAATGACGATAAACTAAACTGCTGGAGTGTTAAAGAATTAGTGGATATTTTTCATCCAATAACTCGTATTCCAATCTGTTTTGATTACTTGCATCATAAGTGTCATCCTAATAATCTCACAGAACGCGAAGCGATTAATATGTGTTATGATACTTGGCAAACCAGATGCCTATTTCATTATAGTGAAAGTAGGGTAGGTAATAATCCTCGCGCTCATGCTGATTATCCTCAAAATACTTTTGATAACTATGGTTTAGAATTTGATGTGGACATGGAATTAAAAGCTAAGGATTTAGCAATTGCAGAATATAATGAACTTTTAACTACACTTTCTTAATAAGGATATAATTATGCCTCAAGTTGGAACTATTGTAATTAGCGATAGCGTTAATACTCAAGCTATGATTAACTTGATCAAAACAGACCCTAAGCTTACTATAGGCAAGGAACAAGTGTCCGAAAATGGGGTTAGATACATACCTATAGAGAAAAACTAATGAGTAGTTGGCTAATTATTTTTACTGGTTTCGTATATGCCTATGTTGCAATAGAGCAGGGTTATAGAGGTAATATTGGTATGCTTATAGCGTATACTGGTTATGCCTTTGCTAATATAGGATTATATCTATTAGCTTCTAAGTAAAAGGAAACTTTCATGGATAAACCCAATCCAAAACCATTAAATCCAGAGTCTCCAAGATCTAAAAAAGTTAATGTTACTCCGTTACCTAAAATTCATCCAGAAGATGCTGATGATATTTATATCTTGGATGAAGTAAATAAAAAGCTGAATGAAATTTATAATGAAGATAATAAAGAAGGCTAAATAGCAAGGAAGCTATTATGAAATACGGAAATTGTTTTACTGGAGCAATTATGCTCCTGTGGACACAAAGAGATCATAAACCAAGACTAATATTAAGAACAAGACCGGGAACTATGGTTCCTCATTTTATGGTTAAAACAAACTCTGAAATTCACCATTATAAGGTGCATAAGGAAATTCTTCCTTGGCCTTTATGTTATTTCTTTTTTGAGGGAAGATTCCAAACTGTTCCAGATGCTATTGACGAATCCTTTTAGTGTGATATACTAGAGTCTCACTAACAGAGAAGTTTATGAAGATAATTCAAAAAACTATTAAGAAAGCATACAATAGCTGGAATCCTTGTAAGGAAATTCGTTGCTATCATTTTGCCGCTGCATTTGATGGTACTAAGCTTATAGGATTCACTCAAAATAATCCTATTAAAACTCATACTGGTGCTTATAGAATAGGTGAAAATTTCAATCTTCCCAAATATAAGGAACATCCATTTTATCATGCTGAGTCTCATCTTGTATCTCAATTACTTGATAGGTATAATTCCATTGATCCTAATTGGTCACTTGTTGTTATGCGAATTAACAGGAGAGGACTTGTACTAGGAAGTAAGCCTTGCGAGAATTGTAGTAAGCTTCTTAATGCTGTAGGATTAGATACTATTTATTATAGTACTGATGATGGAGATTTTACCAATAGTTTTGGAACTTTGATTGGAGTTGGCGGCTTGACAATGCCGATGATGATGGTATAATCCGTAAACGGAGGCTACCTATGAATTGTATTTATTGCAAAAATTGCGTTGGTGTTGACCGTTACGAATTTCTTGTAGAAACTGGTCGTAAAATTATTTGTAAAGAATGTAGCGTCGAGGATCGTGCTGTGGGATTTATGGATTGGGGACATAAAACAGCACCAAGTTTAGTGATGGTTCCTAGTAATGCTAAAGAAACTATTCGTATTTTAGATAGAGCAAATAGGAGAAGCAGATGAATAAAATGACTTGGCTTGATCTTTATACTTTTCTTCATGAAAGAGCCAACAATATACAAGCTGTTGGAACTTTTGAGTGGAATACTCCGATATTAATTCATGATGCGAATACTGGTGACGAATTCACATGTGATACTTATTATGTTAGCGATAGTCGTAAAAAAGACAGATTGGTGCTTATTACTAATATTGAAAAGATTTTTGAGGAGAATACTTAATGGACTTTGAAATTGAGAGTTTGCTTTTTAAACAGGTAGCAAAGCCCAAGCATTATTTGATGACTAAAATTAATAAATTGTGGGAAAACAGATACAGAGTTAATGTTTATATTCAAATAGAAGAAGAAGGTCTTGCAAAAAAACGTATTTATGACAGTTATTTTTGTCATTATGATCCCGGTAAGCTAACTATTATTCCAGAAAAAGATTATGTATCCAAACTTACATGATAAGTTAAAAATCTCAAGTATATTTAGTGCTAGGTTTGAAAAATCTAGAATCGTCTAAAGAGTACCCCTTGACAACTCCGATAACTGTGTTATACTTAGGGCGTATCAACTACACTTCACAGGAGATCAAAGATGGGACTTGGTAAGGGTAAAAAAGCTTGTCCAGATTGCGGAACTACAACTGGCCCAAGGGCATATTGTTGCAAAAAGTGCAATCATATTTTTATATTTAAGCCCAAGAGTAAAGAGGCTAAGAACACAAAGATTATTCAAAAGGTTGATTGGAAAACTCTGGTCAAGGGAGAGAGAATAAAGGTTGCTGGTGGACCGTATTATGTATCCAAGGGTGAATTTATTCCTATGGGATATAGAGGGCGTTTTGTTGTTGAGAGCGTAGATGAGAATGGTATTCGTGCTTATGGTCTTGACAAGTCCAGCGGCTTCTGTCATATTTATATGGGAAGGGATTTCCAAAATAAAGAAACAGGAGTTTGGAAAACGAAGCATAAGCTGATGAAACTCAAGCCTAAAACGGAGACTGTCTAATGAGTCTTGAAGGAGGTTTTACTAAAACCCAAAAAGACCAATTAAATAATCTGTTGGATCATAGAGATTCTATAGTCAATAATTTATATCATATAGAGAGAATTCTTAAAGTATATTTTCCAGAAGAGTTTGAATTAGCATATCAGCATTGGATTCCACAGATTATCACTGCTCTTTATGAAGATGGTCGTTGGTTGCCTAGAGGAGATCAAACTATGCAAAAAACTTTGAATAGATTATTGGATAAAAGTAGTCAAAAAATAGATCAAACAGTTAAGAAATTTATTTAATTGGGGTATATTACTATGAGTGAGATTTATTCTATTAGCGATTTGAACAGGTATGCTGAAAGTATTAGAAAAAATGCTGCTTTATCATTCACAGAATTTTATAATGAAAATCTCGATGATTTTATCAGCATAGTACAAACTACCAACTTGATTAAAAGCAATTGTATTGGCGAAGATGAGGACGGCAACCTATTAATTGATGAAGATAGCTACAATAGAACTTTTGAAGAAGTCACAATGTGGCTATATAATGTTGGTTTGGCAAAACTAGCTGCTGAAGGCAGAGTAGAGTGTGCTTGGGATGATAAATTAAACGAAATGGTTTTCTGGCTATCTTCTAGTGAATTAACATTAAAGACCCAAGATGATGAACCACAACCACAACCACAACCACAACCAAAACGAAAAACTTCTAAAAGAAATAACAAGCCTAAAAGCTAAATTAGATGAATTAAAAGAGCGTTTTGATTCTGACTATTGTAAGAAGTGTAGAGACATAGAGATAGAGATTCAAGGATGCGAACAACAAATTATGGATCTGAAAAATCTTTTTGGAACATGATGGGGAATTTGAGAGAGTGGTCACTTAACCTTTCTCTCAAAAGGAGACTTTGTTATGTCTCTGGTGAAAGTCTATGGTTAAAATTGGCATATCGTGGCAGAAAGAAGATTTGGAGTATTATAGATAATGGGAGATCAATCAACGATGATATATGGATATCCCAAAAAGAATATTTCAATATGATAAGAAAAGGAAAATTAAATGTGTGATAGACCACTATGGAAATTAAGTTTTTTTGTTTTATTCTTTGGATCATTGTTGCTGTCTCTTGGTTATAATTTACATTTGATTAATTGTGTTAACAAGCTAGAGAATTCACTACAGAATAATCATTGGATTACTGATCAAGAATATAGTGAAATAAAAAAAGAGCTTTTGAGACTCGAAAAGGTTAAATACGAATAATTTTATATAGGGGGCGTAACGGTATCGACTGGATAAAGAAGATTATATTAGCAAGTAGTAGTTGATCTGGTGGCTACTTTAAAACCAGATTAAACGCTTAACTGGCGTAAATCAGTTAGCCCTTGCTGCTTAATAAATAGTAGCAACAATCTTAGGAAGCGATGCAGGGAGCGTCCAAAAGATTGTCGTAAAATCCTGCTGGATCAGAGTGGTCAACTTGCTTTGATTGAGAATAATAGGTTGAAAAGTCTAATTAAAATTTTGTTCGTTAAAGTTTAATTGGTCTGATAAATAACGAAATAAACTTGTAGAAGATGTAATTAGAAATATCGCAGCAAATGGGTTCGACTCCCATCGCCTCCACTTAATATGAGTAGAAAAATTTGTACATATTGTGGCAAAAGAAAAAACAAGGGAAGTTTCCCTAAACACAGTATGTACAAAGATAATCTGGATACTAGATGTAAAAAGTGCGTAAAGAAACACTCCAAGGTAAGAAGTGGTCTTCATAAAATAGCACCACCTAGACCAGAGTTTTGTGAGTGTTGTAAAAAAATACCTATTAAATGGGTATTAGATCACGATCATGGTAATGATAGTTTTAGGGGTTGGGTCTGTGATCGTTGTAATACCGGTATAGGAAAATTAGGAGATAATTTACAAGGAATTGTTAATGCTATGAACTATTTTCTTTCAAGGTCCAAGGATAAATGAAAAACAGAATTAAACAACATCTAATAGAAAATCATATGACTTATTATCAGCATTTAAAATTTGCTATTTTCTATGGATTTGTTTGTTTGGTTGCTGGTTTATGTCTAATAGTTCATGCTATATTCCCTTGTTGGTTTCAAACTTCTGGAAGCGATCTGGTACAATATATGGCGATTGTGTTCAAGAAACGGCAAAGATTAGACGATACTTGACAAGAGGGTTGTGTTGTGATATGATGTTGGAACACACAGGAGAAAAAAGATGATTCACGATTTTGATTATGTTTGGGGAATGGTTCGTGATCTTAGAGCCACCAGCAGCACTATTGATAAGCAGAGTATTATTGAGGACTATTGTAATCATAGCAGTGCCGCTGCTAGTTTTACGAAGAATATTCTATTGTATACCTATCATCCGTTGTGGCAATACAATGTCACTAGCGACAATCTCAAGAAGAAGAATCATCTTGTAGCCAGAAAGAATGAATATAAAAACTTCTTTGATCTTCTTGATGCTCTTAAAAGCAGACAGATTACCGGGCATGATGCTATATCTGCTGTTAATAGTTTTATTGAACATTATTCAGAATACGAGGAACTGATTCACTGTATTATTGACAAGGACTTGAAAACCCGTGCTGGGGATAAGATTATAAATAAAGCAATCTCAGATCATATTCCAGAGTTTAGTGTGGCTCTTGCTGATAAATACGAGCCTAAAATTGTTGACTGGAAGGATGGATGGTATGTTAGCAGAAAGATTGACGGTGCTAGATGTGTTGCTATTGTTGATGCTAATGGCGATACTACCTTCTATTCCCGCACGGGAAAAGAGTTTGAGACTTTGGATATTGTTAGGGGCGGTATTAAGGCTTTGGGTATTACTAATGTAGTCTTGGATGGAGAACTTTGTCTAGTTGATGAAGATGGCAATGAGGATTTTCAAGGGATTATGAAACAACTGAAAAAGAAGGATCATACTATTCCTAATCCATCTTTTAAGATTTTTGATATGATTAGTCACGATGAGTTCTATAGTAAGAAAGGCGAGAAGAATCGTCCTTATTCTATTCGTTTGGCAAATTTGACAGAGATTATGACTAAGAATGAATGTCCATGTCTCACCCTCCTTGAACAAGAATTGATTCATAATGATGAGCATTTTCAAGAGTGGGTTAAAGAAGCCTCCGATTATGGTTGGGAAGGAGTTATGCTACGAGCAGACGAACCATATAAAGGTAAGCGATCCAAAGACCTACTCAAAGTTAAAAAGTTTTTTGATGATGAGTATGAAGTAGTTGATACTGAAATGGGTCCATTCCGATATGTTCTTAATGGAAAAGAGCATGAGGAAACCATGCTAAGTTGTGTTACTATTAAGCATAAAAATTATGATGTTAGAGTAGGGTCTGGCTTTACTATTGAGCAGCGTCAAGACTTTTATAAACATCCAAAAAAGATTCTTGGAAAAATCATAACTGTTCAGTATTTTGCTGAGAGCAACAACCAAGAGGGTGGGATTAGTTTGAGATTTCCTACTTTTAAAATATTACATGGTGAGTCTAGGGTGGTATAATGAAATATCGTCCTACTAAATCTAGAAGATGGGCAGATCAACGTAGAAATCGTAGAATTATCCAAGAATATGGTTTGCAGGAGGCCAAAAGAGTTGGTGCTTTGGATTCCACAAAAGAGCAAAAAAAGAAAGAAAAAGACATAAAGAAACAATTAAAGATACAAAAAAAACAACAAATTCAATCAGCAAAATCTAAAACAGGACATATGGTTGGCGAGAATTATGCTAAAGAACTATCTAAATTTATAGAAGATGGGGGCGATCCAAATTCCTGTCCTTTTGATTAGAGCTAATTAATAATGATTATAGAGATAATTAATCTTCTTTAAGAAACTGGAAATAATAGAGAAATATAATGAATAGAATTCAATTTTTAAAAAATGTTGCTAAACAATTACCGGAAAACCCTATTTGTATAGAAATAGGAGTTTATGATGGATTTTTTGCACAAAAAATATATGAAATTCTAAACCCAACAAAATTATACTTAGTAGATCCTTGGGAAGTTAGTAGTGATAAAAATACTGATCAAAAAACATATAGTGGACCATTATCTCATTTAAATACAGCATATAGTACGAATAATGAATACTTAAAAGTATCTCAATTATTTAAACAACACATAATTGATGAAAAAATAATCTTAAAAAAGGGATTTTCTTATGATGTTGTAAATGATTTTTCAGATCAATATTTTGATTTTATTTATATTGATGCTACTCATATATATGAATGTGTCAAAGCTGATTTGAATATGTATTTTCCAAAATTAAAAAAGACAGGATTAATATGTGGACACGATTATATTAATCATCCTAGTTTTAGTGTTATTCCAGCAGTTGATGAATTTGTCAAACAAAATAATAGTAGAATAATTTTTCTCTCAAACGAGGGAGATTTTGCAATTCAATAATATATTGAAGCTATATTGCAATGAGGTTTTCAAAAATTGGATAAAACCTAAAGTAGAGGTTCTTGACAAGCCGATATAGCTAGTATATTTCTCTTTCTTTTCTTGGTTTAATGCCAGAAATTAGAAAGATAAATTTTTCTAGATAATACCAAAAAGAAAAACTATTAAGTATAGGATTTACAATCATAGTCATAACACAATAATTAGTATCATAGGGGCGCTTATGATGTAGTGAATGTGTTTTTTTATTCTGTAATATGTTGTAATTCTGTAAAAATCTGATTAATCTATTAGTTTTAGTATGTTCCCAACAATGTATTTCATTGCTTTGAGAAGCCAATAAAAATACTAAAGAAAAAAAATAATAACTTATTATATAAAATATACCAGAAAGTATTAAAGTAGGAGTGATTGTTGTCCAATTTCTCTGCCAGTAATTACCCCTACAAAATAACATTGGATTTTTGTGATGTCTAATATTAGGTTGTATAATATATTTTCCTATAATTGGCCAATCTGGATTACCATATCTATCTTCCCACCAATGAAATATACCAGTTAATAAATCTGCAATCAATATTGCTAATATAAAATACAGAATAATCATTATTTTAAAGTCTCCCTATTAAAAAGGTTATATAATAATTATACACTTAATTAGAAATATTACAGTTTACCGATTGACAAGACGATAACACTAGTGTAGAATCGGAGCATACACTTTGGAATCAAACATTGGAGAAACCATGACAGAAGTAGTTATTGAGAAGAAACCTGTTGTAATGAGTACGTCTAAGGCAGACGAGTTTTTTAAGAATTTTCCCAAGGATAAGGTAGTTGCCTATAAAGATTATTGGGAGAGTGTTCGTCCACAAAATCATGATGATATTTTCCGCCGCTATCTGTTCAGTTTTATGAGCGTCCATACAACATGGAAATCAAATGTTAATGGGTATAATGCTATCAAAAATTTTAGCGATTGGATGGATAACAAGGAGACTCTAAGAGAGAAAATTAAGAATAGTGGTTGTGGACTTTATAATAATAGAACAAAGTTTATTTGGGCTTTCAAAGACCAATTTTGGGCTAACCCTAAAGATTTCTATTTTACAGCCAAGAAAGGTCATGTAAAAAAGAGAGATAGTATCGTAGACAAGATTAGCGGACTAGGTTCTGCCAAAATTTCGTTTTCTTTGGAACAAATTCATCCTAATGAATGTAGAGTGTTTTGTGGGGATACTCATATGCTTGAATTGTACGGTATGAAAACCCTTACATATCAGAGTAAAACTGGATTGTCTTTGTATAAGAAAATGGAAAGACACTGGAGTATTAATTGTGGAAAACTTAATGTTCCCTTGTATATTGCTAGGTGTATTTTTTGGGACGCAAAACAAAACAAGACTGATTCTAGATATTGGTCGTATGTTTTTGAAGATTAGTTAACTTTTGGTGTATACAATAAGCGAAAAGGTATACACTATGAAAAAACAATGTATAAAATGCAAAAAAGAACAAGAGTTAGTTAGTTTTCACAATCAAAAAGCATCAAAGGATGGAAAATCTCCCTATTGTAAGTCTTGTCATAAAGAATATAATCTTATACGAAGACAAAAAAATAAAAAGAAAATTAAAAAACAACAACAGGAATATAGATCTAAGAATAGAGAATATTTAAATAAAAGTAGAAAACAATGGGGGAAAGAAAATCCAGATAAAGTTGCTGTAAACGCTAAGAAGTATAGAGCAAAATATCGAGAAAAAATAAATAAAAAACGACGACAAAAAAGAAAAAATAATATTAATTTTAGACTAAGAACTATTATTAGTAATCGTATTAGGATGGCTTTGTCTAGAGGTTCAAAAAATAGCACTGCTTATGACTTAACGGGTTGCTCTTGGGAACATCTTAAACTATATTTAGAGAGTCAGTTCACAGTTGGTATGAGTTGGGATAATTTTGGAGAGTGGCATATAGATCATATCAAGCCATGTTGTAGTTTTGATTTAAATGATATAGAGCAACAAAAAATTTGTTTTCATTATACAAATTTACAACCGCTATGGGCAATAGATAACCTCAAGAAGTCTGGAAAGTACTAACATGAGCCAAAACGGCAAAGGTTCTAAAAGACGAGTTAGTTTAGTCTCCCAAGATACTTGGGACAAAAATTACGAAAGAATTTTTAGAAAGAAGAAACATGGGAAGCGTAACAAATCTAAAAGAAAATAAGACTATTTTTATTCCTTGTGGTTGTAGAAGTGAAATTTTAGTTATTGAATATGATCATGAAATTGAGGCTGCTGATTTTGCTATTTATGAAAATTTAACATCATATAGAAGCAAAATGTCATTTTGGCAGCGTTTAAGATATTGTTATCGGGTTTTAGTTCATAAAAAGCCTTATGCTGATCAAATATTCTTAGATAATAAACAACTTTTGGATTTAAAAAACTTTTTGTACAGACTTAATCTAAATTTATAATGGTGTATATTTTGTTAGCCATTTACCACAGGAGGTTACTATGGTAGTCAAGAGTATGAACAGTTATGTTGCTGATGAACTTGCTAATAAAGTTAAACATCTACAGCTTGCTCTAGACCAAGCAAAAAATATCATAAGTATGCTTGAAACTGAAAATGATAGACTAAAAGACGTTCTTAATGGCCTAACGTCAGAAAATAACGAAGGTTATATGCTTCACAGTGAGGCTTTTAATGAGCCGGTGTACTCAGTCTAATAAGGGTAAAAATACCAGAATAATCACACAAATAGGCGAAAGAGAATATTTGGTAGAAGGAGAAAGTGAGTGGGCTAGATTTGGTTGTCAAAATGATCCTTCTGTTATAACTTCAGCTAATCTAGATGGTGGTCCGTTTTTATTGGTTGGAGATTCTTTTTTGGGTAAAGGACAAATTAAATCAATACAAAATATTGAGAGTAATAGAGATGGATATTTAATAATTAAAATTACTCTGCACTCCCCAAAAGAAAATAATACTTAATAAAGGATTTACTTATGAGCAAGTTTCATAAAAGCAATAAAAACAGAACCTTTTTAGGGGTTTGTGGTGGCTTGTCTGAATCCACCGGAATAGATGTATCTTTGATTAGGATTGGCTTTGTTTTAGGAACTATTTTTAGCGGTAGTATTCTGTTATGGATTTATCTATTATTGGCACTGGTGCTACCAACTGAGGACTAATCGACAATAGGACTCTAATCTGCCTTTATAGGACAAGTTTTTAAAAATTGAGAGAGCAGTTAGGTTGCTCCGTTCTTTTAAAAAAGATTTGCAAATAATTCTGACAGAACCGAAAAAAAATCAAGGATACCCATTGACAATGCCGATAAGGTGTTGTACAATCAAAAGGACAACGTGAGATAATATCAACTATGTGGTTGAGTCTCAAGTTGAAAGATTGGTTAAGAATTTGGAGGATTATTATGGCTGAAGTTACTAGTGTTGAGAAGCAGACCCGTGTTCGTTGTTCTGATGAGCAGTTTCTTGAGGCAGTTTTTTCTAGCAAGACTTATGCTGAGATTGCATCAAAGACTGGTCAGAAGATTGCTAGTACGATGGCACGATATGCTCGTACAAAGGCGGCTCTGTCTAAGAAGGGTGTTGAACTTCCCGCTATGGAGCGTCAGAAGCCTGTTAAGACGGTTGATAATGTTGAGGCTATGGCAGACATTGTTCGTCGCCTCAAGGCTCATACGAACGGTTGATTTAAAACCATTACTCTCCGATCATACAAACTAAATAAGAGGCAGCAAACAGCATAATTAACCTCAAATCACTGGTTTGTATGGTTGGGAGTATCATGGGAGCGTAGTCCAAAGGCAGAGACAAAGGACTTATACAATTTGAGTGCTTAAAGAGAAATCTCTAAAGTAGAACCTGTCAAATTCGGTGAAGGCTTAACTGCTAATACCGAGCCAAGCATAGAAATATGAAGGTGTAGAGACTTGACGGCAGGAACCTAAAACGAAAGTTATGGTTAAGATAAAGTCCAGACTACAAACTGAAAGGGTAGTGAAAACTATAGTAGTAAGAAAATCCTTCAAGTGTGGGTTCGAATCCCACCGCTCCTATTTAGTTAATAGTAATTACTGCTAAACATAGAAAGACTCTTAAATGACAAAAAATTCTCTAGATCTATATAAGATCGGAAGCAAAGTTAAACTGGCAGACGATGTTTATGGTACAATTGTTAGTATTAATATTCATGGAGATAATAATATCACATATGAGTGTGGATGGTGGAATAGTCGCTCATACTCAACTCAATCTTTTGCTCCAAACGAAATAGAAGTTACAATTAGTGATAAAACAAGAATAGGTTTTGTATGATGATGCCTTCTGATAACGAAAAGAATTCTAATCCTTTGGATACTCTTATTGATTTTGCTTGGTCAAGTGGTGCTGATATTTTTTGGGTTAATAATGCTAAGGATGAACTTAAAAAACTCAAAAAAGAACTAGAGTGTTATAGAAAGTCTTTTGAGACTCCAGTTGCTTGGGCTAAAACTAATAAGCATAATGATTTATTTGATTTGCGAATTCAGAATAATCCTTATATAAATCAAGATATTGTTGTTCCATTATATAGGAAATCGTATGATAGCCAAAAATAGATTTTATCAAGGATATTGTTTGAATACTGGCAATAATTCATCTCACCTTAGACTTTATAAAATTGAGACAGAAAGGGAGATTAGTGACTATGAGGGTGGTACTGTTGTTGAGAGTATTAAAAGCATAGAAGATTATTGGGACGATACTGAAGCTGTTGGTGAGCCATTCTATACAATTTATGGTTCGTTTAAAATTGATTTTGTACAATCTTCATTAAGAATAACTAGTACAGATTCTTTACAAGAAGCAATAAGTTTAGTCGAACATCTTTCTGGAAATAAAATTTCTGAAAATTATTATAATGGCTAAGTATCTAATTGATAATGACTCTTGGTTTAAAGAGGGAGGATACTCTCAATTATATCCGATATTAAATTATGATAACTTAGCTTTTAAAGAATTTCCATCCAAGAAAAAAGCCGACTATGCTAGAAAAATTCAGTATGAATTATCCATATTTGATTTGGCCCCCAAGGTAATAAGTAAAACTATAAAGCTACAGTATGCTAAATCTATAGAAGGATATATTCCAGAACAAAGCGAATGGGGATATATTACTGAACTAGCACAACAACCGTATGGGGTGGTATCTAGCGTACGAATACAGAACCTAGTTAATAAGATTTTTTTAAAAACTAGACTAAAATTTTGGGATTGTCATTATTCAAATATCGGATATATTAAAAGACGAGGGAAGTCTAAAGTAGTTTGCATTGATACTGGGAAAGAAAGTTTTGATGGTCGTGCAAATGCTTGGGGAAATCCCGATCCCGGCCCAAAATGTAGTTATTGTTTTAAATATGAATGTAATTGTATAGACTTATAATAGGAAAAAATATGCCATATATTAATGAAGACGAAAGACTTGAACTAAATAGTGCAATAGAGGTTTTGTCTAATGTTATACTAAATAGCAAAACTAATCTGAATAATCCTCGTGATTTTAGCCGGTATCTTGGGCGAATAAACTATTGTTTTTCTCGCATCATAATGAATGTAATGGGGGACGTATCTTATAGCAAGATTGCTATGGCTACTGGTGTATTAGAGAACATTAAGCAAGAACTGTATCGCAGGGTGGCTGGGGGTTATGAGGATAAGAAGATTGCTGAAAATGGAGATATAAAAGAGTACAAAAATTTAAATTTTTAAGGATGATATAATGTCAAAAAATATAGATGATGTAATAAAAGAAGTAATGAAAAGTAATAAAGAAATTCATAGAGTAGACAATAAACTATCAAAAGACATAGATACTACCCATAGAGAAATACAATCACTAAAGAAAGAAGTAAAACTAGTATCTGCAAAAATAGACTCTGTACTAGAAATACTTAATACATTAACTATATTTATAGAAGATGCAGAACAAATAATAGATGATGAAGATATTGATGAAGAATATTCTTCTAATGAGGGATGGATACCAGAAGTAAATAATTGGGAAGATAAAAATACCGATGATGAAGACGAAGAAGATGAGATTCAGTAATGGCTAGTTTGGCTCTGATAGTAACAATAATCTTTTTTTCTGTGATAATTATAGGGCCATTAAGTTACATCTTATCTTTATTTAATTGGATACCAAGGTTTTTTGTGTGGGTCATGGGATTGCTCTGCATACTTGTTGGAGGTATGACGTTTACTTTGCCTGTGGTCTTTTTAAAAGTTTTGGGTCTGATAGACATAGCCATAGGCTTTAAAATAATATCAGACAGACAACAAAAGAAAACTGATGCTTGACAAGAGGTTTTGCCGATGGTATACTCTAGCTATCACAGGGAACGATAACACTTTTGGAGAAAAATGATGAAGTTGGCAGATAGGACGATTGAGACTCACAGCGTTGGTGTTACGAGCAAGAATCAGTTTAATATTGCTCAAACAAGCAAAATGTTTAAAATCCTTTCAGATTCTCTTTATTCTGACAAGGTTATGGCTGCAATTCGTGAGCTTTCAACTAATGCTTATGATAGCCACATTTCTGCTGGTAATAAGAATCCTTTTAAGGTAACTCTGCCCACCGCTGCTAATCCAACTTTTATGGTTAGAGATTACGGTACTGGTCTTAGTCAGCATGATATGGAGGACTTGTATACAACCTATGGAGCGTCCAACAAGAATGATAGCAATGATTTTGTGGGTTGTCTTGGTCTAGGGTCTAAGAGTCCGTTTGCTTATACCAAGAGTTTTACGACCGCATCTTATTATAATGGCAAGAAATATACCTATATTGCGGCGATTGATGAGAGCGGTGTTCCTACCCTCAATCTTTTTAATACTTCTAATACATCTGAGCCTAATGGTCTTGAGATTAGTTTTGCTGTTAAGCAGCATGACTTCCAAGAATTTACAGATAAGGCTAAGAGAATCTTCCATTATTTCCGTATGAAACCTATTATTGAGGGTGGTATCGGGAGTGGTTTACAAGATCATAAGTATAGTAATACTAGCATCGTTATTAGTGGTGACGGGTGGAGAGTTTGCCGACTGAATAATGATACTCAATACTATCCTAATAGTTATCATCGTATTGATAGTGGTGTTGTAGCTATCATGGGCAATATTGCGTATCCTGTTCAGACAGCACAGATTGTGGGTCAAGAAAAGGAAGAGATGCCAGATCATATTCAGAAGTGGAATAGAGCTTTCCAAAAAGCAGATATTGATAGTTGGAAGAGTTTTGTTAGTGAGATTATCAACTCTGGTCTTTATCTTGAGTTGGATTTTAATATCGGTCAACTTGAGATGGACGTAAGCCGGGAAGGATTGCAGTATACTAAAGATGTGATCAAGACCCTTCGTAAAAAGACTCAAGAAATTTATATTGAGATGAAGGAAGAATTCTCCAAGAAAATTCAAACTTCTAAAACTAAAGTAGAAGCCATTACTTCATACTATACCATGAACGAACTGGCTGGAGGATGGGGAGTTGGTGCATCTTGGACCGATCCCAAGGGCAAAGATCATCCCATCAATTCTGGTAACGATCTGGAATATAAAATTCCGGCTGGCAAGAGTCTGTATGTTTTTAATTACAAGACTGCTGGGTTTCGTTCTCGTCGCATGGTTGCTCTGACTGATAAGATTCATCACGAAACTCTTACTGGTAAAGGTTATAGTTATTGGAATAACCAGAAAAAGAAAGGTCAGATGAGTTTCTTTGTGTGTGACGTTAAGGGTGAAGAGACTGCTAAGAAAATTATTACAAAATATTGTAATACAAATGATTGCTTTGCATACCTCTTGATTGATACTAAGGATCATACAAAAAGCGGAGAAGGTTTTGATCAACTGATTGAAGATGTTGGGGCTGAAAATCTACTCAAGGTTTCAGACTACAAACATCTGACACAAAGTTCTGGACCAAGAAAGTCTTACAATAGAAATTCTAATGGTAGCGTTAGCGATCAAGACGTATTCTTTATTCATGGTTATGATAAGGATAGCAAGCAGATTACCAATCCTTACAACGACGCTACTTGTCTGAGAATTCTTTCAGAAGAACAACTGGAAGATTTTCTGGAACAAGATGAGATCGTGTATGTTCCTATGCTTCGCTATAAGACTGAACCTGCGTCTGGCTATCCACAGATTAATGATATTGGTATTACTCTTAGAGATGAAACGCTCAAGAGTATAGTCAAGGACTTGGTTGGAGATAGTAAGGTTTATGCTATCAAAACAGCTTTTGCTAAAAAGCTTGAGAAAGACGGATACAATCTTGTTAACTTCAACGACTTTTTGAAGAGACAGCTTAAAGTTGTAGCAGAAAAACATTTTAAGAATCTTTCTTCTATCAACAAGCTTGTTGAATATTGTAAGAAGGACTATGCAACAGAGGAGAAGACCTCTGGAGGATACGCATATAATAGGCATGGAACAACAGATAAGCAGTTTATGTTTCATATTCTGAATATCTTTGGTCTAGATTATGATAAGTTTATTAACAACAAGACTCTTGTAGATTGTTTGAATAAGACTATGCTAACAGAGTTCTTTGCTAATACTGTTCATATGAGTCCTTTTAATATTAGTAAGTTTAAGCAAACAGAATATCTATCTCATATCTCTAAGCTTATGAAAGAAATTGGCATTGAAGATGTTGACGGTAAGGAGATTCGTAATGCTAATTTGGCCTACAATACCTTGACTCGCATGATCTCCAACTCTTTGTACTCTGGAGATAATAGTACAAAAGCAGAGGGTTATCTCAAGATTATTCGTGGGACTTCTACTGAGGATCTTAAAAGATGGAAAATCTCTGAAATTAGGGAGCAGATCAAAACTGAGATAGATAAGAATCCTATGCTAAAGCTTATTATGGGGAATCATCAAGTATCTGGTAATTTGACAGACCTAAAGCCTAGTCAGAATCCTATTCTTGAGGATCGTCACTCATACTATGGAAATTCTGGTAAGGATTGGATCCAGCAGATGAGTCAGGAGAATATTGACCTATTAAAGATTCAGTTGAGTAGTTTGATCAAGTAGTCAGAAATTGTTCAAGACCCCTTGACAAGCTTGCCGATTAGTGTAAAATGACAGTATCACAGGTATCGAAACTTTAATTTTTAGGAGTTGGATTATGGCTGTTCCGTTTATGTTTGTGGATGGTAATTTGACACTGGTTCTAAATAACCAGAGTTATCAGGTGTTGCCGGATCATATCAACTATAAGTTGATTCTGGAAAAACTTCCCTCTGCTACGGCAGAGGAACTGTTGGAGGTTGTTGATGTTCAAAAAGCTGTTGCTACTTTTAGTGATGGTCTTGTGGAGATCAAGAATGGTCAGGTCACTTATGAAGGTGAGCCTGTTCATGGATCAATTAGCAAAAGAATTCTAGAGTTTATGAGCAAGGGACTACCGTTCCAACCGCTCGTTAATTTTCTGAATAATATCATGGAAAATCCTAGTATGCAGAGTCAGAAGGAACTTTATGATTTCCTTGAACATGAGCATCTGCCAATTACTGAGGATGGTCACTTTCTGGCTTATAAGGCAGTAAGGAGTGATTATAAGGATAAGTATCGTGGGGTTTTTGATAATCGCGTTGGTCAGATTTGCACTATGCAAAGAGCAAAGGTTGATGATAATCGTGCTAGGGGCTGTTCTGATGGGCTTCATGCTGGTGCATTGAACTACGTTGCTGGTTATGGCAGCCTAGAATCTGGTGATAGGATTGTGATTGTTAAGATTAATCCGAAAGATGTTGTGAGTGTTCCAAGCGATTGCAACTGCGAAAAGCTTCGCACATGCCGATATGAAGTTGTTGGAGAATATGAGGGTGAACTTCTAAAGCCCCTGTATTCTGCTGATTTTAGTCAGGATGACTATGAGGATGAGGACGAAGATTATACCAATGAAGAAGGGTATTGGGATCAGTTTGATGAGGATGAGGAAGAGGAAGAATATGAAGAAGATGATCTTGATGAGGATGATTGGAATAATCAGTACTAAGAGATAGTCAAAAGGTGGAGTCTGGTGACTAAAGATATTAGCCTCTAGCTATAAGGCATACGCTAATTGAGAGGGTTCGATTCCCTCCCACATTTTTAGAGATATTGCTTTTGATAGTAGTGTTTGCTATCCCAATATCAAAATATTTGGTGGGAAGTAGTAAAAGAGGAAAACAAATGTTTAGCGATACTTTGGCTTTTAATCCGTTCGATAAGAATCACAGTGCAATTGGAACAAGAGATCAAATTACTTTGCGAAATAAGTTTTTTGATTCTTTTGGTGGTCAGCAGATTTTCTGTTACAACGGTGATCCTCGTAAGAAGATCAGTAGTATGAATCATACAGATCATCTTACAACTGTTGCTATTGCCAACGATAGTCAAGGTGCTGATGCTTACTTCTATGTTAATGGTGGACGTAAGCAGTATGCTATTAGTAGAATTCGTGCTTGTTTTGTCGATATGGATGCTGGTCGAGATGATCAAGGTCGTTATTTTAAGCCCAGTATCGTTATGCAGAAGAAAAAGGAATTCTTGGATCAGATCAATAACTTTCCAGTAAAGCCAAGCTGGGTTGTTGATACTCGTAATGGCTATCAATGCTATTGGATTCTAAACCAAAACAATACGAATCCTCACAAGACTTACTGGAATGGTATCCAGAAGAAACTTGTAAACCATTTTGGTGGTGATGCCAGAGCTATTAAAATCAATCAGATTTATAGGATCCCTTATACTTGGTGGAGGAAGGGTTGGGAAGGAAAGCAGCCTTATTTTACCAGTATTTTATCGGGATCAACTGGTAATTGGGTTAATATTGAACAGCTTAAAGAGGCTCTTGATGGAGTGTCTGCTGTTGTTAATGTTGTTGCAAATAAGACTAGCGACGAATGGTTTAAAGAATATGCTAAGGCTTATAAGAGGTCTGACGTTACTGGAGTTCCAGTATCGTTTAATGTTGCAACAAACATTCTGAATCAGATGAAAGCTTTGAGTCCTGAGACATATACAAATAGCACAGAAAATATCAAACCGATTTATGGGTATGCTAGTGGTAGTGTCTTTCAAAAAGCTTATGGTGATCCCATGCCAGTATCTCCTGCGACTGAGGACGATACAGATGCTCTCCAGACGCTTCCAAATGATACTGGTGACGAGGATATAAGTCTCGACGGTCAGCAGACCAAACTTTTAAAAACGGTGGTGGAGTTCCTAAATCAAGTGAGTACCCCACTATATTTTAGCGGCAACAGATTCCTATCCGGTGCTGCTAAAGAACTAGCTAATGAACTTAGTGATAAGTTTTGTATAGGATAAAAATGAACGAAGAACATGATGACAACTATGATGATAGTCACGACTATGATGATAGTCAGGACAATTTAGAGAAAAAGTATAAACATTACTTTAAGTTTGATCCAGAAGCATGGGACTCTTGGGGTAAAATGTTACAAGATGCTCTAAATGATATAGTTGAAAGTTCTCCAAATGTATGGTATGTTGGTGGTTTCGGCATCCCGCCTGCCTCTGGTTTTCCAAGCAAGTCGATTCCTGTGAATAGTTACTTCTCCAATACTGGCAAGGGTAATTCCTTCCAGTATTTGGGGAATAACTATGATAATGTTAAAGTATGGAAGAAAAAATATTTTATACACGACAAGACTCAACACGATTATATTAATCATATAGTCTCTCATTCTGTGTATTTTTTAAAACAGCCACATTACTACAAAGGAATGTTTGATATTTTAAATTAACATTATACATATGGAAAACAAAGAATGGTATATTATAAGAAATTTGCCAGAATTTATAGACCATGCTAGAAGATTGGTGTTTAAGTTTTTTGGTCAAGTTAATGAGGACTCAAATGATAGCTTAACAGCAATGTTATCTTCATTATCTATGGACGAAGAAAAAGAACTAGATTCTACTCTTTCTTTTGCCGAATGTGAAAATATTGCAAAACAATTTTTGAAGAAAAAAAATAATAAAAAAACCAAGACTATATCATATTATATTAATGATAGTATCTTAATGAAGATGTTGGAGTCGTTCAATAATAGAATGATTAGCAATATACTAAATAAGCTTGTTAATAACGGTCTATTGGAAAGTGCTTTTGATGAAGAAAACAATGATTTTATTTTTTGGGTAAAAGATGATGAAAACAAAAAAGAAACTCCAGAAACCGATTGATCAAGAGATTAATCTTAAATATAGATGTTCTCAGTGTAACCAAGACCATTGGTTATCTTGGAGACAAGCTGCTACTATTAACTTTAAGGTAGTCTGCGACTGTGGAGAAGTTTTTAAAGTCAAAAGAGTAACAGACTTTAAAATAAATTATCTTAAAAAAGTAATAGCAATAGAGCCACCTAAAGAACACCATAAAATCTCGAATGATCTTTTAGAAAAAGCTACTAAACTATTAATAGGATATGGATTTACTAAGATAGAAGCTATTGAATTAGTAAATAAATCCTATGAAGAAAATAGGGTCGATGATTATGTTATTTTGGTCAAACAAACTTTGGAGTCCATTAGGAATTAATTATGTCAAATAATATTATGCGTCCTTCTAGATTAAATGATATCGTTGGTCAGTCAGATGTAGTAACTAGATTGCAAATTCTGGTGCATGGTTGTTTAAACTCTGAGAGTGTGATGCCTCACGTTTTAATAGACGGCCCCCCAGGCTTAGGAAAGACCACTATCGCTAGTTCTATTGCTAACGAACTTGGAGTTAATCTATATACAGCCAATGCTGCAAATATTCGTAGTGTTAAAAATATTATTCCTTATCTAATGGGCATAGCCCCAAGGTCTGTATTATTTATTGATGAGATTCATAGACTTCCAAAAATTGTAGAAGAATTTTTGTATCCAGTAATGGAGGATTTTGTTCTGAATATATCTGTAGAAGATCAGCCAGAAAAAATAGATTTGCCTCTTTTTTGTATAGTGGGTGCGACTACTAGCGGAGGAAGTCTAAGTCAGCCTTTCTATGATAGGTTTATTATTAAAGAACATCTATCTTTTTATTCTCCAGATGAACTAGCTAAACTAGCAGGGTCGAACTCTAGAAAGCTTGGACTAACAATATCAGATGACCATCTATTAGAGATAGCTAAAAGAAGCAAGGGAACTCCTCGTATATTAAATGCAAGGCTACAATGGTATAAAAGCTATGTTTCTTTCTATAAAGATAAAGACATATCGGATATAAATGAAATTTTTAGTAGTCAGGGTATTGATCATAGAGGTCTAGATGTGTATGATAGGTTATATTTAGAGATTTTGCAAAAGTCTAAGGGCAATCCTATGGGATTAAAGGCAATATCCTCTTTAACCGGGATTGCTATTGATACTATAGAAAATAGTATTGAGCCTTTCTTAGTAAGAGAAGGTTATGTTAGTAGAACCCCAAAGGGTAGAACAATCGGGAACAGATTATGACAATAGATTTAAATACTAACATATATACTATAGTATTATTTTCAAGCACACTCCTAGTAATAGGGGTGTGTTTGTTTTTTATAGGCTATCTAATCGGTCAAAAACGAAATGAGAGTGGTGTATTAAATAATAGGCCAAAAAGCTTTTTTGATGAAAATAAAAATATAGTTAATTCTATATCTATAGATAATAAAAAATATGTAGGAGATATAAAAACTTCTGGATTAGAAAGAAAATATAATAGTCTGGGGGATACCAAGACCTCTCAAGAAAATATATCGTCTTCTATAGATAAATTAAAAAATATGAAAGGATAAATTATGTCAACAGTAGGTTTAGATGTTGGTACAAGTTTTATTGTTCTATCCAAGGAAACCAATAATAGCATTGAATATAAAGAATTCAGGGATGCTTTTTATATTATTAAACCAACAACTCCTGTGGCAACGAAAATGATTGAGAAAGGGTTGGCTGGTAAAGTTTTTATTAAAGATGAAGATGGATCATTTATTCTTTTAGGCAAAGACGCTATAGAAAAAGCTATAGAAAGAAATGATACAGCAAAAAGGCCCATGTATAAAGGTGTTGTATCGTCTAAAGAAAAAGATGCTAAAAGAATATTAGCTTTTATATTACAAGAAGTAGTCGGACAATCTGATAGGCCCGGTGAAAAACTAGTATTTTGTGTACCTGCTCAACCAGTAGATCAAGAGGATGAAGATTTTGATGTTGGATATCATGAAGATGTAGTTAAAACCATACTTAGTGAAGTAGGATATGATGCTAAATCTATTAACGAAGCAGAAGCTTTATGTTATGCTGAATTAGAAAATGAAGATTATACAGGTATCGGAATTAGCTGCGGAGCCGGTATGACGAATGTTTGCGTTATGTTAAACGGTGAGCCTACAGTGGTTTTTAGCACAACCAAAAGCGGTGACTGGATTGATCGTATGAGCGCCGTAGCGACCGGAGAACCGGATAGTGTTGTTCAGGCAGAGAAAGAGGCAGGTGGTTTTAAAATCGGGGAACATAGCGATAATCCTGTTTTAGCTGCTGTATCCTCATATTATGAAAGATTAATAGACTATACAACTAAACAATTATCTTTTGCTTTAACAAATCATAAGTCTCTACCCAAATTTAAAAACCCATTAACTATTGTTGTAGCCGGTGGAACATCACAAGCAGATGGTTATATAGAAATTTTTACTAAAAAATTAACAGAAAATAATTTTCCATTACCCATCAAAGTAGTCAAGCAATCATCAGACCCCTTGCACTCAGTAGCCAAAGGTTGTTTGATAGCAGCTAAAGTATTGCTATGATTTTCAATTTATTTAAAAAAATAAGATATGCAACAAGATCTCCTAAATGGAATTCGGTAAGAAAAAAACATCTTGAAAATAACCCTAAATGTGCAGCTTGTGGAAAAGATAAAAAACTAGAAGTACATCATATAAAACCGGTACATAAGTATCCGGATCTAGAACTTGATCCATCAAATCTTATGACTTTGTGTGCTGATCCATGTCATCTAGTATTTGGTCATTTAATGGACTTCAAAAGCTGGAATATATTTGTTATAGAAGATACTGAGGTGTATAGTACTAGGATAGTATCAAGACCCTAAATAACTCATTGCTTTCATTGGAGGGCATATAAATGAGATATCTTTTAGTATTAATAATAGCTTTTTTTTATTTATTATCTTGCCCTCTTTCTATAGCTGGTACTATAGATCCTGATACTCCAGATGAAAAATATGTCGAATTTGGTAACCAATTCCCATTTGTTTTAAAGCTATGCGGAAAATATGCAGATGGGGGTCTTTTTTGCGCTTCTTGCGTTGTTATAGACCCTCATTGGATTTTAACGGCTGCTCATGTAGTCAATGGATATAGTATTTGCTATGTTCATAAAAATGAAGAAATAGTCTTTATAGATAAAATTATTATACATGATAGCTATGAAGTATCTAGTTTTGGTCGTGATGATATTGCTTTAGGATACCTTAAAAAAGATATAAAATTAGAATTCTATCCCTCTTTATATAATGAAAATGATGAAGAGGGTAAAACTTGTACTATCAGTGGATTTGGTTTAACCGGAACATTCAATACTGGAATTAAATTTTCAGATAATAGGAGAAGAGCCGGATCTAATATAATTGATAAGATAGATAGAAATTTATTGGTCTGTACTCCGTCTTATAGAAAAGATAAAATAACCGCTTTAGAATTTCTTATAGGGAGTGGAGATAGTGGGGGTGGTCTTTTTATAGGAAATAAATTAGCTGGTATTAACTCGTGTATTATGTCTGAAGATAAAAAAACAGATTCTAGTTATAGTGACGAGTCAGGACATACAAGAATTAGTGTATATACCGACTGGATAAAGTCAAATATGATTGTAGAGAAATAATGAAAAGAAAAAATAATATTAAATTATTGCCATATATTAGAGAAGATATTTATGGGTCGGTTGATAAAGAACAACATTATGGTTGGGAAATTAATAAATTTGATATTAGGAATCAATGGAATTATTCAACTGGTAGGGGTGTGGTGGTAGCTGTTATAGATACTGGATGCGATTTTAATCATATTGATATTAAAGACAATATAATACAAGGAAAAAACTTTGTTGAGATTAATAAAGATCCTATGGATTTTAATGGACATGGAACCCATGTGGCCGGAACCATAGCCGCAATAAATAATGGTAAAGGAATAGTTGGTGTTGCTCCAGAATCAAAGATAATGCCAGTCAAAGCTTTGGATAATAGTGGGTCTGGTAGCTCAGATAATATAGTCAAAGCTATTATCTGGTCAGCAGATAATAAAGCTGATATTATTACTATGTCTTTGGGTAGTCCAATCCCATCTAAAGCTATTGAAAATGCAATTAACTATGCAGTATCAAAAGGTTCTATTATTTTTTGTGCGGCTGGTAATGCAGGGGAAGCTACTGATGTTATGTATCCTGCAAAATTTAATAATACTATAGCTATCGGAGCAATAGACGAGAATCTAAATAGAACTAGTTTTACATGTAGTGGGGATACATTAGATTTTTTAGCGCCAGGACATAATATTATTAGTTGTGTACCAAATAATGGATATGCCTCTATGAGTGGAACGAGTATGAGTAATCCATTTGCTGTTGGTTGTGCTTCTCTATTATTGAGTTATAACAAAAAAATCAAGAAATATGAATTAAATAATACTAAAAATTATATAGATATATTTAAATCTAAATCCAAACCACTAGCAAATCCCAAATACTCTGGTATTCATAAATATGAAGGATATGGAATTATTTATCCTATATTTTAATCTATTCAATATTCCATGGAAAATCAGACCATATAACCTCTGTTCCTAAAGATCTGATAGACTTTGTTAAACTCTCTGCTTTATTTTTATGCACAGGATTATCGAGGCCGTGCCATTCTATCCAAATCTTTTTGATATTTCCAGGCCACGCTTGTTTTTGTAAAATATAATCTAGTATTTTATATTCGGCCCATTCTATATCCATTTTAATATAAATATTTTGATTATTATTAAACATATTGAATATTTCTAGTATATCTATACATTCAATAATTTCAGATGAATGATAGTCATTATACCATTTACCCTCTTCTGTTTCTTCTATAAGAGATCCTTGACTTACACCATCTTCTCCATGCATATTAAATATAACTCTGCCGCTTTTTGTCCAAACGGCTTTTTTGTACAAATGAATATTGGAATGATTTAATTGATCTATATGTAATTTTGTATTAACTCTTGGATTTGGTTCAAAACAGTAAATATCCCAACTATCATCAATATTTAATTTATCTATAAATTTTCTCAAACCTTGACATTCATGTGTACCAAGATCTATAAAGATTTTTTTAGCATCATTTTTATTTTGAAATAAATTACTATTATCTTCTTTAAAGATTTTGAAATATGTTCGCCAATCACATTTAATTAAATGATATTTAGATTTATTTTTGAGATATGTAATATCTAAAATTTTCTCATCACTACCTATAAATTTTTTATCTAAACATTCTTTAACAGTATCTTCAAAAGTCAAACTAAAACTATTTATCATATGAGAGGGCACAAAAAAAGAGGTGCCTTGCACATACCTTGTTTGAGATATTGCATGATTTTCGTTATTTGTTACTATAACATTTTTACTATGACTAAAAAAAGTAATCTTAGTATTATCTAATTCATTTATTTTATCTAATGATGGCCAGATTTGATTCTCGTATTCTTTTATGTCGTTTCTTAGTCCTCCAGCATCGGCCCATATTAATAAATCATTATTAAAATAATTATTATCATAGGTATGTTTTAAAAAACTTAATTTATTAAACATCATAACATTATAAAGAGGCTTACTCATTTCTGGTATATGTCTATCTGTTTTTCTAACAAATTCATCTGAACTCATTAATTCATTAAGTTTATGATAATATTTTTTATAATATTCAAGTTCTTCTAATTCAATTATAATTATTTTAGTTTTACTTAGATCTTTATCATATTCTTTTCTATAGTTTTCTATTTTTTCCTTAAATTTTTCTTCAGTATATATAACTATATTAGCATCTAGAGAGAGGGTATTTCTCATCCAGTAAAGATATGTGTCATATGCCAGGCCAAATGCGTCCCATTTATTTCTTCCTATATCATATAAAGCTGTTACTATAACAGGATTTGTTATATAAAAAAGAGGTTTTGTACTATCAGTAATTTTATAATTTCTAATACTACCATTTTCTCTTTGAATATCGGTGGATGCAATATTTGATTTTATCTTATAATCTTCATTATCTTCTACAATATCATATGAAGTTACAAGTTTTTTGTAAGTTGCATAAAAATTAATTTTATCTTGGAGAGTATATAATTTAGTATCCATTTGAACATTAATTGGTAGTAAATTATTTAATATTTTTTTAGCTCCAGAAGGAGATATAATATACCCATGAGTTCCACAAATTTGTCCTTTTGGTATAAAGAGATTATCAGAAAAAGAAATTTTTTCATGAGACGTGTTATAATAACCTATATAACAAAAATCAAAATCTTCTGGTAGTTCTTCACATATTTTTTCAAGCTCTGTATCAAAATTATCATCTATTTTAGTATCATCTTCTATGATTAAAAGAGTTTTATTATTTTTAATAGAATATTCATATATTTTAATTTGAGTAAGAGAAAACCCTAAAGCTCCTGCTGTTACACTTAATCCATTACTTTTATTATGGTTCCAGTCGGAACTGATATCTTTAGCTATTTTTGATTCTACAATATATTCTGGGATCCATTGAGGATTTATATCTCTACCATCTATAGCTACCCATATATCAAGATTCTTAAGAAGAGTTGTGCTCTTTTTCACTTCTTCTTGTATTAATCTAAGCCTATCTTTTCTTCTGTCTAGATTAATGCAATAATATTTATCAATATTTATCATATTTGAAATACTCCTAAATTAGTCTAAGCCAAGACCATGTAAAAGGTATATTTTGGTGTAAAAGTTCGCACGCTGTATCATTTTCAATAAAAAAATTATTATTTTTATCCATCATACTTGAGACTTTGAACCCATCGCAACCTAAAGAAGTTGGAACAAAACCTTCTGAGTACCCATAAAAACCATCTTTGTGTAAATTCCAGAGATGTTTCATAGATCTATTTGAAAATCTAACTATAGGAAAAAAAGAACCTATTAGTCTATTTTGTGATTTAAAAACATCCCCATCTCCGGGACAACTAGAGAACCAGCTATGTTCTATAATTTGCCCAGGTTCTTTGATACAGCTAATCCTTGGGAACTCTTCGTATTGATCCTTTTTAAAAGCTTGTATAGCGATAAAGTCATCGCTTTCTGTTTCGTATCTATTTAAAAATTGATTAATATCTCCTTTAAAATCTACATCGTCATCAAAAAACCAATAATAATTATATTCTGGATTATTTAAATAAAAAATTAACATTCTATAATGGGCGTAAAAATACTTAGGATTTTGATGACATCCCCATCTATGATTTTTACTTATTGGTTTATTTAAGTTATGATAAATAAAATCTTTATCACCATAGATACAAATTTTAGATTCATATTTATCCTCTAAAAACTTTTGAGTAAAATCTTCTTGTTCTTTAAGATCAAATAAAACATGAAAATTGCTAAGGCCAGAGCTAGAGAATTTTTTGATCTGATCATTACCAGTTCCATATATAGTTCTGTTATAAGTACATATAATATTACAGGTTGTCATAAACAACTTTCTCTATTTGGTTGTGCCATTCAGGTATTCTATTAAATTGATGTACTATATCATACAATATTCCCGTGGCTGTATATACTTTACCATTTATTATTTTAGGTATTCCGTATTTAAGATTTCTACTAAATCCCCAGCTTTCAAAAAACTGTGTTGGACCAGCAACAGCACAATGCATAGCCCAAGCATCGTCCAGATTAAATATTTTCAATCCCGGTATAAGTTTATTACATACTAATACTATGAGAGCTGCTTGATCTTGTATGTCATCATGATTAGTACTTTGTTCACATAATTCATACATTTGACGATATACTTCTATAACTTGTAAACGTTTTCCTGCAATAATACCAGAATTTATAACTTCGTTATGTTGACATTTAATAATTTCATTAGGAAATAAAGTATCTATATTTCTATAGTTCCAATTTTCTTGGTTAACCAACACTCCTTCACCAGATAAAAAAACATCATAATTAATAATATCTAATTTTTTAAATGGATCAGACTGAAAAGCCACATCAAAAACATCTGTAGATAAAATTAAATCGTAATTAATGCTCGTTAAATATTGATATATTTGAAACAATCTTTTATGATAAATTTGATGTGAATTATCTACTGAGACATACTCTATGTTGACACCTAACTGATCACAAAAAGATCTATCATTATCTGAGGGATTAGCTATTATTAGGGTAACATCATAATCGCAATGTTGTTTAAAACTTTTTAGCCATAAATTAATTTTATTTTGATTATAAACAGGGTTATTACATAATCCTACCAATAAATTTTTCATAAGTTGCCTTCTATAATATCACACCAACCTTTAGACTTGCTATGCGGCCAAACTACCCATTTAGCTGGTCTCTTATCTGTTTGAAAGGTGCGCCATATTTTACAATATTTATCAGGATCATTTTTCATTCTCAGTATTTCTCCCTCATCGCAATCTTGCCTATAAAGATCAGTATTATTACTATCTTTAAAAACAACACACCAAAAATCATAGTCATCGTGAGGAACACTAGAATAAGACACATCTATGCAATGTTTGAATATTTTACTTAATGATTTATCAAAATCTTCATCAGAAGCATCACATAATGGGTCTGGAGGGGCTTTATGGTCCAATACATGTTGTGTAACACTTCTTCTAGAAAAACTCAATCCAGAATATTTTTCATAATCTCTTAATGTACGAACAGATCCAAATCCATAAATACCAAAATCAATATCTTGTTTTTCATCGTCCATACCAAAAAGAATTCTGTTTCTTCTGTGGCTTTCTTCGTTTTTTTTGTGCCAAACTTTATCATCGTCCCATTGTTTAGTTCGTCCTTTTCTAGTATATTCATGCCAACAAACTATTTTATGCGGATGAAATAGATCGTATCCATGAGTGAATGCTCTAGCAGCTATGCTTATTTCTTCCCCATGAAAATAATAATTAGGATCATGCTGTACTTCTTTAGAAAATTCACCTATAGAAAAAGCAAAATGAGCGCTATAAAATCTGGCTTTAAGAGGATTTGTAGAATCATCCCAGCTATCGAATGATGCAGGTAGAAAAAATACAGCGCCTTCTGGAATAAACCTATCGAAATTCATTTTCCAAGGAACCGTAACTCTTTCTTGTGGGTCGTTTTCTGGATTAAAACTAGGTATATATGAAGTTATAAGAGGTTTTTCGTGTCCTTTTGACTGTAATGATAATAACATTTCTATTAAAATTTCATCCCAGCCTTCTACGAATCTGTGATGAGAATCTAATTGAAGAGTATATTTTTCTCCACCATAAAGCTGTTGAACTTTATTCCTAGCCCAACAAACACCCTTTGATTCTCTATAGTCAATATCTAAAATTCTAAATCTATTATCATTAGTAAATTCTTCTAATGTATCCCATTCGTCTTCCGTGTTATGTTGCCAAGCTATGCCTATCCTTAGATTTTCAGGGTATTTGGATTTGGCTATGCAGTCTTTTAGAGTTGATAGCAATTGGGGGTCTCTGTAAGATGCGATCTGTATAAAGATTGTGTTAGACATAGAAATAGCCTTTTAATGAATAGTAATATCCCCAGAGCTGCATAATATTAGTGTATTCTGGGCGATAGTCAATGCGATATTTTTTTATTTTTTACTTGACATTTGAAAAAAAAAGAGTAACATAACGATGTATCAAAACAACAACAAAGCTATGAAACACAAAGACAACGAAGATTCTGATAGTCGCAAAGATTTTCGCAGAGAAAATATAAAAAAGAAGAAAATTCTAGACAAATCTGATCAAGATTCTTTTGATATTAAAAGTAAAAAGAATAGTGAGATAAAAAAGAGAAAAGAAGAGATAGATGAAGAGGAATGGAAGGACTGGGAAAGGTTCTACAATAGATAGTTTATTTTATGTCTAAATATTTAGAAGAACTAGGGACTGGTGATAGTTTTAGTATAGAAAATGATATCTATATTTTAACATCAGACTTTAAGAATAATGGGGACAGAATGGCCATTAATATCAGAACAGGTCTGATTAGATGGCTAAAGGAAGCCCAAATTGTTGAGATAATTGATTTATATCTAACATCAGATGGGAATTTTACTCCATTAAAAATTAGAGAAAAAAATGATACTTATTAAAATACAAACTTTTATAAAATCTCTACTATTTCATATTTGGTCAGGTATGCCTAAATCTACAACCGAAACCATTAGAAAAAGATATGTTATATGTTTACAGTGTGAGAAATATAACTCAATAAAATCAGAGTGCGGAGTTTGTGGTTGCTATATAAGTAATAAAAAAAGATTCATTAATAAATTAGCTTGGGCAGATCAAAGATGCCCGCTAAATAAATGGTAGTATCTTAGACATAGAGGGCATTATATGGTTTCTGTATATAAAAAGTCTACAAGTAGTTATATATTATCAAAAAATAATTTATTTGACTCTATAAAAAAAAGAGTAGAAGCAGAACATACTGGGTCTACAGTAATAATTCCTCATGTTTGTAATAACATAGATTTATTCGGGGCAGGTTTTGCATCAGCAGTTGCTCAAGCATATCCTTCAGTTAAACAAGATTATCATCTTTTAGGTAAAAGTTTTCTAAGAAATAATCTTGGACATTCTCAGTTTATCAAAGTATATGAAGAAAAAAAATATAAACATAAAATCTATTTTGTTAATATGATAGCACAAAATGGAGTTAAAAACCCTAACAACTCTAGGCCATTAAATTATGCTGCCTTGGCTAGTTGTATGTTAAAAATATCTCATTTTATAAATCAAAATACCGGTTTCTTGAATAAGAGTGAACAGGTAGAAATTCACGCCCCTAAATTTGGTAGTGGTTTGTCCGGAGGTAATTGGAATTTTATAAGCGATCTTATAGAAGATGTTTGGTCTAAATACATGGTATATATTTATGAGTATAACAAAAAATAAAGAATTTATTAATTGGATAGTACAAAGAATGAAACATAAATATAAAGAAGATACTATTATTATTAATAGTCTAAATTATATTAATGAAAATTTTATTTTTGTACCTAAAAAAATTAGTTTAGAATTTGTAGACAAAATTTGCAGTAAACACTATCCTGATTTTAATCTCGAAAAATGTGATGATTTAAATTTTGGATTTGATGAATCCGAAAGGATGAGATTAAGAAATTTCGTACTAGATATTATATCTTCTGCTTCGGATATAGAGCTTTAAATAATGAACAATTCTCTTATAGAAGATATAATAAATACACAATTCCAGCATTTAAAAAAGTATAATACATTAGACGTTAATATGCTTGGTAAAGAAGATATTTTATTAAGCGTAGAAGATAACAGTTTTCGTATTCAAGCTAATCAAGAACTAAATCACGGATTGTCTTATAGGCTAGAAATACTACTACCATATTTTGCTAACTTTATTTCAATATATAAGCCGTTGAATTTCAAAATTATATTAGGCTTGGGGGATATAGTTAATACAGAATATAACACCGATATTCCGGTAATTTGTTTATCTAAAGAAAAACATATTAATGGAATACTTATTCCTAATATAGATTTTTTTACAGGCTTAGTCAAAGCCTATCTCGATGAATCATCTAGTGACACAGAATATTCTAGTAAAAAAAACGAGTCTTTATTCATAGGCTCATCAACTGGTACTTTTGAAAATAATACCAGAGCTAAATATTGTATAAAATGTTTAAATAAAAATAATCATCATGGATATATTAATAATTTATGTCAAAATACTAGAGAATTATGGTCTAATAAATACCCTAGTATAGAACAAACTATTCATGATAGTATGTCTATTAAAAATCAATTACAATATAAACTCCTAATTAATATAGATGGAAACACATGTTGTTGGAGCAGGCTTTACTGGCAAATGAATTCTAATTCGGTTCCTATTTATATTAATAGAAATACAAATGATATTCAGTTTTTTGATTATTACGACCACTCGAATGGTTTTATTAGTTGCTCTTTTGATGAAGCATTCGATATTATGGATCAATTATTAACCACAGAGAATAATAAAATTATTGATGAAATAAATATAAAAGGTAAAGAAGATTGTCAAAAAATGTTCACAGACTATACAAAAAGCCCCAAAGTATTCCTACAAAATGTTATTAATAACATATTACAAAAATTTTTATGAACTCTCATCAAGAAATTATAAATCAATTACAGATAATTGCTAACGAAATAGATAATAATAAACACCAAAGAATATTATTTTGCTTACCTGAAAGTGCTGGTGATATTTTCTTATCTACTAGTTTATTAAGTAGTTTATCGCAAGCTTATCCTAATTTTAATATATATTTTGCTTGCAAACCCGAATATAAAAATATTCTAAAAAATAATCCTTATATATATAAAACTATATCTTATTTACCTATTATGGAAAATCAAGCATATATGGAAGGCAGCGGAGAATGGAAAGGATTATTTGATATATCTATTATGGTTTCAATTTTAACACAAAGACATATAGCATATCTACACAATGGCATAGGCAAAATAATGTTTAATTTAAAAGGGAATAATTTCTAATGCATTTAATAGAAACTTATGCTATAGTATCCGGTTGTCAAATAAATAAACCATTTATCCACGAAGAACCTCTAGAGCTGCCTACAAAAAAATATATCACTTTTCATACATATAATCCTAAAGGAGCCGGAAGACAATATAGATCTTGGGATAAAGTTATAAATCTACTTAGACAAAATGCTAAATTTGATTATGAACTTATCCAGATAGGTGGTATTTCTGACCATAGACAAAATATCAATATTTCATATCTTGGTAAAACCACATATAATTCTCTGGCCTATCTTATCAAACACTCGTCTATGCATGTTGGTTTTGATAGCTTACCTGTTCACCTAGCTTCACACTATCAGAAGAAAATAGTCTCTATATATGCCCATTATGCCAACAATAGTAAGCCGTATTTCTCTAAAAATAAAGATATTACTATTATAGAACCAGATTTTAGTAAAGTTAAACCTACTTTCACACATGAAGATCCATTTGATTTAATTAATACTATACCTCCAGAAAAGATATACAGTAGCATCATAAATCTTATTTAAATATGAACTATTATTGTCTTCACCACTCCCCTGCTACAGAAAGAAAAAAATATCTTATAGATTTATTTAATGAACAAAAAATATCTGTAAAATGGATAGAAGATTATTTGCCAGAAAGCTATGAGGTTATTAATTATCCGACTGTAGAATGTGAACACGCCGCAGACAGAACTGGAAAACTAAATAAACAAGAAATTTCTCTATGCTTAAAACACGTTAAAGCTTTAGAAGAAATAATAAAGATTAATAACTATGGAGTAATTTTTGAAGACGATATCTCAAATCCTGATTTTTTGTTAAAAGAATTATTACCAATATTCTTAGAAAAATTTGAGAATATCAAAGGAGATATATTATGGATAGGTTCTATTGACACTTTACATATAGTACCTGATGATACACTAGATATAGCCGTTCATTCTTCATCAGAAACTAAATCAAGAGCGTCCCATTGTTATGTTATACATTCAGATATTTGTAAAAAAGTTCTAAACTATTATAGAGATATCAAAGCCCCATCAGATTGGCAATGGAATTATACAATAGATAATTTTCAATTAAAAAGTTGTTGGAGTTATCCTCATATATTACAAAGATCTGAGCAAGGCTCTATTAAATCTTTGCTAAGATAGCCTACGATTGTACAATGGCCTTGACCCGAACACTTCTCTGTGCTATAGTATGTAGATACGCACACAATAATATAAAAATAACGAGGAACGAATGTTTGGGGTGGAGAAATCTGACCATCTTGGAGGATATATTTGCGGAGGAGATATCAATACTTCTGCTACCGAGATATGGGACGAGATGATAGATAGCGGGATAAAATCATTACTAGACATAGGATGTGGAGAAGGACATTCTACTAAATATTTCTATAACAAAGGAATTGATGTTTTGGGTATTGAGGGTGGACAAAACGCTATCAATAGTAGTCCAATTAAAGATAAAATTATTTTACACGATTATACAAAAGGGCCATTTATTCCAGAAAAAAAATTTGATGCTATATGGTGTTGTGAGTTTGTTGAGCATGTATATGAACAGTTTATAGAGAATTTTCTATCTACATTTGATTATGCTAATACCATATATATGACCCACGCTACCCCTGGACAGGGAGGATATCATCATGTAAATGAACAACCACCAGAATATTGGATTAATCATATTTGTAAAAGAGGTTTTATATATGATGAAAATATATCTCTATATTTGAGAAGTATCACCAAGGCAAAATGGGTTAAGAACACTTTACTGGTTTTTAAAAAATAATATGAATGATTTTAATTATATTTTAGCTTTTTGTTTTTGTATTTCAATTTTTCTTGGAATTTATACAGCTATCAAGAATGAGTATAGTATTTCTAAGCATCCAGAAAAAGGAGTAAGACCCTCTAAAAATCTTTTTACTTTTTTGTTTATTGATAGGTTTTAATAAAATATATGCAGAGACTTAGGAATCAACGAGTTTATTTAGCTGGTGCTATGGATAGAGTACCAGACAGAGGCACAACATGGAGGGATAATATAACTCCATTTTTAGAAGAAATGGGCATTATAGTATTCAATCCTATTACTAAACCCACATCAACAGGTCTAGAAGACCAAGACTCTCATAATGTCAAGGTAAAACTAAAACATCAAGAGAGATACGAAGAACTATCAGAAATGATGAAAGTTATTCGTAGAGTAGATTTAAGACTTGTTGATATTAGTGATTTTTTAATAGTTAATCTGAATTTAGATATACATCCTTGTGGTACATACGAAGAAATTTTTACTGCTAATAGATGCAAAAAACCTATTCTTATACATATGGAACAAGGGAAAAATAATGCTCCTGATTGGATTTTTGGAACAGTTCCTCACCAGATGATTTTTTCAAGATGGGACGATCTAAAATCATACCTTATACACATAAACAAAGACGAAAATATTGAATCGTACAAAAGATGGCAATTTTTTAACGTTTAGAGAATTAATGCCAAAATATTATGTAAAATCTGGACAAATAAAATATATTATACAAAGAGAGAACCACTATACAGCGATAGTTGATGGACTTAAATTATACTCAGGTAAAGGGCTTTTAACTAGTATAAAAATTTGTATAAGTGAGTCTGGATGGAATAAAAATTTTACATGCTATGATACAGATACTTTTCTAAAAGAAATACTATGAATCTTGAACATAAAACAAGACCAGATGATCCTAGAAAATTAAATTATATTCAGCACACTTCTATTATAGTTGGCGATTCTAAGATTCATGGCAGGGGCGTTTTTGCCACCGAAAATATTGGTAAAAATGAGCTTATAGAAAGATGTCCATTAATATTAATGGAATATCGATCTAAATACCAATTAGATCCTCAAATTTTTAATTACATGTATGCTCAACCTCCTTGTCCATGTAAAGATTGTCAGACTCATGGTTTTCTATTACATATGGTTTTAGGATACGGTATGCTATACAATCATCAGGATAAACCAAATGCTATATGGAAATTTAATTATACTCAATTATTTGCTGATGTTATATGTGTAGAAGATATAGCAATAGGTGAAGAAATTTTTGTTAGTTATGGAAATCAGTATTTTAATGATAAGAATAAAATTAATATACCCAAATAGGAAGTAGAATGCAAAAAATTATAACCGATATAAAATTAGATTTTGACGATATCCTAATAAAACCAAAAAGATCTAATTTATCTAGCAGATCAGAAGTGTCTGTTGTCAGAGATTTCCATTTTTTACATTCTCCTAGAAAAATTTCTGCCGTACCAATTATGGTTGCTAATATGGATACTACAGGAACATTTGCTATGGTAAAAGAGGTATGTAATCAAGAAGCCATAGTAGCATTACATAAGCACTACTCGAATGAACAGTTAATTAATTTTTATTCCAATAAAGATATACCATATAGAAATTTAGCATTTTATTCCACAGGAACTACCACTAATGATATTGAGAAACTAACACATATTTTTAATAATCTTAGAGATAGAGGAGATGAATTACCAAATATTTGTGTGGACGTTGCAAATGGGTACAGTGAGAAGTTTGTAAAAACTGTCGCTCATATTAGAAAACTTTATGAAGATATTATTATTATGGCGGGTAATGTTGTAACACCAGAAATGGTAGAAGAACTATTATTACATGGAAAAATAGATATTGCTAAAATAGGTATAGGCCCAGGCTCTGTCTGCACCACCAGATTAAAAACTGGAGTAGGCTACCCTCAAGCATCTGCTATAATGGAGTGTTCTGATGCCGCACATGGTCTTGGTGGACACATTTGTGCTGATGGGGGATGTAAAAGTGTTGGAGACATATGCAAAGCTTTTGGTTGTAATTCTGATTTTGTAATGTGTGGTGGATTTTTTGCAGGCACTGACGAGTGCGAGGGAGAGTGGGAATACGAACAAACAGAAAAAAGAAAAGTATCATTAAAATTCTACGGTATGAGTTCTCAAGAAGCTATGCACAAGCATAATAACGGAGTGGCTCACTATAGAACCAGTGAAGGAAAATGTGTTAAGGTTCCCTATAAGGGACCAGTATCGGAAGTTCTCAAAGATATATTTGGAGGAATAAGAAGCGCTTGCACATATATCGGAGCTTCTAAAATTAAAGATTTTGGTAAAAAAACAACATTTATACTAGTCAACGACACCCATAATAGAATATATGAAAAATCTTAATATAAATTGTCCAATCAATCAAACAGGATACGGTATAGCATCTTTGAATATACTCAAAGAATTAAATAAAAAATATAACGTATCATATTTCCCTATTGGAGAACCCGGAGTAACCAATCAGCTAGATTTCGATATAATTAAAAATGTATATGAAAAACAGCAATCATTCGATATTCATGCTCCGTTATTAAAAATTTGGCATCAATTTGATTTGGCTAGTCATATTGGCAAAGGAGCATATTATGCTTATCCATTTTTTGAGCTGGATACTTTTAATAATATAGAAAAAAAACATATGAGCATACCAGATACTCTCTTTGTATCTAGCAAATGGGCGCAGTCTATAATATACAAAAATGGTATCAAAACCCCGACCAGTGTTGTTCCATTGGGTGTTGATACTGATGTTTTTAAACCAAAACCTAAAATAAATAATAATTATATTTTTCTAACCATAGGAAAATGGGAAATTAGAAAAAGTCATGATATTTTACCACAAATTTTTAAACAAGCTTTCCCGAACGAAAAAGACGTAGAACTATGGATTCTTGCGTCAGAAAATACTAATAGTTACTCTAATAGTGAAGAGATAGCTAAGTGGAAAAAATTATATTATTATCCTAATATAAAAGTAATACCGGGAGTAAATACTCATATAGATATTGCAGATATAATATCTCAAAGTGATTGTGGATTATATATCAGCAGAGCAGAGGGATGGAATATGGAGCTTCTTGAAACTATGGCGATGAATAAACCCGCTATAGCTACAAATTATTCTGCACATACTGAATTCTGTAATAGTGATAATTGCTATCTTATTGATATTGACAGCACAGAAGAAGCATACGACGGAAAAGCTTTTCAAGGACAAGGAAATTGGGCTAAAATAGAAAAAAAACAAATAGATCAAACTATAGATTATATGAGACATGTCTACAAAAACAGAATTAGTACTAATGAAAATGGCTTAAAAACGGCTCAAATATATTCTTGGAAAAACTCAGCCGATATAATTTCAGGGTGTATAAATTAATATCAAGGAGATACTATTTATGCCAATTCCAAAACCAGAAAAAAATGAAGATAGTCAAAAATTTGTTTCCCGTTGTATGGGAGATGATGTGATGAAGAAGGATTATCCAGACAACAAACAAAGAGTGGCCGTTTGTCTTGGTCAAACAAAAAAAACAAAAGGATCAATATTTAATCAATTCCTGGAAACTCTAGGGTTTTTAATAGCTTTTGACTGTGAAGAATGTGGGGAAACGGAAGAATTGACACTATCAAATCTATTTATCCCAAATGACCAAGACTATATTGATGTTGGAGAGGAACTAGAAACTTACGACGTTTCTCATATCACAGCATCAGAATACCAAGGAAGAAAAGTAACGCTTAACAAACCATTTAGAACTCCAGATGGTCCAAAAAAGTTTGCTGTTTATGTAAAAAATGACAGCGGAAAAGTTGTTATTGTAAGGTTTGGCGATCCTAATATGGAAATAAAAAAAGATATTCCAGCCCGTAGAAAAAGTTTTAGAGCAAGAATGAGATGTGATAGTCCTGGTCCCAAATATAAAGCCCGATATTGGGCTTGTAAGTCATGGTGAATAAAATGATAAAACCAATTTCTGAACTATTAGAAGCACAAGAAGGAAAAGTAGAACCAATGAATACAGAATCAGCACAAGAATCCGTAGCTCAAAGCGTAGAAGGATACACTAATGAAAATGTTATTGAATTACTCAAAAAATCTTTGAATATTCACTGGCAACAAACCACAGTATTATCAGCTCAAGCTATACATCTAGAAAGATGGGGCTATAAAAAACTAGCAGAAGCTATTAAAGCCGATGCCGAAGAAGAACATAAACACGCTATGATTAATCTGCAAAGATTAGAGTTTTTTGATGCTGATTATCAACCTTTAATGGTTAGTCCTCCGGCATGGAGTCGCCATGATATGCTGGGATTAATCCAATATAATCTAAATTCTGTTAAAGAAGCTTCGGCAGCAGAAAGAGCAACAATAGTAGCAGCCAGAGCTGTCGGAGACGAACTAACTGCTAATATTATGATTCCTCTGTTGCAAGGAAGTGAGGATGGCATTGTATTGTATGAAGGTTATCTCAAACTTATAGAACAAATGGGCTTAGATAACTTCTTAAGTATTCAAGTATGATAAACTTAAATGCTCTATTAAAATATAAAAAAATAGAGAATCTAGGTTATGATAGTGTTTATACAGAACAACCTGTTCCTGACATTGTGGATTTTAACTGGAAAGAGATAATTCCTCCTCCTCCAGCTAATACTAGTAAAAAAACATTGGAAGAATTAAAAGTAGTATATAATGCTTCTATTAGTAGGAACAAAACTGATATAGAAATAGTATATAATATAGATCAAAATTTAGATGATATATTTATTGATTTGCTTGATAAATATAATATAAATTATCCTGTTGATAAAATTAATGAGTTTTATACAATCATAGAGCCTATATTATTAAATATCAAAGGATTATGGAACAGACCAAGACCAGCACAACTAGCCCCATATTATGACTTAAATATAGATGTACTAGTAACAGACACTCATCACACTGCTTCATATCCTTCTGGACATACGGTGTATAGCAAATTAGTAGCTTTGATACTTAAAGAAACTTATCCTCTAATAAAAACCAACCAACTCGATGATTTAGTATACAAGACAGCCAAAGCAAGAGTTTTACAAGGAGTGCATTATCCTTCGGACAATAACGCCTCAATAATATTATCAACATTTTTATTTAATAAACTAAAAGAGAAAATACTATGAACAGATCATATGATATACTAGACTCTATCCAGAAAGCCCTATCGGAACAAGACATCAAAGAATACAAACAGGATTTCTATGATATGAGTACAGGCTCGTTAAGAGCTATTATGAAACATAGTCAGGAGATTCTCGAAGCCCTTGAGAACCCATCGGTAAAAGAAAACTTGACAGAGAGCTGGTTACAGGGTAAAATTGCTATTACAGAGGATTACATGAGAACCATTCATGATTTTGTCATGTACGTCTCTGATTCTGACGATATATCAGAAGGATCATCAAAACCCGGTCTTTGGGAAAATATTCGAAAGAAAAAAGAAAAGGAAGGAAAAAAATATAAGCCCGCCAAGCCCGGAGACAAGGATAGGCCAGATCCTGAAGCATGGAAAAAATTAACAAAAGATAGCAAAAAGTCTTAGTAGTTGTTCTATCGGGACGTTTTGAGATCGTACTAATTATTTAATAAGGACTAACAATGGAAAAAAGGTTTGATTCTCTGCCTACATATATAGCATTGGCAAAAAAGACAATATCTAAATTTGCCCCGAAATTCTATAATGGACTTTCTACAGAAATGTTAAAAAATGAAGAAGCAATATCGGATGTTGCTACTTCTCTTATGTATGCAGATTGGAGATACGATAGCGATAGATCGGGTAAAACAGGACTAAAGAAAACCTTATACTCTTATAGAAATCAGTGTGCTATTTGGGCTATAAAAACCTATATCACTACAAGATATAAGAAGAAAAAGAATTTTAGTCTTGATTACAATAATGATAACGATCAAACATTAAGTGAAATGTTAGAAGATACTAGTGCCGAGTCTCCTTTAGATTTTTTGATAGAAAAAGAAAGACTAGCAAATCTAGAACAAACTATCAAAGATTTGTTAGATAATGATAGCTTATCAGTAAAACAAAAAACACAAATTAGAATGTACTATTTTGAAGATAAAACACTATCGGAAATAGGTAAGGAGTTTGGTATTTCTCGGGAAGCAGTTAGACAAAATATAAAGAGAGGGCTGGATCTTATAAAAGCTTATGATAAATGCAGTTCTTAATTTATATATCTTAATTTTCAATCAAGAAACATCTAAATATGATATATTATCAATAGATAAAAAACAAATATCTGTTCCTAATATCCTACTAGATGATAAAACTAATATAAATGATGAATTATCTAATTTGTTTATAAAATATGTAGATTTATCCTCTGATTATGTGGTATTTAAAATTTCTGATGCTGAGATTATTGGAAATAAATTACATATAGTTTACTATTGCGTTCCTCCTTTCAACACAAAGATTAAAAACTCTTTTCTTTTACCCTATTATCCAAATGAAATTATTTTTACAAATCTACAAAAAATTATTAAACTTCTTTAATATCAATGATGGATATAAAAAACCAAAAGAATCTAATGATATAGAAGCTTACACTGGCAGTATCACTTTTCATCTTACCGATAAACAAGATATAGATGTGTTGTGTAAATTACCAGATATTAGTAGTCAATCGCTGGATGAGATGACTTTAACCGCAGAAAAATATGCAGAATTTTTATGTTATATTAACGACGGTTCTTTAACAGATAATATTTTTGGCCTCTTAAAAAAGAATGCTAAAAAAACCAAGGATGAAAAAGATCAATTATTTATTGATAATATTCTATTTTTCTGGGAAATAATACATAAAGAAAATCAAAAGAAGGCCATTAAAAAGATTAGTGGCCAACCAATGATTCGTCCAACAGAAGTTTTTAAATAAGATGCTTGTTTCTGTGGATTTGATCTTTTTTGGACTTACTATAACCCTAGTAAGATCCATTTTCTCTTTTATATAAAAAAATATGACAAATCTCATAATATGGCAAAAATGGACAGACCCCTTTGGTATAGATGATATAGATAATTTATTTTCAGAGAGCACTAGAGAAGGTGAAGAAAATACAAATGAAGAAGGAGAACTAATAGACCATAGCCAAGAGCCACTTCTGCTTAATAAAAAGAATATAAAAGTAATAGCAACACCAATGGGAATTATACCTATAAATGAAAACACAGCTAGCGGAAAGATTTTTAATTTTTGGCTTGGACATACAAATTTTGATATAACCAAACAAGTAGCATACTTAATAGAAAAAGCAGAAGGGGTAGAATCATTAGATGTTTTTACTAGATATAGATTTAGAATATCTGTAGGCAAAGCTTTTGAAGATTCGGTTGTTATGAGAACCATAAATAGTAATGTATATGCTTATCTAGAAGAAATAGAAAATACAATATGAAAAACAATAATATAGAAGATTCAGAATTATACAATATACATAACTATAGTATTGATGTTCCAAATAGAGAAATTTACCTGCATTCTTTTTTATCAGATAATGAGGAAGAAGGTGGGGTTGATTACAGGGTAGCAGTAAATTTTGAAAAAAATCTAAGATATCTAAATCTTCTCTCTTTAGATCCTATCTTAGTACATATGCATTTACCCGGAGGACACTGGGAAGATTGTTTAGGAATGTATGATGCTATGAAAATATCCAAAGCAAAAGTTATTATTTTGGCTTATGCTAAAGCAGAATCTTCTAGTAGCGTTTTACTACAAGGGGCGGACTTAAGAATATTAATGTCTAATACAAATGTATTGATACATTATGGTTCTTTTAGTATTAATGAAGAACATTCTAAAGCTGCTGCCAGTGGCATCCAATGGAACGAGAGAGAATGTGATAAGATGATTAATATGTTTACAGATAGGTGTATGAATAGTAGTATAGCCAAAGAAAAAAATTGGAAAAAAATGATGGCAAAAAAACATATAGTTTCTCAATTGGCGAATAAGTGTGATTGGATATTAACAGCAGAAGAAGCAGTACATTACGGTTTTGCAGATGGTATTTTGGGTACTAAAAAATTTCCAAATATAGATTACTTAAAAACATACATCAAAAGAAAATAGAAATATTATCTAGTTATGCACATAGAATATGCTTGTTATGATTATTCGTTATCAGACGAAGAAATTAAGAATATTATAACTAAAGTTATCAAATATAATATTGATACCATATCTACTTTTCATAACAACTTATATTTAATTAAAAATTTAATAGAAAAAAAAATTAATATATCTTGTCCTATAGATTATCCTTATGGCCAATCAGATATAAAGAGTAGAAATTTTTGTTTATCTCAAGCCATAAAAGCGGGGGCTTCCACCATAGATATGGTTGCTCCATCTAAATATATTGCTAATAGAAAATATGATAAATTAAGAGAGGATATAAAAAATAATTTAGAAATATGTCAAACGAATAGTGTAGATTTAAGATACCTATTAGAATATAGAGTGTTTAATCATGAAACACTAGCTAAAACTTGTCAAATTCTCAAATCTTTTGGCATTAATACCGTTATCCCTTCTACAGGACATTTAATTGATGATATAAATGATAATATTATTGCTTCTAAATATTTATCTTCTAAGTCAGATATTTCGGTAATTTGTAGTGGTAATATTTGGACAGAAAAACAAATAGAGAATTTTAAGAATTCTGGAGTCTATGGTATTAGACTATATTATTTAGCCTCTTTAGAATTATTTGAGAAAAATAAGACTATTTAATCTCTTTGGGGTATAAATGTGTGACCAACAACACTTTTATTCTACCAGGAGATTAAAATGATAGTTTATTCAATTCAACAAAATGGTAGTAATACCACAGCAACTTCGACTAGAAACAATCGTGGTTCGGCTGTTATGGGTGGTAACTCAAGTTCCACAGTACTAAGAAACAGACCATTCAATGCTCAACCTGTTGGGGTTTTTAATAGTAAGCCAGCATTAAGTGCTACAGTAGGTAATGCTAAATCATTAAGTAGTGGTGTTTTTGCTTATAATTCAAGTAAGCCTATCACTGTTTATGTTACAACCAGTCTAGCTACAGTAAGTAAAACTGCTCTTAGAACACCAGCAAGCGTTCCCGCTTTAACTAAGAGTATCAATAGCATAGAGGCCATAACCACTAATAAAACAGCTACTGCTTTTAGAGCTGGTTTTAATTTGTTTACTGGTCAATACTCAGGTTCAGTTACTACTCAAACAGATAGTTTTGGTAATGATAATGCTGCTAGACCAACCAGATCAGTTCCTGGTCAATTGGTTTATATGATTGGTAATAAAGTTCCAACAACAAGTAATTACAAACCTAAAACAGCCGGCTGATTACTAATTTTAATATCTAGTTTTAACGACATAATAAGCCAATGATACTTTGTGTGTCGTTGGCTTATTTTTTTAAAGAAAGATTTTACCTATGGGAGAAACTATTATTCATTTCTGGGAAAATATAGCAACAACAAGCATAGGGATAATAGTTACGATGCTGGGTTTTTGGGTAACTATAGGACGGAATATGGCAACAAAAGCAGAAGTTTTACATATGATAGAAACTTTATCTCCTTATTTACAAGATAGACAATTTATAATGGAAAGGCTTAATAATAATAAAGAAAATCAAATAGCTTTTGCTAATGCTTTACAAAGAAATACAGAAGTTATGAATGAATTAAAAATACAAATAGCTATGCTTGGAAAAACCTTGGAAACTTTGGAAAATAGGATAGAAAAAACTTAAAATTAGGACGGTGAAATGCCAACACCAACGCCAACGCCAACAATACCGGTGGAACCAATATCTGTATTACTAACTACTGGTACATCTTACGAAACACCATATGGTGCTACAAGTGTAAAAATATGGGCTATTGGCGGGGGAGGTGGTGGAGCAGGAGCTAGCGGTCCTCCACCGCAGTATGGTACTAGCGGAGGTGGTGGAGGTGCTGGAGGTCTTTGTTACGCATATGAAGAGCTATTTTCTCAAAAGACTATTGTATACAACATAGGACCAGGAGGGAGCGGTGGTCAAAACTATAATGATGGTTCAGATGGGATAGCTACTGAGCTATCAATAACTGGAGGTATTACTTTTTCTCCCATGACTGCTAATGGAGGAAAAGGAGGTAAAAAAGGAGGAGATCAACCATTAGGAGGAGAGGGAGGTACTGGTACTATTTCAGGAGCAGCAGTAAATATAGACACCAGACAAGGGGGTTCTGGAGGTACTACGTCAGGAGGAGATCAAGGAGGAGCTGGAGGAGGAGCGGTTGGTGGAGGAATCGCCTCCTTCGGAGGCAACCCAACCAGTATCAACTACGGTGCCGGAGCAAGAGGAGGTCATGGAGGAGTATTAACAAATCTTCAGGATATTTTTAGCGCTATAGATGCTTTGGCTGTGACTCCAAAAATACCTTTTATTAGAATAACAAATAATAATGGGGCACCAATTGTAGGTGGAGGTGGAGGTGCTGATGGTTATGGTGGGCCGGGCTATGCTGCTACTGGTTTCGGTTTTGGAGGAGGCGGTGGTAGTGACTACGGAGGCAATGGAGGCAATGGATTTTTAGGAGGAGGCGGAGGAGGAGGAGCAGGAGAAGAAAGCGGAGCAAACGGAGGAAATGGTGGTCAGGGTTGTGTTCTTTTGCAATTTTTCTTTACTCCCATTAGCACACCAACTTCAACACCCACATAAACTCCAACGCCAACCCCAACAGGTTCATTATAATGGATTAGTAAATGTGGATCTAATGGGAGTTATACTTATACTAGTAAACCTAATATGAATAATAAGCCTGTTTTATTTGTTACCTGGTTTGATTGTGCAAGATATTGTAACTGGTTACATAATGGCAAACCAAAAGGCCTCCAAAATCTTAGCACAACAGAAGATGGAGCATATCTGCTTAATGGTAAAATTATTGGAGATAGTGTTGCTAGAAAACCCGGCGCAGCATATTTTATTCCAACCCATAATGAGTGGTATAAAGCGGCTTATTATAAAGGAGGTAGCACAAATGCAGGATATTGGAAATATGCGACACAAACAGATACAATAGAACCAATTTCCTTTGTTTCATCTACTGGTGAAGGTCCTGTACCTTCAAACTTTAAATGTTCATAAGACCCTCAATTTATTAGATGGTGTATAATACCATATCCTGATATTCTCATTATTATAGGAGCATATTTATGTCTCGTCCTTTTACTGATATACAAAGAATAAATAGTAGTCAACCTATTAAAAATGGTTCAACTACCACTACTACATCATTTACCGGTAAATATAATACTTTAAATACTTATACAAAAAATACCCCTACTATTAATACTATTTCTAGTAAATATGGAGATAGATTCTATAATGGTATATTTGTTGAATTAGTGGGCGACTCTTCAGTTATTGGAGGTTGATCATGAGTATTAAAAGATTAAAAGATTTTCCATCAGCTAGTACTGGCGGCCTAAGTGATGATGATATTTTTCTTATGATGGATGATCCTTCTGGATCTGGTATTACACAAAAAGTTTCATTGTCAACATTATCAAGCGTATTAACAAATACATCTTTAGTAGCTGGATCAGGAATAGCTTTAACTTATAACAATAATAATAATTCGTTATCTATTAATGCTACTGGTACAGCAGTAGGCGGAAGTGGTTCAACAACTGTTGTAGATTTATCATATTCATCAACAATAAATACTAATGCTAGTACTGGAGATATATTTGATATAACTCTTACTGGAAATACCACACTAGCTAATCCTACTAATCCTGTTAATGGCAAAACATTGCGTTGGAGAATAACCCAAGATGGTACGGGAAATCGCACGGTAGCTCTTGGCAACAAATTCAACATTCCTAGCAGTGCCACGTCGCCCCTTCCGTTTAGTACAGCAGCAAACAAGATGGACGTTTTAGCGGCCACATATCATTCTGGTCGAGATAAATGGGATATTGTTGCTTTTGTTCCCGGTTATTAAAAGTTTAAGGAGATATATTTATTATGAATCTTACAAATCCTATCACTATCACACCACCGTCAATTACTAAAAAAGACGGAACAGTAAAAAACTTTGATCCTATAGTATTAAATGATCTAGATGTTACTATATTAGATAACTCAAAAAGAAAAGCGGTTATTGCACAAATTCATCCTTGTCGGCAACCACTAATTTTATGGCAAAATGAAAGTTATACTAATATTGGAGATTATACTCAAGCTCAAGCTGAAGCTAGAATTTTGGAACTATTAGGAGACAATCCATCAGTTGTTCTACAAAACTTATTTAGGAACTAATATAAATGGCTACATTATATTTTTTTAATACCGTTGCCGCTGCTGATACAGATTGGTATACTTTAGAAAACTGGTGGACAAATGTTGGATTAACCACACAGGCTTCAAGTTTACCTTCTAGTCCCGATAATGTTTTTTTATTAAGTATGCCTAGTAATACTGGTAGCGAACCAACTGTTAACAGTTTAACAATAGATGCTCCGTTAGTATTTTTAGTTTTTCCTGTTACGGTTACTACCACAGCAACATTTAATTATACTTCTGAAAATCGATCCACCATTACGGGCGACGCTATATTTAATACTAGTTCTGTTAATTCTGGTGGAACGGTTACGGGCGATGCAACATTTAATAATAATTCTTATGCAGATATTGCGTCCACTATAGGCGGAAATGCAACCCTAAATGATAATGGATTGATAATAGGAGCCACGGTCACTGGAAATGCTACATTTAATAATAGTGAAATGACCAATATACTAGCAGCAGCATATTCAAACATAGATGGAACCATAACCTTTAATAATCCTATAGTTTTTACTTTTTCTGGAGAAAGCAATAACTGGTACGGATCTTCGAATACATGGATTTTTAATGATACTCACGAATGGATATTTAATAGTGGAGCATCCAACCGTGGATATGTAAATGGAAATGCTACATTTAATAACAATTCATTTAATTTTGATCTATCCACCCGTTCTGCCACAGTAGATGGTGATGCTGTGTTTAATAATAGCGCAGCTAATATGGATATTGTCACAGGTAACGCTACATTTAATGATAGTGCTAAAAACAGCAATAGTGGATATTTAGGAACTGTTCAAGAAGACGCTATTTTTTCATCATCATCATTTACTGACATAGATTGGCATTCATCTATTTCAGGAGTCCTTACTTTTACTTCAGCAACCCCTGTTACTTTCACAGTGTCCAATGATGTTGATTGGAATTTGGATACTACAGGATGGGTATTTGATACGCCGGGACAAAGCTGGATTTTTAATGATACAGCACATAATACTAGTATTATTAATGGAGATGTTACTTTTAATAATACTTCATATAATAGTAATTATAATTCAAATACAAGTGTTGGTGCTTTAATTAATGGAAATGTTATCTTTAACACCGATTCGTATAATGTTGGTAAAATAATTGGAAGTGCTACTTTCTACAGTTTTTCAAGTAATGGAGTTAGATCCGAACTTAATGTGCCTAGCTATGGAGTTGATGGAATAGCAACTTTTAATGATTATTCTTGGAATTTTAATAATGCTGGAGATGGTAGCATTTTTAATGATCTCTCATATAACAATGGTACTGTTAATGGTGATGCAATTTTTAATGATAGTTCTAGTAATGGATTGTATCCTGATCCTTCTTTAATGTATGGCGGAATAGTTCAAGGTGATGCATATTTTAATAATAATTCATATAATTATTCATCGTCTATGGTGTTTGGAGTCTCATATTTTTCTCCATCAGCAGCAGAAGTTACAATAAGATATAACTCTGGTCCATTCGGACCAGAATCTTTTTTAATAAATAATCCAGAAATAGTTTATCAAAAGGGTATTAACGGATCTAGTATATTAGGTATTTTATAAAAAAGGAATAATTATAAATGATAAAACCAGGTTATCGCACCAGTGAATTTTGGTTCACTATGGTTAGTTTTATTTTTAGCGGATTATATCTTGTTGGATTATTAGAAGATAATAGCCAAAAAGAAAATTTAATTCAAGAGACCAGCAAAGGCTTAGAAGCAACTATATTAGTTATGGGACAGCTAATTGTATTATTCAAATATATTAATGGAAGAACTAGTCTTAAACAAACATGGTGGAGTACAGCTACGGAAAACGAGAGAAAAATAGCCAATAGAGCTAATGCAAGACAAAAAAAAAGAGTAAGCAGACCAGTTAAAACCAAAAATATTTAGCCTATTTCTGAAACGGTGTATTTAAAAAATAAGAGGAAATACCATGACCAGCTCTGTTCAAAATAAAATTCTTAGCATAGAACTATCTTCAACTCTAGAGTCTCTTATAGAAAGAGCTAAATCTTTGTTGTCTAATAATGCGTCCGTTGCTCTTTCAAAAGCATGGGGAATTCTACAATTAGCCACAGCAGAAACGATACAGGCTATTGAAGACAATAATCCTTCACTTAAAGGATCGAATAAGAAAGAAATTGCTATGAATATGATTAGTAATTTCTATGATAAAGTTTTTTTAATCGTAAATATTCCGTATGTCCCAGCTATGCTTCAGCCTATTATACAAAAGTATGCTAAGGCTCTATTAATGCTATTGGTTAGTTCCACCATAGATTCTATGGTAGAAATTTTTAGAAAGAGCGGAGTTTTTATTGATCCACAATCAACCATAGATCCTACAGCAGATAATATTCCTAAAGTTTCAGACAAATAAATAAAAGGAAAATAAAATGAATTTTACTGAAAGTTTTCAAGAGTTTAGTAGTCGTTTAACACCAACCGACCTTGCACTATATGCAGGGGTTGGTTTAGTATTATGGGTCCTATTTAAGGATAAACTAAGTCCTGTCCAGAAACTGTTAGTTGTATTGGGAGAGAAAATTAAAGGATTAGTATCCCCGTCTTCTTCTGTTACACTTCCAGTTGTAGATTTACCAAAAGTTAATCCTGTTGTGCTACCAAAAATTGTCAATGATAATAAAGACGACATATTTTTCAAACTGGTTGTTAGCTGGAAACAAACAAGAGATTTAGCAGAGCAAAGCGGTTGTGCCGAAGCTGTAAAAGTTGCTGACCAGATGTTCCCGTTTCTATCCCCCAATGTTTGTAAAAAAGAGACCAAAGCATGAATAAAAATATAATACTAGTATTAGCTGCATTATTAATCCTACTAGGTCTTTCTGCTAAATTTAATCTAGTTAATTTATCTCCTAATAATCCCAAAGTAGATGTTATGGAACTGGTTGAACCAACCGATCCTAATGTTAAAAAAGAAGCTGATGATGTTATTGCTTCATTGAAGTCTGCTGGTGGAGATAAAAAAGATTTTAAAAAGTTACGAGATTTATCATTAGACCTTGGTCGATTGGTACAATTAGATGGTGAAGATTTAGTAATTAAAAATACCGAAGAAATTCGTCAGGCTAATAGTCTAGCGGGAGTTATGTTAAAGCTTGATATCAAAGGCAAATATCCTAATTTAGCTAAAGAAGCTTTCGAAGTTATAGTAGCTAGTATTGGTGATGATAATATTCCATTAAGTCCAGAATTAAGAACTAAAGCTGTTGATGGTTTTAATAGCTTAGCATGGGCCTATAACGAAGCGAGTAAATAATGCCAAGACTAACTCCACAAGAATGGTATAATAAGTATCGTAATGGTTATTCTGGATGCCTGTGGGAGCAGCACCATTTTGATCATTTAATGGAAACTCTTAAATATCCATTATTTGGAGATGCTAGTAAAAAAATTAATAACTCTGGTAAAGGTAAATTATCAATACCATACAAGAGTGTTTTAAAATTTGAGAAAAATCCTTACAATGAAAGACAGGTAGTCGGAGATTGTGTAAGTCATGGAACACGAAATGCTTGTGATGTTAGTCGAGCAGTAGAAATAGATGTTCATAATGAAAGAGAAAGTTGGGTAGCCAAAGGAGCTACAGAAGCAATATACGGAGCTAGAGGGTTCAGTGGCGAAGGCATGAGTTGTAGTAGAGCTGCTGAATTTGTTAGTAAGATTGGCGGAATTATTGTGCGCAAAAATTATCCGGGCGTTGTTGACTTTAGTAAATATAATGGTCATCTTGGAGCAGGATGGGGAGGTCGAGGATTACCAGACAAAGTTTTAGATCTAGCTAATGATCATCAAATTAAAACAACAAGTCTTGTTAGAACAGTAGAAGAAGCAAGAGACGCTTTAGCCAATGGTTATGGTGTTAATGTGTGTTCTAATTATGGTTTTAGTAGCACTAGAGATAAAAAAGGTTTTGCTAAACAGTCTGGAAGCTGGGGTCATTCTATGGCATGGATAGCCTGCGACGATACGGGGGACGAACCAGCATTTTTAGTACAAAATAGTTGGGGTAAGTGGAACGATGGTGGTCATCCAGAATGGGGGCCTATTCCAGATGGTTCGTTTTTAATACACGCAGATGTTGCGGCCGGTATGTTATCTCAAAACGGCTCATATGCTTTTAGTAATTTTGACGGTTTTCCTGTTCAAAAATTACCAGATTATGGTTTTGAGAGCTATCTATAATGACTGCTTATATTCAAAAAGATAGTAATAATAATTATTTAGTTAAAAATAATAACGGAACAATATTTGTACGATATGTTGGGCAAGATGGTGTGGCTCCTACTCCTATAGTTCCTACGGCCACACCAGTACCTCCAACAGCTACTCCAGTACCTCCAACAGCTACGCCAGTACCTCCAACAGCTACGCCAGTACCTCCAACAGCTACGCCAGTACCTCCAACAGCTACGCCAGTACCTCCAACAGCTACGCCAGTACCTCCAACAGCTACGCCAGTACCTCCAACAGCTACGCCAGTACCTCCAACAGCTACGCCAGTACCTCCAACAGCTACGCCAGTACCTCCAACAGCTACGCCAGTACCTCCAACAGCTACGC